AGGATGTTCGCTAGAAAGTTTATCGGCAGGTGTTTCGATAAAGTCCATGTACGCTTCGATTCGCTCAGCGTCTTTTTCAGTGAAAATAATATCCTGTGGATTAGTTTGCACAACCAGCATGAAAGCGGCGAGTTCATTACCCGCGTTGATCTGTGAATGAGAGAAATGCAGATTGTTCCGCGCCTTTATCAGTCTTTGCTCTACTGCATTAAAACGTTGTTGCAGTTCAGACTTTTCATTTCCACCGAACACGTCCTGCATGGCCATCATGATGGTATCTCCTTCCCACATCGCTCCACTGTTTGGTTTGGCCGGGATACGGGTGGTCATTAACTGCATGGGTAAACATCCGCCCATCATACCCAGTGGATGATTTCCATTCGGATGACCTACACATCCAGTCCAATAACCGTTTTGGGTTTGTTGACTTAATGCGATAAAGCCCACGTACAGCGGTTCGCCCAATGCGCCGAGGTCGGTAATACGACCGGTGCATAACTTGAATTTGCTTTGGAAGTCTTGTAAAACTTCCTTGAGTTTCTCCTCATCCCTTACATGATAGAGGTTGTCTGTGCCGACGTGCAAGATGCCGTAACGCTCACCCACCTTGTAAACCGCATAGGCGGCGTGGTTTGTTGCCGATAACAAAGTGGTCACCCCTGTATGAATTAGGGTAGCAACGACCCTTGATAACGCTGGGAGTCTATCGCTTGACCAGGTGCCGGCTTCGATCATTTTAGCGGCGATCTCCTGGTTGGGTGCAGTTACTAACCCAAAGTTGTCCACTAAGAATACTGGACCATAACCTGGCAGATTAACATGGCGCATAACGAGGTTGTTTACGTTCAGTGGAGGGAAGTTCATGGTACTGTCCTTTTGATCAAATGTTAACGATGGTTAGTAACCGCATACAACGGCTGTGCCGCTGCATGGTTAGATTAGTGAGCCAGCTGAATTCTTGTTTAAAGGTGAGGTGTTGAATCAACGCTTCGTTGGAATACTTAAAGCTGATGTTCTTGCCGACCTTGCCTGTTTCATACTGACCGATATAGGGGTTCGCCTTTTCGTGGGCGTATAACTCCAATAAATCGTTTATGTTCTCTAAGTAAAGCTGCCTCTCCTCTGCTCCCCAAACGTGCTGGGGCTTTACATCCGTTAAAAGCACAAACGGTTTATGAGTAAAGGGGTGGACAAAACTTAATGTACGCACCCCCAGGTATTCATTAAAGTGTTCCCCTACGTTTAAATAGGGGGTGTTCTTTCCAGTACCGCGTTTATTACTATCCATTCTTACTCTTTATAGTTGTTATGCCAGAATACGTACTAAGTTTGAGATGATGGTGATGACCACTGCAACAGCTAACACGGTCAACAGCCCACCACACATGCTACGACGATTCATTACTGGCTGGTACCACGGTTCCTGCTGTTCCAACGCCTCGCAGTCCGCTACGGTAATAACCTTATCCAACTGCATGATCTCCACCACCTTGTTTTTGGTTTCCTCTAACCACACGGTAAAGCGGCGGTATTCTATCTTAACGACTTCTACATCCATGACGCGGTTCAAAAAGCCATCGGCTGTTTTCAACATGGCTTTACAGTCCATCAAGATCCCGTGTAATTTCGCCATGGTCTTTAAACCAATGTCTTCAACGTTACGGATATGATTAACGTTATTCACCACTTCCTTGACATCCCGCTTGATTACGAATACCAAGTCTTCAGCGGTGTTAATGACCTCTTGCATGAAACATCTCCTCCTATCCTTGTTAAATTGATTACACGCCCTACTCTTAATAAGCAATAGAGTTTTGTTTTATTACGGTTACTACACCTTAGTAATATAGATCTATAATCTTTTTCAAGTTAACCTCTCCCTAACCCCTTTTACGGAGTTAGAGTAGGTAGTAGTGTTCTTGTCTCTCTTACTATGATTCACCTTACTATTACCTAGTGTAATTAGTAATAATAGTAATATATAGTAAGTAAGGTGAATAGCCCCCTTCCTGGGGTTTCCCCCAAAGGAATCCATAAGATTACATAACGCAATTAAAAATTAATAAATATGATAACCTACCCTCCCGTAAAGGAGGGTAGGATCACGTGTTAGGAAGGATTGATAGTCGCTAATACTTCAGCACTTAATGGTTCGATATCGATGACTTCACCCTCACCTTCGTAGTTGTACTTCACTACCCAACCCACGCTGTTATCAGGCACATCCAACGTTTCCTGATAGAGCATGATGTGGTTAGCGATATCCATTGCATCTGCATGGGACATCTCTTCTTCGCTGGTTACATCAACTAACCAAGCCAGCTTGGCCTTAATCAACAGGATAGTACCTTCCTGCCAGATCTCTAACAACTTCTTAGACATAACTTCTACTCCGCTTTTCTGTTGTAAAGTTTATCTATTTAGGTTTAATAACCCACGATGGATGCATCAGAGGTTTTACTCCTAATACCTTACCCTGACCAGGACCAGAGTACGCATAGACGACACCTACCCCGTGCTCGTTATTGGGTAACGGCGCGCTAGAGACATACTCGACGATTTCAGTTACGATACCCATAACGTCCGACAGAGATAACACAGTCACCGTGTCGACCTCTACTAGGATAGGTAAAGACATGTGAATCAGAATCGTGCTATTACCATTCCACTTGATTTCTAACGACTCACCCATCACTCCCCCTTACGGTTGTACAGTGCATCTTCAAATGACTTGATGGTTTTAGCATCAGCCGCTTCTTGAAATACGATTTCACCCTTGCCTTCACCTACATGCTTGAAACAAACAGATAACTCACGAACCTCACCGGTGGTGATCTTGTTATCCATGCCTTCTCCGTAAAGAGGGAAAAGATCCTGATAGCAATAACCGGCAATCATCGCCGCTAAGCTGTCGTATAATTTGGTCCCCCCCACATCGATGTAAAGAGTAAGACCAGAGAACTCAGCCACGATAACATTACGACGGCTTCTGATCGTAGTGGTAGCGGGTTTGATTCTTTGCTCTTCAGCGTTTAACACCTTACGCATAAAGGCGTTGTTCTTTTCCAACCGTTGCAGTTCACTATTGCGATAGGAATAACGCTCATCGGTTAAACGGTTACGACGATCGTAATCTTCTTTGACCCGATTAAAAGTTTCTTGTAACTGCATCAGCTTAGAAATATCCATGACCGAGGTAGCCGAAGCCCTCACCGCATCGTGAGTTCGAGTCAACAGATCCAGATGCTCCGCAATTGCCCCCATGTACTCCTGCTGATGCGCACCAAGACGTTTTGTCAGAACACAAGTTGAAGCCTTGACTTGCTGCAACAACTCATAGTTTCTGTTGTGTCCAAACAAACCGCCGGACTGGAGGTATTCATTCAGCTTTGCGGTAACTTCAACGACCTCTTGTTGTTCATGAAGACCCCAATTTAACGCGTTGTAAAGACCTACTATCGTTTCCCCGAGCAAACTAGCTTGGTCTTTACCCATTGACCGGTAGACAGTTTCCAGGTAAATCTTAAATTCTTGTTCAGATACAGTGTTCATTACCATTCTCCCGCGTAGAATTTGTTCAGATCAATGGCTTCATTGATCATGGATTGTTTAAAGAAAGTTTTGCCTTCACCTTCTTCTACCGCTGTGATCTTATCACGCACCGCATCCAGCTCACCACGCAAGCGGGTGAGCGCTGGCCAGTCGTTTGCCCTGACATCCAGTGAATGCCTTAGCTTGGCGCTTAGCGTGCGCTCCTGGGCCTTCAGTGCGTTCAGGTAATTACAACGCTGAATCCACAAACCCTGACGCAGTTCTCTGGAACGGTCGATCAAAACACTGCGCTCGTAGCCGTTATACGGATTACTTCCCTGCTGCTGCATGATCTTCATGCTTTTTACCAACCCGTCCAATTCAGGCAGGTTGGTCATTTCCTGTTTAACCGCAGCACGGATCGCGCAGTAAGCTTCTTTTACAACGGCTGTCAGATTACCGTGCAAGCGATCTACATATTGTTCGCCATGCTGAACCCAGGTAAGAATGTCATTCAGTTTTCGGATATTACTCATTTTCCAAATTCCTCTCATTAAAACAAAGATACAGGCACCACAGAGGTTTCCCCCTGTAGTGTCAGATTATTTTTTAACTAAACTTTATTTAAACATTTCCTGTCGAGCAAGAAACTTCTTGTAGAGCTGCCCGTGCGCAGCACGATACCGATCTTTATAACCACGCAGTATCATGTCCAATCGCCGTGCTTTTACAATTTCTGATCGCAGAGTGCGCAGAATCTCTTTTGATCTGGTTCGACTTACCAGCAATACCAACTCATTGCGGCTCATCTTTTTAAGGTGTTTGATTAGCACCCGTTGGTTGTCAACCCGTATCTTCAGCGCAATAATAGTTTGCTTGAGATCTTCACAAAGTGCATCGTGAGGGATCTTTGGTTTACGGCGCTTAAACATGGTACTCATTCTACTTCTCCCGAATAGAACTAAAGAATGAAATTGTAAATCACGTTTAACCCATTAACGATCACCGCGCACACAGAAGCTTTGATCAAATATTTCTTGACCTGCTTAACAGAGAGATTTAACTGCTCGTCTCGGTGACCCGCTAACTCTGCCCGACGTTTTACTTGTTGATAAGACGCGGCGGTATGACCCAGGAGAAAAGCGGTGACTGCTGCAAGTATTAAAAGGATAGCGTGCATCTGATTTCCTTATGCTGTTGCAATACGGCGTGCGTGGAAGCGATTTGCTTCGTTGGCATAATCAGAGGTAATAGAAAAGTTGTGTTCCACTTTTTCTTTACCCGGTTTATTGGCGTGAACGGCACGAATCACCGCTTCATCCACCAAGCACTTGATAGTGTCATCAGACAAGCCTGTGGAAAACTCTTTGTAGGGCAGGCGGAAGTTATAGGTCGAATTACCTTTAACCACGCGAACAGAAATGCGATTATCGCGAATCACGGTAATAGCTTTACGGATGTTTTCATCCTGCTGATAAACAGCAATCAGCGCATAAACAAAGCCACCCACAAGGAGTGCCATCACTGCAACCAATAAATAGATAAACATAGGGAGTTCCTTTAGGGTGGTGACCACCCCATTTATTGTTATTCAGAACGGATCAGAGAGTCTGACATCACACGTGGTTTATAAGGCCAATCGCGACAGTTGTAAATGTACACGGTGGCAGCGTTTTTCTTTTCAATAAATTGTCCGCTGTAAATGCAGGAGTGCTCAACAAGATAATTGTCATTGACCACATTCCGAGCATCGCAACCTACTACTAATAACGCCCCTAACAAAAGCAGTAACTTTTTCATAATTATTCCTCCGGGATATTCAGTTCATCCAACAACCCATTAATATCCCACAAGATCTTTTTATTAGCGCCGTATGCTGCCAGGAACTCATCGACGCTGGTAATGTAACCGGCTTCCACCACATCAGTAGAAACTCTGATAGGTGAATTAAAACTTGTTGCCACGAAGTCTGATGGCAAAATGGTATAGCCGAATATATGATTGTCGGTAAAGAAACACACTTCTTGCCCGTCATAATCCCGTTGAACCATTACCACCACCAGACCTTGCTTAATGCGTTCATTAATTTCTGAACGTGTTAAGATCTTCCCTTTCAATACTGGGCGGGTAGGATGCAATAAACGGTGTTTAAATGCTTCGCGAAGATCGGTAGAGATCACTCCATAAGAAGCAAAGTTAAACTGCTCGTTGTATTGCGGTTTGCCCAGGTTATAAACCGTGGGCTTGAAGCTGTCATGCGTTTGTTCCGCAGCGAAACGATTACAGTTGGTAGCATCTGCAAAGAACACCGTTTTGAGTTCACCTGCTCCATCACGTTCAGGAAGGGCAAACCAAAAGGTTAACGCGAAACGACTTTCTGACATCCGGTGAACGGTGCCGTTGTAATCCTCCAGTACATCCAGAATGCTCATATTTATCTCCGGTTTCTTGTCCGCTTAGAAAAGTTCGCGTAGTTGTTGAAATGTTTCTGCACGATACGCCAGCCATCATCTAACTCTTTGATAGAAGAGTTACGACTTAACATATCACCGACATCATCCATTGCGTAAAGTGCGGTACGGATTTCAGCTTTAGTATGCTGCTTAACATTGGGCCTATTAAGCAATATGCGATACAGTGTTTTTGTAGCTTGCAAAAACTCAAGCACATCTAAATAGCGTTTTTCTTGTGAACTCATTTCATCCACAGTACGAGGAGTATCGATAACGACATCGAATCCCTCACGACGATTAACAGGTTTCATAGTTCTCTCCTAAGGAAATGGTTTAAATACTTTTATACTACCCAGATGATATAGGTTTCAGATTAATTCTATTATAAATGCTATGACAGTCATCACAGAGGATAAATAGCATGAGCTGCGTCGATCATGCCATCAACATGGTTCAGAACTCTGACATCGACCAGTATCTCCTGGAGCTTGCCTTTACGAATCCCAACGGCAACTTCATGGGTAACTGGTACGATCACATTGATCAGACCACGGTTGAACAAGGCATACGTGAAAAAGTTATCCATGCGTCGGTGCTTCCGTCGTGCAAAATCAATGGCGGTAAAACCGAATACATTGACTTGTACGGCAGTCGTGTTCGCGACATGGGTAATGGTTGTGTAGAAGTAAAGTGCCCGATGCACATCACGGGCGGTCGTCATATCGTTAACGTGACGGAAGTGTACCTGGGTTCCATGAACTCAGTTACGGGTGTGCTGGGTTTGAACTCCTCGGCATCAAGCTGTGGACAGGGTGTAATGAACGAAATGCTGAGCGGTGTACTCGACAGTCTTCAGAGTAGCCGCGCCATGCCAACCTCGTTCACCACCATCCACATGAACGGCCACAACTCGTTTGTGATTGAGGGGATGACCAATCCACTGTTCTCCATGGTAGGTAAGATGATCTTGGAATACGACGATAACCTGTCTGTGATCGATCCGCGCTCTTGGGATCTGTTCGGTGACCTGTGTATCCTCGCCACCAAGAACTACATCTTCCGTACTTGTAAGCGTCCTGCTGAAGAAGCGGTGCGTCGCAGTGGTGTTAGCCTGGATAACATTCGCGACGACATCTCTGAATACCGTGATGCATGGAAAGAGTATCGCGAGTTGTTTAAAACCAGTTGGACACAAGCCATGGGTTACTCTGATGTGCGGCGTGTCGCCAACGCTATCGCGGCCATTGTGCCAAGAAGGATGTAACGTGGATCAACATTTCGAACTCACTAACCAGGGTATTGCTGATTCACTGGCCGGGGTTGAAAGCTACGCCTTTCGTTATTACCAGGGACAACTGTACGCCAACGACGTCATCGGTTTCAACGACGTCAATGGTAGCGAAGGGATTGTCCAAACGGTTATTGACAAAATCAAACAGTTCTGTGCGTGGATTGTTAGGAAGTTTAAAGGATTGTTCCAAAGCAAGCCGCTTATCTTCGCCGTTAAGACTGGTTCTATTTTGACTATCTTTAATAAAGTCAAATATCACAGTGAACTGGACAACTACGATTTCCATGGCGACTCATGGAAAGAGTTCTTGGGTAAAATGCGGGAGAAATTCGACCGTGTTAAACTCAGGCTGATGGTGGCAGTGGAGCAGCACAAGAACTTCGTTAAAGAAATCCAGGAGTTAGGGAAAAATCCTGAGGTGAATTTCGCTTGTTTGGAAAACGTTAGCGAAACCGTCTTCCCTAACCACGTCCATAACTACATTGCTGAGATGGACACGGTGTTTGGTCGCCTGGAGAAACTGGATTCGGCGAAGCAGCTTTCAGAGGCTTGTCCTGGCATTCTTTACACTAACCTAAAAGAATGCTTCAAGATGAGCGACTCGATGGTGACGTTCCGTTACTATCACGATTTGCTGTGGAAGTCGAATAAGCTGAACGAAGTCATTGATAAAGTGATCGCTCCGATCTCTGATACCAAGCTGCAAAATACCGTAGCCGGTACGTTGACTCGTCTCGCTAACATGAACCTTCAGTTCCGTGAAGGTGATCGTGAAGTGGTTTACAGTATCGCCAGCGCGATCCACAAAGAGAAGTTCTGGAGCAAACCCAAGTAGCTATCTGATTAGGGGGTCCGCCTCCTAATCAGTTTTATGTTACTAACTTTATCTGAGGCGAACATGCCAAACACAACTAAGAGTACTGTTGATCGTTTAATCGACGGACTGGAAGATTACTGCTTGGATCGTGAAAGCTTCGATGCACGTTATATCTGCGGTCAGCTTTTTCTTCACGGTCAAGCTTCTGCCTATGACATCGGAATGCCCGGTCGTTACCATGGAGAAGAGGCAACACGCAAAACTTATATCTTCAACTGGTTCAGCAGCCTGTGGGCAAAGAGCATAAACCGCTATCATGAACTGGTTGGATCATACCTGATCTACGACTCTTTCCTTGATGCCAACGTCATAAAACTCGCAGCATTAACTCGACCTGTCAATGTCAGGGAGTATGTGAGTTGTTTAACCCGGTTAGTGGAGAGTCAGACCTTTGTCTCGTTGCGTGTTGAACGCTACCGCAACAATGCTAAACGCCTGTACGCATTGCTGGTTGATAACGAAGACGTCGGGTACAAAACGGCTTCATCGGTGTTACTCAATACGGCAAACGATTTGTCCGAGGCAATAGAGCGACTCAAGAAAGACTATACAGGAGAAGCGTTGTATCCTTCCGCCACATTAACTTTCTTCAGCGTAAGTGATCAGTTGAACAACATGTTACACGCTTACACAGAGCTGCTGTGTCTGCCAACTGCACGTAATCACGATCAGCTTTGGCTCTATGGTGAACCGACCTCTAAGCTGACAGAGGCTTTTCCACAAACCAGCTTAAAGGAGTTTGCAGCGAGTCATGCACACGAAGTTATGGTGCTGACCCTGAACAATCTCCAACTCATGACCGAAGTGATCTTGTACGTTAATAATGCCGCACAAGAGATCAACAAAACAATCGACAACCTCACGAGTGTAAATAAATGAAACAGTTTGATGCACAACACTTTATGTTTGAAGAGAAGTTAGACGGACTTGAAAACTTCTTACAAATGTTTGGAGGACTTGAGGCGTATAACGTCGCAGGTTCAGGTAAGATCTTTGATATCTACTTCAAGCAGGATGTAGAAGAGTATGACCAGGCATGGGCCACACGCCTACGTCGTTACGTGTATTCCTTTACCACACGTCGTCAAGGGATGACTGATTACACTGAGTTCTTTGGTTCACCCTACCTCGGCTTGCAGAAGATCGTCTTTACCACAGCTGACCGTAACCAGTGGTTCACCGAGATCTATGATGCGGATGAAGACCAGATCTATGAAGCACTGATCGCCACCGGTATCGTTAAGAAAGAGTGGAACGTCGTATCTGATCCCTGGAACATGTCTATTCCATATCTGCTCTGCCAGGCGTATAACTCCAAGAAGCTGGATCAAAAGACCAAGCACCAAGCCATGGTGGACATCATCTGCATGTACCACTACAAGTGTCTAACCAGTATTCTGGCCAACGACTACCCTTTTCTGGCTCGTCGTGAAGTCGCCATTGAAACCTATAACCGTTTGTCACTGAAGTATGACATCAAACGTTACGGTAGCTGGCGTGCACTGATCGAAGCCCGTGCAGAGTTCATTCTGGACCCCCGCACTGGTATTCACCACGAAGCCCTGACCACCATGAAGAACGACGCCAAGGTTGTTTACATGGTGGGTGATATCCAGGACCGCTTGCGTGGCGTGATCAATGACATCAACAAGGTGTTCCATGACGTCAAGAACAAAACCGATATCTTGAGTATCGAAGGCAATACCGTGAAGTTAGAAGACGGTGTTACTATCAAGAACGTCGGCAAGGAAGTCCCTCAGTATAAAAGTTATATTGAGAGTGTATTGGTTTCCGAACAAGCTTTCTACAAAGAAGAGCTGATTCGTTATGCCTGCAAAATCGCTGAATTCGGTGGTACTGATAAGCTGGCTTACGTTGTGCGAGCCTTCCCAGGCATCTATAACAACAAGAAAGGTGCGGAACATGCACACAAGTTCGTTGATGAATTAACCGTACACCTCTTTGAATACCTGCGTGTTAACAATATTCTGAAGACTCATGTTGTTGACGTAGCGCGTAAGATGAAAGGTGCATACAACTCGCCTCGCTCCGTTAATGAAACCGTGTTGTTCTTGAGACAGTTCGGTGATGAGCTGGTTACCAGTCAAACAGGTATCCGCACACCGAGCACTATAATTTCACTGAGAACTGCATTTCTTGTTTATATGTGCTTACGAATTATAACAAGAGATAATTATCAATAAGGCGGGTTTATGACTGACGATGTTAAAACAACGGAGTATAACTTGATTGAGATACTCACGAAAAAACTGCCAGACCTCCCAGTACCCAGCATCGAAACTGTTCGTGATGTAATCGTTGAACAAATCGGTGAGCTGGTTGAGTATCACATGGATACCCAACGTAAGCTGAAAGAGCCTAAAGACACTGCCGCGTTATTCAACGGCATGTTAACCGGCAACATCGCTGAAATACAGAACTTTACCAAAGAAGGTGCAGGGCGCCGTGTCTACACCAAACCGGTAGAAGGTCTGGATCGTACACACTATCAACCTTATGTTCGTAACAAAGACGGGCGTGAGGAAGAATGGAACATCACCATGGACAACCTAAACAAAGGTCAGTGGGCTGAAGTTCCTGGTGAAGACGATCGCGTTAGTTTTGGCGTTGCGCTGGATATGCTCTTCAAAGGTGAAGCTGATTATATCCGTTGCGAAGACTGGGTTGATCATCGTCAGTGCCTGCGACGCGCCGTCGTTATTCATGAGGACGGTAACTACTTTGCTCTACGTAACGTGGTTACCGGTGCTCTCTTTGTTCCCTGTGGTTCCAGTATGTCGTCTAACAACTGGATCATGTTCAAACTTTCTAAGGCGGCTAAATAATGGCTACTAAACGCATTCCTAAAAACCGTGTTAAACGTGCTGGTCGTAAAGGGCAGATTCTGAATCAATTCTTCAGAACTCTGGTTAAGAATCAATCTCCTGTTCAGTTGGAGACAGATCATGCCGACCAAGTACAACACACGTCGTAACTACCAGCCTACTCCTGTTGAAAAACTCGGTAACGCGTGGGGCAAACTCCTGGCAAGGAGTCGCAAATGTACGTCGTAGCCGAAGGTATGGATCTCGCAGGCAAATCCCTGTTTATTAAAAGTCTGGTAAAGCTGTATGCGAAAACCGGCAAAGAGATCCTTACCGTATCTGAACCGTTTATGGGGCATCCATCTGGTCAAAAGATCCGTGACTTCCTGTCAGCGAAATCCACTAACAGCTGTGAGCTGTATCGTCTTTACAAAGAGAACCGTGATTATCTTTGGAACGCGATTATTCGCCCTGCGTTAGAGTCTGGCAAGATCGTCATCAGTGATCGTAACTTTATTAGTTCCATGGTCTACCAGGAAACCATGGGTATGGTGCCGGTGCTGAATCACAACAACCACAACCATCCGGACGTGGTGTACCTGTTGCAGATTTCGCATCCGACTTACATCGGACGTCTAAAGAAGAAAAAGAACCTCGAGGTTATTGAGAAAGAATTCCAAAACCCAGAGAAGTTCGAGCACCACCAACGACGTTATCGCGAGGCTTGTTCACTGTTACAGCGACTAAGCCCAAAAACCCTTGTGATCCCGGTAGGTGAGCCATTATGACTGCACACACAGAACTTTCTAAAGCGAATTTTGATCTACCTATTTACTCTGCCATGGCGGTTAACCATCTGAAAGCCTGGTTCAGTCTTCAGGTTATCTCGGCGTTTAATCAGCATATGTTTAACCTGCCGGTTCAACGTTGGGTTAAAGACCACGAAATCTCTATGAACGACATGATCTTTAAAAGCGAAGTGTCGATCGGGATCAATGGCGACGGCAATGCACTGAAGTATACTCTGACTTCCAAGGGGTTAAACTTCAAAAAGCTGGAGAGCATGGGGTTAAGCCTGACCAGCTTGATTGAAGGATTTACGAATTCCCTGCTGGTTGAACAACATGTCGATCGCGGATTGATTGTGGGGATGTTCGCTAGTATTAACGAGAACGTCATTATTATTTCTGTGCCGCTAGCTAAACCTCTGAAAGCGCTGGTCCATTAATCCAAATAAACTAACTACTACTCCCGCAAGGGAGTAGTAGTTATTATTTATGTTTGCTTATTGTGGGGCTTTAACCAAATATTTACAGGTCATGATATCCAGTTTGATATCGCTAAGAGTGTCACTGAGTTCGAACATACTGAAGATATCAAAGTCCAAACGACAGTAACGCACTAACGCCTTACACAACGCCTCACGTTCATGTTGGTCAGTCACTGTTTTAAGATGACCTTCAAAAAAGCTATAAAGCTTTTCTTTAGATACATTCTTATTGCGGATATTTTCTGGAGTAATATTTAATCCATTAATTGCCGCACTTAAGTGATTACACACATTTGTGATTTGTGTGCCCGCCAGGTTATTAACATCTTGAACAGTAATACTGGCAAGGTTAGCCGGCGGAGTTTCCCATTTCTTAAAATCAGCTGCAACAGTATTAAACTTTGCAGCAAATTCAGAAGGGGTCATTTTGGAGAAGCCAGAGAACACAGACTCGTGGTTACTCCCCAGGCTGTCGCGCATCCCATAAACGGTTTCATAGTTCTTCTTCAAACTTTCCAGTTCAGCAGCAAAATTCTTCGCAAGCTTCTGCAAATGTTGATAAAGATATTTAAGGTTATGTGGAACCATAACCAACGTTACCGTGCGGGGTTCTTCTTTTGCTTCCGACCCTGAAGATGGCACCACCGCCATGGTGACCTTATCCTTGGTCTTTTGTTCTTCAGTAGGTTCGTGCGCTTTAGGGGCGGGAACATCAGCCTTGATCTCAGAAGCCTTGACCGGTGTCACTTTGGCCTTGGTTACGTCAACCTTCATACCGCTCTTCATGCCTGTTTCCTTCGTCGCCACACCTGTGTCTTTCTTACCAGTGAAGAGACTAACTAACCAGGCGCAGAACTGCTTGATCTTTTCCCAGATAGCGCCCACCAAACCTTCATTGCCGGCCAGGTGATTTAAACCAACAATGTCGTTGGCGTACAACTGCCCCTGCATATAACGAAAGGCGTAGCTCTCATTACCGTCGACGAGATCGTCGATGCCCTGATTAATCAATTCATTATGTTCCATTGTTCCCTCGGTGTTATGCCGCTTGGCGGTGTTTCATAATGCGTTGGTTGCGCTCAACCTTCGCCTGTTCAATAGTGGTATCGATGGTGTGAATGCGCTTCGCCTCTTTTGGTAACAGTTTGGTGAGCTTGTTGATCTCGAATTCCAAACGCATCGCCAAGATATTGTCATTGGTTTTGATGTACTCCTCGGTAAGTTTGATAATGCGCTTACGGACTTGGTCAATCATATCCAAGACTTTCGGGTCATCAAACACACTCTTCTCACCGCCCGCCAACAGGTTCTTAGTGCGCGTCAACGCCATATGTGGGCTGATGTCGTAATAAGTTTTACTGTTACCTACCTTGATAAACCAGTAACTCAACAACCACGCAATTACCAAGTCATCGTGACCTTCCAGTTCATGGTCGATACGATCGTTCTTGATCTTCAGTGCGATGATCTCGTCAATCAGTTTATCGTAGTGCAGACCTGCACCGGTAGCCGCTACCGCTTCTTGAATAAAGTCATACAGCTCTTTACGCGTCGACGCAGTTGTGTTAAAGCCAAAGAATTCCTTGAAGCGCAGGTAGAACTCTTTGGTGCGACCGCCAGCACGTGTCCGTTTAACTTCTTCGAACTGTGAGGCATACTTAACGGGATCGTTATAGATGCGGTTAAACATCTTCTTAAACGGATCCATTCCCTTGGCTTGCAGGGTGATCAGCAGTTTGTCAATGAAGTGGTGCGCGTAGTTACGTTCGATAATCAGCATGCTGTTATGAATCGATTCCAGCAGGTCCACTACAATGTCCGCCACGTCATCCAGGAACGCCAGAGGATACCGCCCCACCCCAATGGTGTCACCGGTCACCATACTGCGTAACACCACCGTACAGGCATCCTTGTTGATAGCCGACGAGGTATCACACCCGATGATGATGTGGTCATTGTGGTCCGGACTGCACATCTTGATAAGTTCTTCTTTGGTTACGAAGAAGTCAACATACAGGTTACTTTCCCGGTACTCCTTGCTCCACACCGCATCGCGCTTGTTGTCACTCAACTTCTCACGCGTGACGTCATCAAACAACCGGTCCTCACCGTCTTCCACCCACATCAACAGTAAGTCGATCTTGGCCTTGGACAGCGTCAGTTTCAGCTGGTCGATGGTGCGGGTTACCCAGTCCTTGCTCTTACCTAACTTCAGGTAGTTGTAAATCATGGCCACCGATGGAGAGGTAGTCTTGACTGGACTGCGCTTAATCAACTTGTGCACCAGATGACTTTCACTGTAGCAGTCGAAGAACTTCTCGCGCCACTCAGTGGAGTTCATGATGTTGCGGTACATGTACGCACCAGACGGATGCTTGATGGTGTTTGGCGTAGTAATGTAGTTGATGGCGTAAGGCAAACCTTTCTCACGCATGTTATCCATTTCAGTCAGGGCAGATGGTGTACATCCGTTGACAATGGATTCGATGTAGTTAATGTAACCGGGTTCATCGAAGTTGGTTGTTCCCACCGTAAGACCACGGCCCAAGTCACCTGCGGCGGCTTCAGACTGTTGCGGAACCGAGATGGTTAAGACGTTGGCTTGACCCTCACCAAAACTACGGTAGGTCAGGTAGTTACCACTGTCCTTATCCTTGTAGGTCGGGTTAACCAAGTAACTCGGCATCTGCGTACGAATGTTCTTGATCGCCTCAATGAACTGCGCACGGTTATCTGACTTCAGCGTCACCAGGTGTGTTTTGTAGCTACGACCCATGATGTACGTTAACCAGAAGTCAATGACCTGCACCGACACCGTGTTGTGGGTAACGATAAAGTCATCGGTGATATAGGTGGAATCATCGTTGTTGACTTCGATACACACACAAGGGCGATCACCCGCAAACGACACCTTCTTGACGAACAGCTTGTTGCTGTAACCTGGGACCAGTTCTTTACGGAAACGGAAATACGGCACCTCATCAGGCAACGTGATAATCAGCTTCTCGATCTTGCGTTCGTAACGAGCAGTACCGCCCAGGCCCCGCACCAGATACTGGATTTGACGCATGCCGATGGTGTCTTTGGATTTAATCAGAATACCGTCAGTTCCGATTTCACCCAAAGCATCCAGCACGCCGTGCAGTAACTCTTTACGACTCTGCAGATCGCTGTCCAACAGGTTAACCGGTAAACCGATGTCATTGTTGATTTCAAAGTTGGTTCCGTCAGCCCGTACAATGCTTAACTGACCGTCACTGCAAAGCACCTTGAACTTATCCAGCACATCCCGGTCCAGAAGCGCCTGTAACTCATCCTGGTAGCTCGTGTCCACATTCGGTAAAGGAATGCTTGGTACAGAACCTTCAGCGTTGAGAAACGCTCCCATGAGGTATCCCAGTCGGTCACGGTTTTTACGACTGTTCTCGAGATTTTCAATCAGCGGGATTTGGATAGGATCCTTGGCATAATTCGGGTTGCGCAACATTTCCAGGAAGAAAGCCGTGGTGGTTTCACTCCAGCTGTTTTCTCCGCAGTCCGCGTTGGTGCGGTAACGCCACATGTGGTCCGTGGCTGCACGGGTTTTACGACCATCACTCATCTCGACTTCATAAGTGCGCATGTAGCCCTGAGGCCATACGCCATTGACCAGAGACTCCTGACCATTGGGGTCGATAATGGTGTCACCAGTTTTAATGTCTCCCATCTCTTTCCATACCGGGTCAGAGGGGAGGGTTTGTTTAACACGAATCTTGCTCTTAACGTCTTGGGCCTTGCCCTGCTGACGTGGCATGATGTTGTACGTGGTAATGTGGTTGAGGTACGCCCAAATAAAGGAGACATTACCACGGTTGGCTTTAAAGGGTTGTTCTGCTTTTAACCACAGTACTTCACGCAGGCAGTACCAGAAGTTCTCTTTGCACTCGTTGTGAATCCAGACCTTCTGTTCGTTACTCAGGTTGGCTTCATCACGTGGGTTAACCCCGATCAGGGCAGGGTTGTTAATTTGCAGGATAAAGTAGTAGTTCTTAATACCCTGTTGACGAAACAGTTCTGCCGTACGACGGAAGCTTTCATTCTTAGTAGTAATGTCAGGCTTGGCATTGTAGTGGTAGAAGTCTTTTAAAAAGCGAACGGTTTTGATGCCGTGCAAGCTGTCTTCGCGGAAATGCTGGAGCAACACTTCTTCATCGCTCTTTTTTTCCGTGTCAATTTCTTTGCGGATATCGTCCACAAAGTACTTGGGGAGTGTTTCGATCCCCAGATATGCCTGCAAATCCGCAGCAATATCTTTCTCTTTCAAATCAGTAGCAAACATGTCTCAGTCCATAAAAGAATAAGGTTACGGCGTACGCCGTAACCTTAGAGTTTAAGAAGCGAGATCCACAGTAACACCCGTCATAGCCAACTGCTTTTCAGTGCCGTTGGCATCCTTCTGTGCCCAGCACAGCAACAGAGTCTGACCTTTGGCCTGTGCAGCACCAATGGTGAGATCTTTGTTCCAGTCCGTGAGCGACAGCGGGAAGCGCTTACCGTCCTGCAACATCACGTACACGATGTTCGGGGTAGGTGCCTTCTCTTCATTGAACACATCGTAGCTTGGTTGTACAGACCAGTACAGCGCCTGCAGCCAATCTTCGAACTTGGTATAACCGTTGGTCAGGTTAACCTTGGTCGTGGCACCGTTGTTGGTGGTCTTCGCAAACAGAGCGTCATAGATCGGCTTGTCTTGCGAGTACTGAACACCCCAACGTTTGTCCGGACCGTTGATGTCTTTGTAGAGAATAATAGACGTGTCTTGCTTGTAGATCGTCGCGTTGTATTCAGGACTAACTTCTTTAAGGGTTAAGTTAAAGGTTAGATCCTGCAACGTGTTGTAAGACTTCGGCTTGAACGGAGGCGAACTCTCATTCAACGTCACCAGGTCAGTGACTTCCACATACGCCTTACGCAACAGGTCGTACAGGAAGTGACGCAGACCCCACTGACTGCCCTGGCTCTGCCACACCGGATAGGTATAGAGTTTCGGAGCATAGGCGCCTTGCGGAGCACCGGCAACGATCTGGTACACACGGGTCTTGCGACCGGCTTGACCTGGCTGAGCGACGTAGAACTGCTCGTCATCTGCCAGCGTGTACACCAGGGCTACTTCAGCACTCTGTCCCGGATAGCTTGGACGGTATTCATCCGTACCCAGGAGTTTGAACTTCGCACCGTTAACCGGGAGTTCAACACGATCCCCGTTGCTGTAGTGTGCTACGGCACGGAACTCGATACCGTTTACCGGCGTGGTAATCGGGAGGATCATTTTGTCTGGGTCATTAGAGTCAGTGAACCAGGCAGAGATCAACTCGATATCCAGCAGATAACGAACGCCTTTCAGACGGTTACGCAGATAGGAGCCGTGCTGCACAACGATACGCTGTGACGGAGTAATCACCATGTCACCCTGGTCAAAGAACACCAGGGTACAGCGACTACCGTTTGGCAGGGCGTCTTCGTTCAACGTCACCGAGAACGCATCCGTGGTCATCACTGTTTTGTTGGTGTAGTTGTTGATAGCCGCCAGCATCACCGGAACTTCATTGGTGGTTAAGTTAGCTGACTTGTCATACACCGCAGAGATGATCTTTCCGCCGTTGTCAGGATCGATGTTGTCACCCAGGAACAGCAGGGCATAAGCAGCACCAGGACGCATAATGGTAGAGTCGATACGCGCACGGTTTGGACGCACAGAATAATCAACCGCCATGATGCCTTCACCGTTTAACGGACCACCCTTCTCGCCAAAGATCGCATCTTGATCTTCAGTGGTTGAACCTGCATCACTAAAGATCGTTGCGCGACGGAGTTCGGATTTATTCTGGTACACCTTGTAAACGTAATACCAGATAATCACCGAGTCCTGAAGATCCCAGACTAACCAGCCCTCTTCAGGCACCACGTACTTGCTTTCATCTGCAGCCGGCATGGTGTCCGGATCCCAGAGGTTGCCAATCCAGAGGATCTGGCGACGCAAACCACTGGCAGCATCAGAAATAGACGTAGCTCCGGCGGCACGCGAGTTTTGAGTAATAGGAGTATTATCAAACATTGCGACTCACCTCGAAATAACCTTCAATGCTCAGTACACCGCGCAAATAAAGGTCATTGACTTGTTTAAGGAACGTGAACTCATTGCTCTTCACGACCATGGTTTTCTGGTTGGCATACGGCAGGATACCGAAGTAACGCAAATCGTATTTCAACACAACGGGGTCATACGGCAACCACCACTTATAGATCTCCACCAGATCACTGACCACCTGATCGCTATAGAACTCTTCGCTGTCAGGTTTATCCGGCACCACCAACACACCGTTGTCGATAGCGTTGACCACCACGTTCATAAACGGACTGTACAACAACCATTTCTCAGGCATGTTGTAGTCCACAGAGATCGTAGGCTTCTGGGCATACTCGGTCAGGTAATCGATCACCCGTTTATCGGTTTCACGACTACGCTGGTACAAGTAGTGGAAATCAAAGTCCTGGACATTCTTCACCGGGGTATAGGTATGTTTCACCATGTACGGCAAACCATTAAGCGGATTGCTGTAGTCATCCGGTGTGTCTGTCTCGGCGCTTTTCAACTCACTCAGTAACTTGAGCTGACCACCCACGATGATGCGTGTAGCACGATCTTCACGGATGTTGTAGCGCGCTTGGTTACCAATCACACCACCCTCAACGTAGCCCAGCTCTAACTCCTGCTTGGGTTTCGTCATGTCGGTGTGTTGCCCCGTACAGCGCACGATAATGGTCTGAGGACCATCGACCAGGAACTGTTTGTTGTTGATAAAGATACGACGGTCACGGAACAACCAGTCCACTTCATCAATCAACGGATGGTTATTCAACCACACATCAATCTGGGCAAAGTTCAGCGGCAAGTTACCTGACACCGTTTCATACAGATCGTCGAGACTAAAGCACAGGGAGTGATCCATGTGGTCCAGTTGGAACTCGCGGCACAGGAACATGTCGTCATAAACAACAATCCCGCGCTGGTTCACTTTATCCAGTTTATCCCACACCAGCGTTTTACCGTCGAGATGATAGAAGTCGGTACCGGTACGCTGTGTCAACGGTCCAATAATCTTGGCCGTGGTAAAGCTGTACGCAGAGGAATAAACGTGGAACTCACCGGTGGTAGGGAGCTGTACGTCTTGGTTAACGATCTGGTAATTCAGTTTACGTGCCGGTTGGCCGTAGGTGAACTCCAGTTTGGCGCAGCCTGGGAAACGCGGATACAGGTGAGTAGAACCGGTACGCCAGTAATAACCCAACAGTTTACCTACTGCGTCGTATTCCCATACCGTAGAGGTTTCCTGGTAAGTAGGAGGAATCAAGACTCCCCGACTTCCCGCTTCGTAGGCTGCAGAGATAGGTGTTGCACTTACTGCCAACGTCTCCGCATTATAACCCAGTGCCAGGTTAACCGATTCCGCCGTAATGTCTTTCCATTGACTACGGATAAAGGACATCACCGGACCGCTCTCTAATTCAGGCGCCGCCCACTCAGGCATAACCGAACGTTCACCCGTCATCGCTTTCAGGATGTCACCGTCACTTAAACGGTAGAGATGATGCAGACGCTGATGTTCCCACGGCAGGTCAAAGGTCCAGTTGGTTTTACGCTGCAGCACCATGATGCGCGCAGTAGCGATATCCCGTAAACTGTCCATGGCTTCCATATGACCCTTGAGCTGACTGACACTCACGGCCACATCCGCATGGGTTAATTGACGACAGGCACTCTCGACGTTGCGATGGTAATAAACTCCATCACCGTTACCGTCAACAAAGTAATAGTCGTTGTCATCAAACCAGCGCATTTGGAAACTGCCATCTTTCGGCGGATGCAGGATAAACTTACGCTGTTTATCCAGGTCGGAATAATAATCCTTGAGGTCAGCGTAGTTGTAGTACAACACACGTTCAACCGTGGGATCATGCCAGAACTCGACCAAATCACCGACCTTTAAGTCCGCTGCTTCTGGAAACAGTTTGCGATAGATGCCGTTGACAAAGACCCCGGTAAAACCTGCACGGGCTTTCACCGTTGAGAACCGCAGCTTAAAGCGACCGTACTCAGTGGTGTTCTCATACGTCATGCTTTCCATCACGTACGGATTGCCCTTGTCATCCATGGCGTCAGTTGACCGGGTAATGTCCAGGTCAGTACTGTAGCAGCGGAAGTGCATGTCGTCGTTCACGGTAATGCGCGTGCTGTCGATTTGCTCAAAGGCAATCAACACCAAACCATCTTGCGTAAACAACACCCAGGTCTTGGTACGAGGAAATTGCTTTCCTAATCCCGTGTAGAAATCCAGTTGAACGCCACGACGTTTTGCTATAATAGACGCGTTGGTCCAGACGTTAATTGGATTAGAGGTTTTAAAGCGCGCACCTAAGTTCCAGATGCCGGGATGGGTACCTGCAACAGAATAGATGTGGAAACGCTTGTTAACCTGTGGGGTCTTACGATGCGAACCCATGTAACCAAAGCTGTTAATAGCTCCGATGTCAGGCGTGACGCGCCAGATCTTTACCTGGAACTGTTTGTCATGTTCCGGGTTAGACCACAACGCACGCACTGCATAGTCCATGGCAGGGTTAAACGCCGTATCACCCAAAGCAGTTGTTTGTGCCATGGCTGTTACCTTAATTCACAGGGGACAGATCGTAGTTATACGAAATAGTGCGAATGAACCCGTCAACCAATTCACGGTTATATTTCGGATCCAGCTGAACCCCAATAGGAGTCTTTGAATACAGCTTGTGTTTGCACGCCGCATACACGAAACCGATCATCAGGAACGGACTTTCCAACATCACCGCTACCGCACGTTTACCGATCCCGATAAAGCTCAGAGTCGACCCCACTGCAATGAATTCCAACAGCGTTAAGTTCTTGAGTTTAAACAGGGAAGGTTCAGTTTTGATTGCGTTAACAACCGCCGCTGTGTCATGCAGGAAACCAATGTCATCAATGATGCGCTGGCTGAAGTTGTTGTCGATACGGAATACCGACTTGATGGCGTTGGCACTGACGTAACCGGTTTCCGCAGTATCACCTTCAAACGTACAGTTCACAAAGTGACCCAACAGGATTTGCAGCGTCTGACGTTCTTCCAGATCCAGGCCTTTACTGAAACCCAGTTTATCAGCCAGTCCACCTGCTACGGCTTTCATACAGATAAACTTGCTGGACAGCAGAATAGAGCGGTCACCCTGAATAGCGTCTTGCTGAGTGTAGGCAGTTAAGCGAATGATGTTCAATTCACTTTCACTGAGCACACGGTTATTCTTGTCGCGGAAAGGGCGTTCATCATAAACGGTGATGTTCGCTTTATCGTAACCGGTCAAAGTAATAGGAAGTGGGAACTGCGGCATGTTTGCAGCGTTACTCACGTTGATAGTAAACACACCCGGCTTAGTGGTAGGAATGAGATCCTGGCGGAGCGCCAACATCTTAATCGTTTCCCCGATGTTCTCCTGGATTTTTAACGGTTTCCCTACCAGGGTATCATAACCGTTGATAAGCATGTGAGGCTCCTAAATAGAATGTTATGTGCCATGAAATAACACAAGTGTAAGGTCTATAAGCTATTACATACGATTGTTTTCTGGTAAACGTCGACGCGTATTTTTTGATCAAAAAATCCTTATGAGGTAAAATCGATGACTACGACTCTTTCCGTCGTACCGGGGAAGGTGGAAAATAACGGTATTCGCGATATCAGCATCCCTGATTATCAAGCCGTTTCTCCATCAACTCCGATTCATCTTCCGGTTGTCCATATGGTCCTTCCGAAGGGTGAATTAGGTACCCAGTTCATTTCTCTGTCACAGCTCACTGCGCGTTATGGCAATGTGTTCTCTGACAACTCCCTGTATTACAACCCGAACGCCGTGCTGCTGAAACAGCTCTCGCTGGGTGGTCAGGGTCGCGTTGGCATCCGTCGTCTGACGGCTAACGAAGTCGTAGCACGTATTCCGCTGAGCGCCTATGTTCAGAAGAAAAGCATGCCGACTTACGAGCGTGATTCTACCGGTCAGTTCAAACTGGACAAAGACGGTAACCGCATCCCGACCGGCACTGTTGATAAGCTGTACATCTCGATCAAGATCGATGACTCAGCCAAAACTGCTCTGCCAGGCGAACTGAAGCAGCGCACCATCGCAGGTGCTACCGAAGCAGATCCAGAGACGCACGTGTTGCCTCTGTTTGAACTGCCAGCGGGTGTGGGCGATGCCTACAACAAAAGCGGTATCAACTTCGGCGTATTCGGCAGCAATGTCCAGCGTCAGAACATCGCGAAATTCGTTAGCGCGACCGGTGTCTATCCGTTCACTCTGCGTATGTTCGAGAACGATAAGAACAACAACCGTGTGTACTCCAACACTGTTGCCGGTGGCGATACTGCACAAGTAACGCTGTTCGACACCGAGTACAACGACACCAAGTACTCACTGAAGCGTGGTGTGCAGGCCTTCTCTGGTCGCATTACCAGCAACAGCGACGAACTGCGCCCAACGCCGTTCAAAGAACCAATCGTCTACCAGGACAACATCGAGTTGCTCTGCCAGATGATGTACGCGATGGAGAAACCTCTGAACACCAACCTGGTGGACACCGGCGCTTACTCCTACCGCCAGATGAACCCGTTCACCTGCGTGGACCACACCGGCGTTCCGTACTACGGTGCAGAAACCGACGTGGTTGTGCAGTGGGACATGAGCTATGCCATTCAGGCTCAGTTCGGTATTTCTCCGTTCCTGACTGCCGATGGCAAGATGCCAGACTTCGTAACCAAACCAGCGGTTAACGATCCACTGGGCCTGCTCGCTGGTGTTGAACTGCCAATGACCCAGGCACAGGCATGGGAAATCAACGACAAGTTGACCCTGGCCGACCTGACTGAATACATCGCGTCTTCTGAACAACAGAACGTGATGGTAAACCGTCAGAGCTTCTGGTGGGATGTGGGTTACTCCATGGAAGTCAAAGAAAAGGCTGCGGAACTGCTGGGCGTTCGTAAAGACGTTTATGTCATGTTCTGTGGTACTGTCTGGACCGCCGATGGCAAGTACAACCCAGTGGCCGACATCTATTCACGCATTACGCAGATCACTTCCATTGCCCGTCTCTTCCCAGAGTCTGACAAATGGGGTACAGCTTCCCTGCGCTTCTCCGTGAACAAGATCGAAGCGATTCCGAACAGCGAAGACAACGACTGGCCAATGTCTGGTAACCTGGACCTGGCTCAGAAGTGGGCGCAAGCTGGCGGTAACGCAGAAGGCATCTTCAAAGTGTCTATGTCTCCGGATCACGGTGATTACCGTATCATGGATACCATGCACTCACCGAACATCACGTTCGAAGACGACCTGATCTCTGCGAACGGTCTGGACATGGGTGCAATCACACTGCGTCCTTACGATTCAGACGGCCGTGTGTTCCGTCCCGCGCTGCCAACTGGCTACGCGACCTCTATCGACTCTGTGGTAAAAGATCAGGTGCCTGTTGTGATCTGTATCGCCATCGAGAAGATCGCCCAGAGCAAATGGGGTCTGGTCTGCGGCGACACTACACTCAGCGAAGAGAACTACGCTGCGCTGGTGAAAGACGCCATTGAGCGTGACGTGCGTGACAACCTCGGTGGTTACGTCAAGGCTAACATCGTTGTGCAGCCGGTTGAAAACGTCCAGGGTGGTCAGGCTGTGATGAAGGTGATTGCATATACCTACTTCAACAAAGCCAAGTACATGATGGAATTCGATCTGTTCGCGGATAACGTCACCAACTACACCGCTGACGCGGCATAAGGATAAAGGGAAACTGTTATGGCAGATTCTAACTACATCCATCGCACGAACGACACGCTGCTTCCCAAGAGCGACCCGTTTGTTCAGGCGATGGGCCTGCAAAACCGCCCGGTAGTTAACCCGGGCATCGGCGACATCAGTGGCTGGACACACAACGTGTTCGACTACCTGAACGTGCAGCCGCACATTCAGCAGCAGAGCTGGTGTATCGTTCTGTCTACGCCGAACATCTTCAGCCGTCTCCCGGGTGGAAGCCGCTTGCACTCCATGTGTAAGTCTTTCTTCGAGAACCGCTCGCTGAAGTTCGAAGGTCTGAGCGACCGTACTGAGTTCGAATTCGCCGACGTCACTTGGACAGGTCACCGTCTGAGCTTCCCGTCTGGTGCAACGCGTACTCTCGGTCAGGTAACGCACGACACCTACGATCTTGAAGGTGAACCGTACCGTTACATGTTCGAAGCATGGGGTAACTGGGGTATGATCAACCCAGACACCGGCATGCCGAATGCGGTTATCCTGCGTGATCCAGGCGATCTCCTGCTGGATGACATCGGTGCAAGCTGCATCTACTTCGATACCACTCGTAATGGTAAAGACATCTCCTCTGCACAGCTGATCGTGGGAATGATGCCGGAAACCAAAGTGGCCATCGAAATGCGCCGTGACAAGAACGAAGCGGGCCAAATGCGTAACATCAGCATGCCGTTCCGTGGCCTGGTGGAATCAAACACCTACGCCGTTCGTGAAATCGCGCGTAAGATGTTGTCTCGTCTGAGCTGGTACAACCCAGGTTCAGTGCAAGCGCCTTCTGCGTTCATGCAGCGTACGGCTATCCTGGAGTCTATCAAAGATTCTGGTGTAATCGAACACATGCAGACCGAGTCTCGTAAAGTGGTTGCCCCTAACTACATCGCGTAAGACAAAAAAAAATAAATAATATAACTCTACTACCCTTGCGGGTAGTAGAGTTATTTATGTTGACCAAATGTTTTAAAACATTGATTAGTCACTTTTCTTACTCCAGTGATGGATTAAAGATATTTTTCGATGAAGTGGTGAACAGTCTTAGCGACTACAACACCACCAATGATCATTGCTATTGTCATAACAATCTCCTTAGTAAAATGCCAAAAGATACGCCCACCCAAGTTTCCTCAGGTGAGCCCCAGAACCTTTCAATTAGCGACGCACCAGCGAAGCTTTAGTAGGCACACCCAACATGTCAGGCTTGGCTACGTTGTTCAAAAGCGTCCTCAACATATGTCGGTTCTTACGAATTGCTTTCAGAACCCTCATATGGTTACAGCGTGGAGCGAACTGCTTAAACTGCTCCAGGTCACGCGTGTAGTAATACAACGCCATAGCGCGCAACAGCTCAATAGCGTCACGGCCGTGATCAGCGTACATATCACTGATTTCCACTTTCTCCAACCAACGCATTGCATCACCATAGCTCATGGTCATGGGTAATACGAAAGTGAAGTGGGTGAAGTTTTTACTGATGGTTGGTGTATGTGCCCGCTCAGAAACAGCAACTTGGGCGCGACGGGTTTTCCAACCATGTTGATAAGTCAGTCGAACAAAGGTAGGGAATTGTTCAACGGTAATGCTCAGCGGTTTCCAGGTAAACTTGTAAACCAGTAAAGCGATCAGGGTAGCATAGATTGCAGTTAACAGCAGGTTCATTACGAAATCATAAGTCATGATTATTATCCTTCTTAGTGAGTAGTGCGAGGAGAGGTAAAGACAACGTCGCTTTTAAGCGGTTCGTTAACAACCAATGCCTGTCTTTCAAAAAGATCAAACCGCGGGAATTCTCTAACCTGCTTTTTGAAATCCATTGGTAAGCCCACCGCTTCATGATAATGACGGATCGCATAAGAAATCAACGATGTCATTAGGTCGTTACGGAAGCGAGTGAACACATCGGGCTGGATAACAAAAGTAAATCCACGATAGTTGTTAGCAGTGTCGAATGCCTGTGCTTTACCGTGGTTAATTGCTGCTTGTAAATCAACGTCATCTTTGTACATCTCTTTGTAACAAACGAAGATGCATTGAGTCAACGTGTTATAAACAACACGTACATTACGCATATCGATCACTAGATCTTCTTGATGCAGCAAGTCGATGGTTAAAACCCCATGTGCAATCAAATCTTTATCGGTAACTTGTAACATGGTAAACCCCTTAATTAAATAGATTAGTTTGTTTATCTACTTAGGTAATATAGGTCTAAGATGAAATGTATTCTAAATAGAGAGAAAAAATAAATACCGGCAAATAAGGTGGCCGAAGCCACCTTATCCGTTTCAGGTTATATTAACCGAAAAGTTTAGCAGCCGCTTCGGCGTTAGACGTTTGCATCTGGTCCTGCCATTCGGTCAGCTCGGTCGAGAATACAAAGTCTGCTGCAACAGTGGTCTGACCGTACAGCTCGCCATCACCCATGTCCTGACGAACAATGTGCTGTGCGTTGATCGTAACCGCGTCACCCAGATTCAGCGTTGAATCGAAGTTGGTGATTTCGTTGTTGGCTTCATAAGCCTGGCGGCCCAGCTGGGCGTTGACTGCGTTGACCTGCGCAGTGGTGTTGTTGATGAAGTCCACGTGCTCTTTCAGTGACACTGGCGTGATGTTTTCCGGATACAGTTCCGGCGGCAGGTTCAGCGTGGCGTGTGCAGATACGTCGGAAACCTCAGCAGTATCCAGCAGGTTAGTGATACCGGTTTCCATCATTTCATCAAAGTTTACAATTGCAGACATCGTGATTTCCTATTGTTGAGAAGGACTAAAGAAAGGAGTAGCATATGCATCTCCTCGAACTGGGGTTCTTGTTTCAGTTAAGTAATATAGGTGTGAAATATTTTTGGCGGCACTTAGTAATAGATAGGTATTTCAACAAAAAATAAATAAAGAGACACCTCTGCCCGAAGGCAGAAGTGTTCTTGTTTAAGGACGGAAGATACCGGATGTGGCTTTGGCGTTATCGAGCTTGTTCACTGTTTTGGTCAGATCACAATCGTAAGTGTCGCCTTGCTCATTGTCGGTCATGATCAGGAACTGAGCACGATCCATGAGCTTGCCATGCATGTAGCTGATCGAGTACTGGGTGTCACCTTCGAGGATGTCCAGACCATCAACCACAGTGCCGTCTACTGCTTGCACGTTGCTCACACCGGTTTCCATGAGTGAGCTAGCGACTTTCTCTTGCTTGCCATTGGCATCGGTAAATACAATCTTTACCTGACGAGAATCGCGAGTAGCTTTAACAGAACCACCTTGCTCGAACTTGCATTCAAACAGCGAGGTATCTTTCGCCATTGCATTACCCATGAAAGCAACAGAACACAGCAGACCGATAAAGAGAGACTTGCGCATTTTAAAACCCCTTGATTAAATTAATTAAGTTTATTCATCCAAGTAATATAGATCTGAGATAAACTGTATTAGAAAATGCAGAAGATCTCTACGACAGTACAAAGGAAGGACTTGACCTTGCCCGGTTGTTTGCAACTAGGCAACATCAGTTCTATCTCTTCATCGGTAAGTGGTCGGTTACTTTCCTGCGAGTTGGGCAACTGCGTGGTTGATGAGCTGGTAGATCTCGACACCGTGTGCTGTTCCGATGCTGTTCTGGAGGCATGCATTGATCAGCTCCTCACGCTTGTCGTTGAAGTCAATCAACAGTAAGTTCTCAACCAGCTCTTCGTGCGTTGGATTCCAGTCTTCCTCCGCCAGATAGTCACCGTTAGCGCTGGCAATGAACTTCGCCAGTAAACGGGTACGCTCTTCTTTTGAACTCGTGAGGGCCATTGAAACAACAAAAGGATCGAAACACAGCAGGTCGGCTACTACGGCGCGGAACAGTTCTTCATTGTTCTGGAAACGCAGTGCAGCCATGCGGTAGATTACGCTCTTGCGGTGTTCGGTGTTCAGCGAGTAAGCGCGCTTGGTCATCAGAGACAGCGTCGGGTGACGGCTGGTGATAAACAGGTTGCTTAATTGCAGCGCATAGTCAGTAATGGCTGCCGCTTTACTTTCGTTGTTCATTACAACGCCTTCGATCAGGTGTGCGCCTGATGTAGCGTCGATTGCAGCGTTCCAGAATTTCCGCGAATCATCAAACATGCCTTTCAGCAAGTCAGCGTTACCAATGGCGGAACCCACTTGAGTAATCTGATAGATCTCTTGATGTTTCGTCACAGAAAGTTGTGGAAAGTTCATGGTTATTTCCTTTATCATTGGGGGTTATTGAGAACGTTATCTACAATGGAATCTTTTCGGCACACGCTTTCGATTCGTTGACCGTTAGCAAATTGCACCACAGAGTATTGTTGCATATTTCCAGTGTCGACAAACTCTATAGCATAGGAACACAGTTGCGATTTACTTACCAACGGAAGTTCCCAGCTATCATAACCCTGTCCTCGGTTTACGATGGGGCTTATGGTGTTGACATGGAGCATGCAGGTTGACATTTGAAGATCGAACACATAGTAGTGGTCGTTCTTTTCGAGTTCCGCAGTACCCCGGTCGGTTTCGCATTTGAATATGGTGTTGGCAATAGAAGAGCCTGAAAGACAAATTAAAAGTAGTGCAGCTATTAATCGCTTCATTAGTACCTCGACATTAATGGGGGGCATTACACCCAAGTAATATAGGTCTAAGAAACTTTACGTTATAGTGATAAGAATAAGTTGTGGCGCAATGCCACAACTTATTTAGGTCTTAGAACAGGTCGAAGCAACCGGTGTTAACCGCAGTAACAACTTTAGAACCCTTGCTGTTACGTTTGATGGTAGCGATCACATTGTCCATGTCATTGAAGCTTTCCATGCCAGCAAAGCGAGCAATGACGTCTGGGTTGTTGCGATGAGTTTCCCATGCATCCACCAGAGTATCCACAGTAAAGCTAATGGAACCGGCAGAGGTTGGGTCAAAGCTGTTACCCATGCCAGACAGCAGATCTTCCAGACCGGCAGTGAGATGTTTACACGCTTCCGCCGCACCTGGTTCAAACACCAGATCGAAGTTACAGAAGTATTCGATAAAGCGAGTTTTGTCGCCCATCTTCTGCGGTGCGGTGACGGTACGCATGCTCAGTGCGGTATTAATGTCTGGATTGGTCAAGCTGTCTTGAGCAAGTTGCTTGTGTGTGCCGAATGGAATAATCTCGGCGCGCATCATGACCGGGTCATAACGACCACCCATCATATCAAAGTGAATACGACGAATGTGCAAACACACGTTGTCCATCACGATGGTACGCAGGCGCATGACCCACTCAAACGCTTCAGTGATTGGTGTACGAACCACCATACCGTTGACGCGCTCAAGGTAAAACGGTTGTGGGTGACCCAGTTCGGCATAGACTTCGCCACGGGCCACACGACGCATCAGGTCACTGTTAGGATCCATGCACTCCATGACATAATCATTCACGGCGTAAGCATGTCCCAGACGAAGCGGGGCATTTAACTTACCCGCATTCATCATGTAGTAACCGGAGTCGTCCATGGGTTTTAATACCCCACGTTTTCCACTTCCAGCCAGCAGTGTGTTCTCAAAGGTCAAGGTCTGACCCTGTTGATTCACCAACTGACGAGAAGGCGTTAAGATGTTACTCATCGGTTGGAATACCCCTAATTAATTTATCCAGTCCAGTGACTTTATCACTTGGCTTGATGATGCTGGAAAGGAGGTTATCGTTTAAATAGCCGCCAATGTAACGGGAGAAGCTATCTGTGATCAACATGCTTGGGTTGTTTAAGCCCACGATCACAGGATCCCTGCCTTCCTTCATGGCTTTACTGCCACGATATGGTTTCTCTAAATCATCCGGGTCACGATAGATGATTGAGAAGAGTGTACGCATTACCTGCGGAGACGCCCCTACCTTTTTGCCTAGCTCCGGGATAGCGGAGTCAAACAACGTACTGTGGACCTTCCAGTCCATGTACCATGGAATCTTCGCGTAGTTCACGAACTCCATGAAGTAGAAGTACGGCATGTTGGGATCAATCGAGCTACGGACATTTTCAAATACCGTGTCGCCCTTAAAGAACTCCATGTGCACGTACTTCTCCCCGTTAATGCTGACGTCCGTCATATCCGTGGGATACAAGTTCATGTTCAGCATTGACAGGAAGCAGCAATAACAGTCATCCGGCAGGATGATACCCAACACGGGCGCTGTAGTCACAAAGTCTGTGATTTCCGCTAACCCGTTCTGAGTAAAGCGACGAGGAATCTGAATAAACAAATTGCGGTTGGCTATAACCGAACCGTCCTCCAGGATAGTCAACGCCTTTTTAACTTTCTCAGGATTCTTAACCAGTCCAGTTATATCCATTTACTTATTCCACCGTAAAGAGTTTATTAACGAAGTGACGAATCACCGCAGCATGCAGGTTTTCGCGACGGGTTACTTCACAGTCACCGGCGTTACCCAGGCCGATGGTCATGCCCATTACTGAACACGCGTCTTTACAACCAATGAAGCCCAGGAAGTCAACCGGCAAACCGATCCAGAAGATAGCATCTTCGGTAGAGCGCTTTTCATTGCTCAACGCATGGAACAGAGAAGAACCGTAGTTCTTTTTATCCAGGAAGCGATTAACAGCCATCTGGATCTCGGCAGTGTTACCGTCTTTTGCAAACTGTGCAGAGAGTTCAGGTGAGTCACTCAGGAACTTAAAGATGACTTGACTGATCACGCGGTTGTAGATATCAGATGACGCTTCACGCGCAATGTTGATAACATGTTCACACAGGCTGCTCAGGTACTGCTGTGCTGCATCCACGTCAGAAGAATAAGTGGACGCAACAGATGGCTCCAGCGTCAGGTACTTACGATAGAAGAACGCTACCGCAACATCCGTAAAGCTCATGCTCTTTTCCAGACACATGTCCAGGCCCGCTGCATTGAAGAACACAGTGGCTTTTGCACGAACACGCTTGAACATCTTGCTGCCTTCAACCGGCAGGGCTTCACGCAGTACAGTCTCGCCGTGTTCCACGATACGGATAGGATAGTTAACCAGACCCGATACCATGTTCTTCAGAGAGATCAGCGCTTGCTGATACGCTGTGTGCAGGAAAGCGATGTGCGCACGGTATTCTTCCAGACCGCCAGCGCTCAGACCTTCAAACGGCGCATCTTCAGCTTTCATCTTGCTGAGCAGGATGTACTGAATAAACAGAGTTTCCGCCTGGTTCATGTACGGTTGAGTGAAGTCCACGGTGTTATGTTCTTCGTCGTACTTAAACGGCAGGCGCCAGCCGCCACCACCCAGTGAGCACAGTGCATCAGTAAGATCCACGTTGGCGCTCATCATCAATTCGTTGATTTCTGGGTTATCAATGTTCAGCCAGCTCTGGATCTGGTTTGGTTCCCAGCGAGTAAAGCTGACTTTGTTCAGTTCATCAGTGCTGACCTTTTCCAGGCTCAGAGCCAGTTTCGGCGCTTCACGTGGATAGAACAGAGAGCTGTAGAAAGGATGATCGGTGCGAATGAACTCCAGGGACAGTGAATCCATCAGGAAGTTCTTGGCCATGCGATCTGGATTAGAGATCATGCTTTCAACTGAGTTCAACCCGCTGGTCAGTGCATTAGAGATGCCACGACCATAAGCACGAATCTGCTCAAAGGTTACACGCAGGTTTTCCGCCAGCGCAGTGGTTACTTCATCTGCAATGACGTTGTACTCAGGTGAGGTTGCACTGAGTTCAGGAATGCGAGCCATGTAATTCTCTGGCTCCATCGGCATTACGCCTTCCAGGTTGTTTGCCATAGCAACAACAACCGGGCTTACGTTAGCCAGTACGTCCGTATCAGGAACGCTTACTGCCAACGCTTCGGCGATCGCCAGGTTCTTAGAGTTTAACATGCGTGTCCCTTACTTCGGCAGGTTTTGAATACGAGAGTTAATGGCTTTGCTGATCTTTTCATCCTGAATAGCAGGATCCAGTGGAGCGATGTGCTCCCAGCCCAGTTTGTGAATTGCTTTCTTGGTCAGTTGAGTGACGATAGCAATTGCGACAACGTTCTTTACAAAAGACGAGTTGCTCATGGTTTGACGTTCCTGTTGATGAGCTGCATGCCTTCATAATAAGAGGCATAAATGCGAGCAGAGATTTCAGCGATGGTAATAACACCATCACGGTTAATGTCCAGACCGTTGTTCTGGGTATAGCCCTTGGTGCCCTTTTCGAAGATCTTTTCGTTAGGCGCATGACCAATGGCTTTCGGGTAAAACACACTGAGATAGAAATCATCCAGGCGCTTAAAGATCCCGTATTGTTTCTGACGCATGTCAAAGTACTTGAACACGTACTGGAGTTGATCCATCTGCGACATTGCCGCTAATGCTTCAACTGTTGTGCCCAGGTCGCTGGCAGCAGGACGCATGAACTGCAGCAGTCCAAATGCCTGTGCACCGGCCATGTTCTGAATGTCAGGACGGAATGTACCCGCAGACTCAAAGCCCATACAACCCATTGCACAATGCGCGCCAATCCAGCCCAGACCACGACTGTCAGCCCAGTTCTTCACCGCTTGAGTGAAATCAGTAGAAACACGCTTGCTCCAGCAGAGATCCCACTCTGGCAGACCTTTGTCCTGACGGTACTCTTTGTTAATGGTGTAGAACGCCAGGGAAGTCCCGTCGCCATACAAACCATCCGCACGTCCTTTATAAAGACCGAGCGCAGTAAGTGCCGTTTGGATATTTGTTAAGATTTGATCTGGGGCAGAGGAGGGAACAAGTCCCCCCACCGAACCACTCACGCCACGCTTTTGTGCAGCGGTAGTGAGCAGCAAGTTGACAGCATCCGTGCTGCCTTGACCCCAGACGCCATCAATTCGACCGTTGTACAAGCGTGACTCAGCCAGTCCCACTTGTAGATCTTTAATTGCATTGACGCCGGAATTAATCATTTTACACTTTTCCTCTATAGATGTTGATGAACTGGTCTTTAACTCCGTAACAGTACTCGGTTAAGCACGCTTTATTCCGCAAGCTGATAACCATACGCTTGAACATTGACTTGAAGCTGAACTTCAGTGGTACAGGGCGACCATCTTCGGTGTGCATCTGGCGCGGTACAATGTGTCCTACGGTTCCCTTCATCTGGTTACCGTAAACAAATTTATCCGATACCGTTGCTGCACTCAGACCTTCAACGTAAATACTGATGCGAACACGTCCATAAGGAATGCTCGGCTTCTTCACATTGATGCCTGTACCGACACGGTTGTTCTGTGCACCTTTGCCCAGGAAACCGGTTAAGTCTCTGCGCTTCTTGTCGTGCTCACGTACCAGTTTCTTCACAGAGTCGCTCATCTCATCTTCCACAGCATTATACGCAACTTCAATTGCGATAACTTCTCCGGCGTAGGAAGATTTGATTTGCTTAATACCCGCTCGGTTAATTTCGTTGAGGACATCGTCGTCGCTTTCAAAGCTGTCGACATAGCTATCCAAAACTTCGCATAAAATCGAGTCGAACTCAACTTTATCACCTACCTTGCGGCGAATCTTAATAGTCTCACCTGCATCAACAAAGAAGGTGAACTCTTTTGGCACCGGAGTAACGAACTCTTCAGCCAGTCCGCTCCAGAACTCCATGGAGTCTTCGTATACCGTTTGGTCTTCCATGAAAGCAGCGCGCGTCATGCGTCCAGTCTTCACAGATACCTGACCAGGACAGTAAGGGTCTTTGGCAAACCACTCTTCGTCCCAGGCTAATACTTCACCTGCGGTAAACGTTTTTCCTTCCTTCATGTCTGTGACTAACGTGTGACGGTAGACTTCACCATCTGCACGCCCCAGCTTCAGCCCCAATTCACAGCTGTCTGTGGTACCGTCTTCATACTGCACGGTTAACCCCAGTTCAGAGATCTTAACGATCTTACCTGCCTTCTTCGCGACCTTGGCAAAGGTTGGACCTAAGCGGTGAGCAAAGATATTATCCTGGCCGGTACGAACGATGTTTGGAGTGTAGTTACGCGCAGAGATCGCATGACTACTCTGAATACTGGCGAATGATGAACGTTTCGGGTCATCAAGACACGTACCGTATTTCAGGTTACCGATAGAGGACAACAGTTGACTGTCATGGGAACCTTCTTTGGTGTCCACTGCACCACGGAAGTCAGCAACGCGCGGATCACTTACGGTGTAGCCTACAAAGCCTACTTTACCGTTGTCCTTGTTTGCTTCCCCGATCACACCTTTATAAGACTTCAGCTGACCACGTGTGCGTTTCAGCATGGTCTGTTCATCACGACCCTTGAAACCACCAAAGGTAATGTCTTCTTGAGACTTCGTGACGTGGAAAGGCGACATCTCTTTTACCAAGGCAGCAGAACTGTCGGTAATGATGTTCGTGATCACAGCCTGCGGGTTAAGGTCAAACGTCTGGTTGCCTGTTTCTGTCTTGTTCTTGAACTGGCGGTTACTCTTACACAGTTCAGAATAGATGTGACTGACAAAACGTTCGTAGCCCACAATCAACTGTTCATCAAGCTCGACCTCATGGGTAGTGAAGTCATTCAACAGCAGTTTGATAGCGTCAATTAACAAGTAGTGGAAACTTACGCTGTAGCCCATGTTGCGCAAACGAACTTTGGTAATCGGATCAATGAAGAGATCGAACATGTTCTTCATTTCATTAAAGTGCTGCGGACGCACCTTAGGGTCTGCCATTAACGGCACCCACACGCCACGACTGTTGAGGTCACTGCGTGAAAAGTTCACCATATTAGACAGTTTGGCCATGCCACCGAATACCAGAGAAGCAATGCCTTCGCGTTTGCTGAATACCAGCATCTCGTCATTGAAGTTCAACGAGAACTCATCACCTTCTAACTTGTAGCGCTGACCTGCTGGAATGGTCCGGTAAGTTGGACGTAACACTTTCAGCAGTTTGTCAATACCGAAGTAGTAACACAGCACCACACCCGCCGGGAACTTATAACCGTTGACGTTGATCACTGCATGCTCGATAGGAAGCTTGCCTGCATCAACACCCACCAGTTCCTCAAACGACCCCATCGCTGTTCCGTCAAGATAGACCACACCAAAGGTATCAATGGTCATGGGTTTCCCACGGTACTCACCCACCGGCCAGCTGGTTTCCTTCTTCAAGGATTTCCACTCAGGGCGCTTTTCAATCAGGGCGTCAGTATCAAAGTTGAATTCTAATCCATGTGGATCATCATTGACTTTGATCATGCGGTATTTACGGTTCAGCATGGTGACATAACGCGGACACTTGATGCTACGGTCGATCAAGTTGGCGTTGCTTACTGTGAGCTTTTTGGCTTCAGACAACAGGGCAATCTGACGAATCAGTTTGCTGCCGTAGTTATCTGCTTCCATCTCACTGCGCGTGACGTTGACTTTCTTATCGTAATAAGAGGTCAGAACCACACGGCTTTCATTGATCTTACGAATCGGTTTCTCGATACGCTGGAACTGGAAGTACTGCTTAACGCCGTCTACCAAGAACTCACCGTGCTCGTCTACCGTAGGAATTGGGAACGTACGGACCGCAGGCTTACCTTTAACCGGCATCAGCTGCATGCGCAGAACCTGATAGCTTCCCTCGATATCATCAACCTGATCGATTGCATAGTCGCTGATAATGATACCGGCGTTCTGCAAGTTCAGCACGGCTGCTGCGATATCACGGTGCATGAACTTCTTCGCATAGTCGTTACGCAAAGACACCACACGTTGACGCAGCATGGTTTTGTCCAGTACCGTTGGGAAGTCACCCTGGATGTGTCCACCCACGTCCTTGAGTTCTTCTTCAGGGATATGGATAAACTCTTCCATGGTCTGGCCGTTAGGCATCGCGATCTTCTGGAAGCTTTTGGCTTTCTCTTCGTAATAAGCTTTCTGACGAACAGTCAGTGTACCTTCACGCGCCATCTCTTCCAGGGCCAGGTTAATACCCGAAGTGGGCGTATCAAAGACATCCTTAATCGTACTGATGGCTTCGCTAACAACAGCAGGTTCCAGGATGTGATCATCAATCGGACTCAACCAATCGAGTTCTACTTGCTCACCTTCTCCGCTTCCAACTTCAACGCCGGGTTCTGTTCCATCTGCCGCAGACGCTCCTGCTGCTGCTCCCGGTACTCCCATTGTGCCTGCTGCATCATGCGTGCTTCCCGCAGCTCCATTGGTTCCTGATGACTGAGCAGAATCTTTTTTACCAGACCTGAAAAGATCGACAAGATCAACATAGTCAGGAGTAGCTTCTTCAGACTCATTCGCGCTAGCTTGGCTTTGACCAGGGCGTCCGGATTGTGCTTTATTTTCTCCAGTGCTATCGTCCGTAGGAGTTCCCGCTCCTTCAGCCAGTTCTCCACTGATTTGTTCTTCATTGCTCTGCTCCAGCGCAGCATCCGCTGAAGAACCGTTAACCAGGTTAATCAAATCAAGATAAATACGTTTAACCGCATTATCGATCTTGTTAGGTTTGTCCCAGATCGGTTCCAGCCAGGATAAAAGTAGACCCGCATTAATGATCCACACACGGCTATTTGAGCAGAACATGAACTGGACGTTGTTGAGCGTATCCCGGTCCAAATGTGCAAACAGTGTGTGTTCCTTATCACCACGCAGCCATAACAGTAAGTCGAGCAGCCAGTAGCAGTTCTCTGCCTTGGTTGAGCGAAGTACCGTGTTGTCGACGTGCGGCTTTCCATCCTTGAATGATTTTGCGTAGCGAACCGTATCTTCTCTTAACAGCTTGAAACTCGGCATGTTAACAGGTAAATCAAAACGCACAAACTGCTGACGCTGCTTGTAGCTCTGACCCGTTTCGTTAATGCTGTTGATCAGCAGGTTCATGGCGTTATAAGACTTAACGAAGTTCAGGAACAGGTTAGCCGTATAACGGAATGTACGAAACGCGAGTGCATGGTTCTGCACCACGAGATACTTTTCTTGACGATAGGCAAAGCTAAGATCCTTTTGCCACTTGTACTGATAAAAGCGGTTACGGTAAAACTTGATTGCAGGCGCCAAGTTGAAGTTGACGTTATGACCCGCACCCAACACAGGAGAGAAACCCATGCGGAAATCAATGTAGGTGTCACCAGGGTAGTTACTGATGAAACCTTCGGGATAGCCCGGGCCGTCATCCTGTTCATGCTGAGGCATGTAATGAATGATCGACCCTTTAGGCAGCACAACATCGCCCACAGCGTGATAGCGTGGTGACAGCAGATCGTTTTTCTTGCGCATAACAAACGCACGATAAAACTCACTGTAGGTATGTAAACGTTGGGTCATGATTTCAATCCACTGGTCGCTGCTTTCAAGAGGAACAATAAAGGTTCTGAAAGCGGGTCATAAAGGAACTCACCACTACCGTCAATGTAGTAGTCACGACGACCGAACAACGCACGCACCTCGGCTTTACTTTCCTCACCGCACAAACCGTTGCAACCTAACTGGTCACCATCGTGGTCCGCATCAAGTGGGGATACACGAGTAGGGTCGACTGACAAGGAGTCAAAGAAGTCAACACGGTCTGCTTTATGAGGATAGTTGTTAACCCGGAAGAGCTTCTCTCCGTAAGGCGACACAATATCGCGGGGCTTGGCACCCTGTATCGTCTTTAAGTTAACATAGCTCGGATAGATGGAGCCGATACCGATGATAGGGTAACGTGTTTGCTGCATCATGTTGGAGGTGATGGCATTGTGACAGTAAATATAGAAAAGCTCCACATAGGTCATGGGAGTAACATATTTACGGTCGCGGCCTTCGGGGAGTTCGTCGATATCGAACAGCACCATAACTTCATTGCCGTCATCGTAGACGAGGGCGACGTAGCATTTATTAATGGTGATGGGTTTAAAGCGCAGGTCCTGAGCCTTGAAGCCATTGAAGAGTTTCACCAAACCTTCCACCGTGGTCCACTTATCGATCACCGTAGCGTTCAGTTCTTCATAGGTATAACTCAGGGTTTTGGGATCAATCAGCTTGACGTTGTTGGAGCCCAAAGTAAACACATGCTCAATAAAGTTCTTCATGAGCGCATTAATGCACGAATACTGGAAGTTCATCAAGCCTTGATACATGCCGATATCTGAAGAGTTCGGGTTGACGCCGTCATCTTCATCCAGATCAGCGCGTGATACCTTACGAGCTGTCAGGATGTTACGTACACCACCGACTACACCACGCGTTGCCATCTTGCTCTGTAATGTACCGCCTTTCCCGTCCAGTGTTTCAAACAGGTAGTCGTCGATGGCATTAACAGAACTCTGGATGCCCCAACGCACGTTATCATACAGCGGGTTGTTTTCATCACCGGCAGGGATGTTCTGAACCGCACGCGTTTTAAACATCAACTTTCTGTACAGTTCATTGAGTTCAGGTTCGACGACCTTGGTGGTATCACCAGAAGGCTGGAACTCAACATCACGCAAACCAGCAGGAATAACCAACATGCGAGTATGGAGCGCGTAGTCAAACTTCTCTTTTACCAAAGTGATACGCTGCTTACGGCGTGGAGAGGAATTCTCTTTGGGATCCAGTTGACCGAAGTGTTGCATAAAGAAAGCAAAACCCGTTTGTCCGTCCAGGATGTTGGATTTTATGAAGTCTTTCTCGCTAGCGTCCCACACGGCATATGTCGCCCCTTTGATAATTCCCAAATACAGGGATTTCAGCTTTACCAGGGCGTCGAAATAGGTGGGGTTAAAAATGGGCAAGTAGGTTCTGATAAACGCTTCCGTTGTGTCACGCTTATCAGTGCCTACCCGACCGAAGATTTCCACAGAATACAATCCGTCAGGGTTTAAGTTCTGTGTCATCCCTTCAAAGCTGTCTGTGGACGATACCTCTCCGTACAGTCCAGGGACAATACTTTTCGGGTCTAATAAAGACACGTTAGTGGGTTTCATTAAAAACTCCTAAGAGGTTTTAGCATGAGTGATAATTTTGGATTTGACGACCCCTTTGATGGAGATCTTAATTTCGATTCTGACTTTGATTCTGATAAAAAAGGGTCCAAGTTAAAATCGTTCGCCATAGGATTTCTGGGTGGGGCAAAAGATGCACTCGTCGGTAGCACTGATGCGAAACTGAAAACAGTTAAAATGGCACTTCCCGAGTCGTTTAACGGGACTTTCCAATTCATCAATGATACACGGCGAATCGTTGCCGAACTCAAGGACGAGGTCAAAAGAGAGACTGCGGACTCCATGAGAGACTTGCAGTATCTCGTTGGTCAACAAGGTGATACATTAAAGTCTAAGCTCCCTAATGGGCTGTCTAACAAAATTGACGAGTTCTCCAAATACGACTTCTCTAACTGGGATAGTGGTGGTAGCTCGAGCAGTGATGACAAGCCTACCATGGAACAGCCTACTGACCAGGATGTCGGTGATGTAGTTGAGGCTACACGTGCTGGGAGCTTGATGACAGCCACCGGGCTGAGAACCTTGGGCAAAGAGTTAACAGACGCCTTGGTTGTTACAGCGGGTGCGCAGAACGCCAATATGCAGGGTATTGCAGTTGGCGTGGCCAAGTCTAATGGTTACTTGAAACAGATCGTTGATTATCACGTCAGGGTGCAGCAGCGCAATGACTCCATGAAGATCAACCTTCTTGCCCGTATTCATTTAACCAACGCCAAGTTCTACAAATTCATGGAAGCGGCTAACCACAAGTTAATCTCTGAAATGAAGGACGTGGCGAAGTCCAGCAAGATGTCAGACTTCCAGAAAATGACCCTGGGAGATGAAGTCCGTAAACGTATTCGCGGTACGATGTTCAATACTGCGAGAAACGGCGCGGGTGGCATCATGGGCTTGATCAATGATCGCGTAGGTAAAGCGGCTCGTCAAAACGGTTACTACGGTTTAAGTAACCTCACCAGTCAGTTGTCTATGGTCGGTGGTATGACAGACGGGATGAGTTCACGTGATATGGCAGAGATGATCGGTAGCATGTTTGGTGGCGGTATGATGGATGCCTTGCCTCGCATGCTGAAAGGTCGTCAGGGCGACGCCATGCGGGCACGGTTCGCTAAGGCTTTCCCTGAACTCTCCAAAAAGATCGGCAGTCGTTATGAGAAACTGAACACGGTAGGTCACCAGATGTCGTACGGCTTGAATAACCTCGAAGGGTTGTTTAATACGCTGAGTGCGAACTATCAGGGGGGTAACCTGTTTGGGGACGAAGAAGACGAGAACATGACGTACCAGGATTACAAAGCTTCTTTACCCCCGGGTGAAAAGGCGATGCCTGAGTTCGTGTGGAAGTCCATGCGTTGGGCCAAGAAGAATGCCAACAAAGGACTGGGTGTGGTGCTGGATAACACCTACGGTTCCAACAAAACCAAATATGACCTTCGTGGCCGTACCTACGCCGATGGATCTGAAGCCCACGTCTATACTCGTCAAACCGACCGCACTATTACCGAGATCATTCCTGCCTGGTTCTCCCGCATCCACCTCTCACTTGAGAAAATGCGTACCGGGAACAACAACCTGAAAGCAGAAACCTACGACTGGACCAAAGGCAAGTTCATCAGCGCCAAAGGTGCCAAGTCCATGGCAATGCGTGAGGTCTATGGTTCTCAGGTGTTGGGTAGTGCGGTGTACAGTTCCAAAGCTGCTGCAGATGTAATAGATGAAAAGGGTGCGCTGAGCGATAAAGCCAAACAGGAGTTAGGTTTCCAGCTGGCACGTAAATCAGACTCCGGTATGGGTTTCTCTCCTTATCATTTACTGAACCTGGAAAAGGACGGTGTGGATCCGAAGATTGCTGAAGAGATTCGTGCGATGGCACTGGAGAACTTTGGCATTACCCCGGAACAGATCGATCGTTTCCAAAACGGCAACGACGCTGACCGTGCCAAGCTCTTGTCCATCATGCCGGGCAAAGGTGCGGCGTTAGCGAACAAAGCGTTACCGTACGTTACAGACATCAAGAACGGCATCTACAACACCAACGACAACATCGACCGTCTCCGTAACTCAGGCCATTACCAAGCGTTACGTGATGCGGGTATCATCATCACCAAGAATGGACGCGAAGAGATTGATGATGAAAAGATGTGGAAGATGTTCCGACTCCAGCAAACCGACGAGAACTTCGACAAGAAGCTTCGTGCTGAGCAGGAGAAAGGATATGACGTTGAGCAGGGTGACACGGTTAATCGTGCCGGTGGAACCACCAACAACACGACTAACAACAACTTCGGCGACTTGAATACCACACTGACTGAACTGAACCAGACAATTAAGAATGGTGCAGGTAATGCAGGCGGTGGGGCAAATTACGGTCAGAGCCTGAGCTTGGTGAACACCCAGCTGGATAAGTTAATCACTATCCAAACCGGCCACACCGATATCTTCCAGAAGCTGTTGGAGAAACAACCCACCATCCTTCGTCGCAGCAAGAAAGAGCAGACGGAAGAAGAGCAGGGCAAGAAAACCCTGTTAGACCGTATCAAGGGCTTCTCGCCACGGAACATGTTTAATAAAGGTGTTGAAACCTTGTTGAACAATGAGCCACTGATACTGGGTGGATTGATTGGTGGTCTGGGTGCTTACGCACTGCATGATCCAAAAGCTGCCGCCTTGATTGGTGCAGGTGGATTAGCGGTAGCGGCGTATTCCAAGATCCGTTCTCTGAATTCACAGCGTTTCGCTGACACCGAAGACCTGTATGAAAATCCAGGTGACGAAGAGCCGTTGCTGCGTGGTGAACGCTTACGTAATGGGGACTACTTCGACAGCGCTACCCGTAAGGTCCTCCAGACCTGGAATGACGTCACCAGTGCGATCATTGACAAAGCGGGTAACATTGTGGCGACTGCCCGTCAGTTAGCCCAGAAGCTGTTTGGTGCAGACGGTCGTGCCCGCATGCTGCGCGGTTTAAACAAACTGCGTGAAATGGGCATGAAGCTGTTTAACGTGATTGATCCGTTTGGTCGTATCTCTAAAGCCGGCAAAGCAGTATCAGGTCGTTTCCACCGTATGGATGTGTTCCGCCAAGGTGAGAAGTCTCCGGTGCTGATCGGTAAGAAGATGGGCAAAGGCTGGTACTTCAAGCTGGACGCCAACGATAAAGCGGTAGAGATCAACGGGTGGGATGAGATCGATGGACCTGTCTACGATAAAGATGGCGAAGTACTGATTACCCAAGATGACTTCGACCGCGGTCTGGTTACCTCAATGGGTGTCAGTATCACCAAACTGGGGGCGGCATCTAAGCGTGCAGGTATCCTGGGTCTGGATCTGTTGGGCAAGTTTAAAGATCGCGCTATTGCGGGCGGTAAGAAGGCCTACGACAAAACCACGCAACTGGTCAAAGCCGACTACTCACCCATCGTGAACTCAGTAGACCGTATCTACCACTTACTGTGTCAGAAGTTCGGCGTTGAGCCACAAGACATCAGCATGGTGGAAAAACTGGATGTGGTCGAACACCTGCGTTCTAAAGAGCACGCGGAAGGGGGAACAGAGGACGCCGACGGGATCCGTTTGAACTCGCTAGCCGATGAACGTCGTCAAGCCAAAGAGAAGAAAGCGGAGAAAGTCCAGGACGCCATTATCAATATCAGTGACTCGCTAGGCGGCATCGCAAATAAGAAAGAAGAGAAGAAGAAACCAAAAGGTCTTCTCGGCTTGCTGTTTGGTGGTGTAGGCATGGTGAAGAACCTCGCTGAAAAGTTCTTTGGCAAAACTTTTATGACGGGTTTCTCTACCTTGTTTAAGTTCGCGGGGGTGGCACTTAAATCCCTGCCGGTGATTGGTGGTAGCATAAGTAAGCTTGCCAGCTTCTTCACCGGGGGCGGACGTGATCAGGGAGTAGAAGACTTATTGGGTGAAGGCGGGGATGATGTAGGCGGTTCTGCAAGCGAAACACGTGAAGAGCGCAAACAGCGTAAAGAACGTGAGCGCAAGAAGAAAGAGAACCGTGCGCGTCGTCAACGTGAGCGCAATGACCGTTTGAGAGGCGGCGGTGGAACGGATGCTGAACTGGAACGCGATCTGCGCAACCGGGGAAGGCGTAATCGTGTTAACCGCGGACGGCGTTTTGGTGGACTGAGAAACGCAGCCAGGAACTTTGGAGGATCCTTTAATCCACGCACCGCTATCCTAAAAGCCGGTTTGCTTTATGCCGGTGGTCAGGCAGCTGGCGAGCTCATGGATAATGATACCTTGAGCACGGCGGGGAATGTCATGGCCGGATATTCACTGGCATCTTCTATTGCAGGCGCTGCCGGCATCGACATTGGTGTAGGGGCGTTAGCCAGTGCAGCAGGCACGGGATTGGCAGCAGCAGGTTCTGCGGCAGCAACTGTGTTGGCGTCGCCGGTGGTCCTGGCAGGTCTGGCAGTGGCCGGTGTAGGCTTGGCCGGTTACGGCATCTACAAGTGGTACACCAAAGGCAAGTACCGTCAAGTTGACATTCGTTTCGCCCAATACGGTTTGGAAGATGCGGACGGAGATTTAGGCAAGAAGATCTTTACGATCGAGCAGTTGTTGACCAAGCATGTAGTGATCAATAACGGCGCTGCCTCTTTCTCAACCGATACCCCAATCCAGCAGGTCTTTAAATTACTGCAAACCGGCAATGACGGTAAACAGTCAGGTGAGATGGGTGACATCTTCAGTTGGTTCAACGGACGCTTTAAACCAGTGTTCCTGACCTACATGTCGTGTCTTGATACCTTGCGGATAAAGAGTCTGGAAGAGTACGACAAGCTTACCGACAAAAAGGCGTATGACATCGCCTACCAGGCGTCACAGGCGATCGCGGCTATTCAGCCTTCTCCTTACCAAGTGACACCGAGCATTGATCCACACGACAAGCTGATGGCGCAGGATGAAACCATTGCTACCGTGGGCAAATACCTGCAAGAGCTGAAGAAGTATCTTGATAAGAATGATGACACTGCAAAAGTCCGTGATGTCACCATGAAGGTAGAAACCAAAGAGGGTCTGGAGAAAGAGAAAGCAGAACTTCAGGACAAGCTCAAGAACACGAGCTTCTGGGGACTCAACGGCTCAACCAGCTTGCTGGAACAGCGTCGCGTGAAATCCCGCCTCTCTGAGATCGATGGGGAAGTTGATAAGTTAAACGACGCCTATGGTCAGGGCAAAGTAGCAGGACAGGTTAACGTCAAAGACCTGATTCCTGACAACGGCATTATCGACCCGTTCACGCTGATTCGTATGAACGCTTATGGTCTGTCTCTGAGCTTCGGTAAAGAGTACGGCACGGAAATGTTCCCTACGTGGAAGTTCCAGGCTGTGGCACACCTTGAGCGTCGTGTAGAAGGCATGATCAAAATCATTGGCAAAGATGCGCGCTTCCTGGGTAAAACCGGTGAACTGTTCCACGAGTTCAAAGCCGCTTTCCGTGTTAAGGATGACAAGGCCGATGATTGGTGCCTGTGGTTCCGTGATCGTTTCCTGCCGGTGCTTATGAACTATTATAAGCTCTACAATGGATACGGCAACGGCGCGCCGGGCACGGGTTGGATGAACTTAACGGCAACGGCGAAATACCAGATTGCCTTGGGGATTATCGACACACGCAACGTCACACCGAAGAAAACCCTTGTTCCCGTGTGGAGCGTAAAAGTTTCACCGTTTGAGGGTGGATTCTCGGTACCGAAGTTAGCAGAAGTTGATAAGCTGTTGAAAGCATTGCAGGAACTGAGTAACAAAGCCAAGCTGCGTAACCCAATCCTGGAAGCCCAACAGACCAGTGCCAAACAGTTGGTGAACCAAACTACTGCTCACGCTGTAGGTGGTGCAGTCACCGATAAACTCAGTGCCGGGGGTAATCCACAAACCCGCGCTGACTTGGCAATGGACACCCAGTTCACCATGCCGTCTCAAACCTATGCTCCGGTGCGAGGCAGTTCAGATGTCAACAAGGTCGACCTGCGTGGAGTGAAACCTTCAGCCGCAGGTAATGATACCGGGGTAAGCGTTCCGCGCAATGCGGCAGAACAGTTGATTATTCGTGAGATGTTGGCACAAGGATTAACTGACCCCCGTTTGATTGCTGAAGCCTTGGCGTTAACCAACTACGAGTCGCAGGGCTATTCTCAAACCACCGAGAACATGCGCTACCGTGACCCAGCTCGACTGATGCAGTTGTTCCGCAATGTCACTGACATGGGTACGGCTCAGCAGTTGGTGCAGGCTGGTCCGCAAGCCATCGCGAACTTTGTTTACGGTGGTGCCAAAGGTGCTTCGTTGGGTAACATCAACGAGAACGATGGTTGGGATTACCGGGGACGTGGATTTATCCAGCTCACTGGTCGTGCTAACTACCGTAAGTTTGGACAGATGATCGGCGTTGATCTTGAGAAGAATCCACAGTTGGCAAGCTCTGACCCCAAAGTCATGGCAAAACTGGCAGTGGCGTTCATCAAGGACAACAAGCAGTTAATGTCGATCACCAAGACCAACAACTTTGGTAATGCGGCACGCGGTTTGAACGGCGGTAATGCCTTGCCGGGCATGGAAAAACGCTTTGCCATGTTCAAGGACTACTTGGCTCGTTTAAGCAACGGCACCTTGACAGCAGATGGCGGTGACGCCAGTACTGACCTGGCAGCAAAAGGTCGGGCTGAAACGGAAGCCGCTACTGGCGGAGTTGATCAACCTGCCTTGCCATCACCGAAACCTATGGGTAATACGGTTGATACGGGAACCACACCGGTATCGATTCCACAGAACCCAGGCCTAGGTGGTGGTAAACTTCCTCCGATGTCAGGTTACGGTTTAGGTGGCGGTAGTCCGAATGGCGGTGCAGGTGCAGGCTTCCAACGTGTTGGAGATGTCACAGCTGTTGCCTCGGGTAATCGCACTAACACCTATACGGGTTTGACCCTGAAGTCACAGGAAACCACCGCAGGCGGTCCGGTTCATCCAGGCATCGTTCGTGTGTGTCAAGAGATCCAGGCGCGTGTGCAAGACTTCATTCGCTTCACGGCATTGAACGACGCATACCACCACAAAGCCAATCCACGGAGCAAACACGCTGTGGGTCTGGCACTGGACTTTACTGTTCAGGGTGGTGTCTCAACGTCTGACCAGGCAGTTGGCATTGTACAGAAGATGATGAGCGACGCTGGCATGAATTCGGCGGATTACAAAGTCATCAATGAATACCGTGTCAAAACAGCGGCAGGTACGGGCGGTCATGTTCACTTTAACTTTGAAAGTGATGCAGCGGCTGACAAATACCTCCGCACTGTCGGGGAAACCTCTGCAGCGCAGATGGGGCGTATCGCTACTGATGCAGCAACTGCACCACCAACCGGTAATGCAGAAGCCCCAACCACCACTGCGCCGCAAAGCGCGCCAGCACCTCAGGCCGCTCCGCAAGCAGCAGCAACACCGGCTCCTGCTCCACAGGCGTCAGCTCCGGCAACCCCGGCTGCTCCAGCACCTGAACCACTCGACCCGCAAGTACTGGCTGCGGCCATGAAGACGGGTTCCGGTGGTATCGAGGATTTGTTGAAGCAGCTGATCCAGGTCGTCAAGCAACAGAACAACCCGACTCCTACTGTGAAGACGGGCTAACAGAGTGGGGGGATTCTCCCCCACTTCTTTTTCGGAGTTAAACATGGCTAATAAAGTGGCAGTTAAGGACAAGGACATTCTTGCCCGTTCTTTTAGAATGCTGTCGTCCGAGTTGAACAACCGTCCTTTGTTGGACAACTTTAACTGGAGTAATTACTTCAACGTTTTTAGTAGCGCTACGGGAGATAACCGCTTTGTCAACCCAGTGAGTCAATTCTCACCGGCAACCGATCCACGCTATGACCGCTATCAACAAAGTTCTGAAGGCGGCATGGGTCCGATGTACAAAGAGCTGTACGATGACAACGCCACGATACTGACCTTGGTGCCGGGTGTGCCTGAGTTCGCAGGTCTGTTGAGTTTTATCACCAACATGTTCGACCCTGTTTCAGCGATCATGGCAAACAAAGGTCGTCGTCCGCATTTGGCCTTTTATATTGGTCAGGCGGCAGGGGCGATTGCGTTTTGGCCTATGCAGCTGGCGAGTGTAGGTTTGCAGTTCCTGCAGTTCCTGATGGACTCCCCCAAGAACCGTTTCTATACGGTGAAGTCTGCCATGCCTGAATACATTCAGATGGCGTCAGGTGTCCTCAACGATATCATGGTGAAGCTGGGTTACATTGATCCGGTATTACCGAGCAACAACAAGGCACAGACAGATTCTCTGCACGGCATTCCACCGGGTGACAGCAACAAGAACAAGATCGCCATGCTGAACCGTCTCTACAGCGATGTGGTCTATTCTGACGGCACCATTGACCTGTTCCGCTTGATTACGCGCGGTGCACGCAAACACCGCTTCCAGATCAAAGCCTTACAGGACCTGGATGAGAACTGGCCAGAAGGCAACAATATCACGGTAAGTCAGCGTTCTACCCTGGTGCGTAACCTGATGGCGCGTGCCGCCCAGGAAATCAATGCAAATCCGATGGTGGCAAAAGGCAACCCGACTCAAAACGAGATCGAGAAGTACTATGCAACTGTGGGTGCGTATCGTGAAGGTGAAGGTCTGTACCCAGAAGGCCAATCAAGCTACCTCAACCAAAACATGTACGCCAATGCCAACACCACGGCATACGGCGCAACCGGTGTCGGCGGAGATGGAACGACCAGTACAGGACTCAACGAAACCGTTAATAAGTTAATGACGGAAGTAGGAAGTTCTGATGGGCCACAGGCGCCGCCTTCTCCTGTGATTCAGGGCGCGTACAGTTCGGCTACGGCAACGCAGAGTAACCCCAACGAGAAAGGTAAAGCCACCGCACTCAATCCCGATCAGAGTCTGGCGGATTATCCAACACCGCCTAACACGGCGTACAAGGATGATACCAACCTGGAGAGTACTTGGGCGGGTGGTGTTGCCGATTACCTGAAGACGGCACTGAATGGCGGTTTGGATGCTATCTCGTTCCGTGTAGAAGGTGGCGGGGGTCCGACGTCGGATACTTTCAGTAACTCCGCGGGCCCATCGCCGATTGCGGATAAGTTCAACAGTGTGGTCCGTGCGGCCCATGACTTGAACTTTGACATGGCGGGTGGGGCAACCGGTATCGGGATTATCGATGGCATTGTCGAACGCCTCAAAGACGGGGCAACTGGTGTGCTGGCTGGGTCGGTATTGGGGAACATCCCGCTGGCACTGGCAAACAACAGTTACATCAAGGTTCCTGATCACTGGCAAAGTTCGTCAGTTAACCTGCACCGTGAGTCCTACGAGATCGCGAGCTACTGTAACTACGCGCATCCGTATGAACAAGTGATGAAGATCTGGGTTATCTTCTCGTTGCTGCTCCCGTTGGTTGCACCGATCTCTGCGGGTGGCTCTGCTTATACCTCTCCACCGCTGGTGAAGGCGTTTTGTCAGAGTCGCCAGTTTATCCGTACTGGTATGGTTGAATCGATTCGTTTCCAATTCGGTGAAGGTGAAACCGGCTGGACGCGTGACCGCAAACCGTTGAACTTCAAAGCCAACATTGAAATTGTTGACCTGGAGCCACTGGTATCGGTACCGATTAACCGTTCTATTACAGTAATGGATTTGACCAACCCCGCAGCCGCCGTCAAACGCATTCTAAGCGACGATTCAGCTTACAATGACTATCTGGGTCGCTTAACCGGAATGACCTACCTGGACACTGTACTGCGCTACCGCCGTCTCAACCGCATGACAACGACTGCCGCCTTGAACGTCAAGTCGTCGTTCCGCGCTGACAACGTAGGTGCCATTCTCAGTGACAACATGGTAGGGGATATCCTGAAGGCGTTCTCTCGTCCTTTAGAGCGTTAATGTTTAATCACTAAAGTACCAATCCCTTGCCTACTGCCTCCGCAAGGAGGTGGTAGTGTAGGGGAATTGTATGCATTTATTAATGCACAACCACTCGGCAAATTTGCTTGGTGTACCTTTATTGATTAATACAAGGCTCTTATTATGTCAAATGTACATACCCAAACTATCCCTCTTTATAACAAAGGCGCATTATCCGCAACAGGTTACCGCATTGGTTCCGGTTACAACGTTAAGTTGAACTACGGCACCATTGAACTCGCGTCCAAGCCTTCCCTGTATGATTGCATCTTGCACTCTTATATCGGGATCCGTTTGAAGTCACCCAAGTTCCATGACTGGTTAACCGAAGAATTGCGTGAACAGATTCTGCGTGAGCTGGGTGAAATGGATACGCTGATTGATGGGCGCATTACCAGTTACCGTAATGAAGGACTCAAAGAGATCCTGAGCAAAGGTATGAAGTGGGAGATCAACAACACCCTTCAGATCAACATCGATCAAGCAGATCTCCAACCAGAAGAAAGAATTCGCGAAGTTAGAGACATGTTCTTTAACGATTTCCTTAAAGCGACGAAACTTGTTGTGCACATTCGAATGACCTCGCCGTTCAAAGACAAGGCCGATCTCTTCGAAGTGTCCCTGTTTGAAGACAAACAGCACGACAAACCTTACATGAGTGTGATGGAAAGCAACCTTCCGTCTTCACTCTTCAACAGAGAGTGGATTGACAATGCTAAAAATTCTTTTAATGCTTACCGTCGGGCTAGTGCTCCAGTTCAGCTTGGGATCAACCCAGCAGTGTACCATCCCCTCGCGCCGCTTCATCCCGGCATTCAGGACCCAGTACAACAGCCTGGTCTAGGTATTAGCCCCTATACCAATAAGCCATTCACGTATGGCACTGGAACACCTGCTCAGTTTAAGCTGTACGGTGAAACAGGTGACATAGACGTGACGCTTAACGGGAGCACTGTGAGCTTCCAGGCATCTGGCGATGTATCAGCACGAGCACCGCAGATCAATGTTACCGGCGGCATGAACTGTTTCGCACCAAAGTTAAATTTGGGTGAGCTTGCGTCTCCACATGTTACCGCATTCGGTAAAAGCGTGTTTGACATGGATGATCGGTTAGTGGCACAGGTGGATATTCGTTCTGTAAAAGCATACAACGAATCCCCATACTTCAACCAAGAAGTACAGATGCCCATTCCGTTTCAAGAGTTCATTGAAACGAAATTGAAATGGTCATGGATGGACACCACCTTTGAAGATTACCTCTTGAAGGGCTATAAGTCCGATGATCAGGGTCGTGATCCACAGGTTGTGGCATTCATCAATATCGCCAGTCGTTTATGTAATGTGTTAATTGCATAAAAAAAAAGAAACATACTCCTACTCCTACCCTTTCGGGTAGGAGTAGTGATTTATGCCGTTGCGATAATTGGAACGTCCGGGAAACTGTTCTTAAAGGTGTCAACTGCTGACTGTTCATTAAACATGCCAGTGCACGCCATTAAGACAACCAGTTCAGGCGCTGTGTCATCAGAGATCAACACTTGCTTCATGTCTTCACTTACTGACGAGATCAGACCCATATTCAAGACTTGACCAAACATGCTGTTGGTCTTATACCAGTTGTCACCAAAGATCGTGGTAACCACACGCAGGAACATCGCCTTGATCGCCGGGTACTGACCAGGAGACGTCCCGTTATCCAACACGAAGTTCTGGAACAGGTTATTCGCTAAGCCCGGATACTTGGCGTTAATCATGGCGTGGCTCTTGGCACTCACCAGATCCAACACCTTGTTCATACTTACCAGGTCGCCGTTCTGCATCATCTGGGGAATAGCGTTCAACAGCGCCGCTTCAGCATCTTCAGGATTGTTGTACTTGTCCATGATCGACTGGTACGAATCGCTCATCCCGTACTCTGCAGTCATCTTCATTAACGAGTTGTAATACGACGTATTAAACGTGTAGTCTGTTAATGTGTTCAACCCGGTAGTACGACCCAACAGGCTCAGAATCCCGCCACCCATCTGATCACGCCAGTTCTTGGTGATACGGAACCCGCCACCTGTGGAATCTACCATGTTACCAAAGTAGCCGCCGGTCAGGTTGTTGAACTCACTGTTGGCCATGTCACTGAGCTGATACATCAAGGCATCTTTGGAACTGATGTCGAAACCGATCTTGTTACCGATAGACTGAACCAGCATGTCTTTGTTAAAGCTCACGCCGTTCTTACCGACACTGAAGTACTGTGCCGCATCCTTAAAGTCCAGTGCCCCACCGGTTAGGGAGCCCACGATACTGTCCAGTCCAGAGATAACCTCGTCCTTATAAGCAGAGATTGTCCCCGAGACTTTAGCCTCACCCGCCTTTAACGTTGCCACCCCTTCTTTGAGTTTGTTCTGTACCGGAGAGATTGCCTTGACAGCATCACCTCGGTATTTATCCAACGTTTCTACTGTGCTGTTCTTGAAATTAGACAGCTTATCACCGATGCCACTGAGTGCATCACCAATTCCACCTGCACTGGGAAGCGCCATACCTACCTCTCGACAAAAAAATAAGGAACACATAAACTTGGAGGGTGTTACCCCTCCAAGTCATGGACTAACAAAATTTATTCACTGGCATCAGGGTCTTCTTCGTAAGACTCACTGTTTTCAGCGTGTTTAATCTTCACTGTTTCACTGACTTCATACTCATTCCCATTCTTGTCCTTTACCTTCAGCGTGATCGTACATTCATCCATCTGCAAGATCGATAAGCCTTCTAACATCTTATCTGCTGTCAGTTTGGGACTGTGGAAATAAGCATCCCGGATGTTTCCGGTTTTGGTTAACATCTGTTTTCGTTTGTCCTCCTCTGGGTATCCGGTGAGTATCCACGATAAGTGGTCGTTTAGCAGCCGAGTCCATTTATAGGGGTTCATGTTTAACTTATTCAGTAAACCCCTAAACAGTTTTGCAACCGGACCTTTTAATTTGTCATCTGGCAAATACCTCTTAGAAACGGCTTCCATTTCTTTTTTGGTACTGTTAGATTTCACCCAAGCTCCGTATGTTGATTGTATAAAGCGCCGTTAAGATCTGTAAGATCTCCGACACCAATGCCCGATAATCCTTGTTTGCAACGAAATCTGGAATACCAGGATATTGGCGTTCCAGTTTTTTAATACGTGCAAGTTGACTCTGGTAGAGAGTGTCCTGAATTTCTTCGTTCGTATCTCTCTGATAAAATAGAAACACTTCAAGAAACACAGGAACCCGCTCCATCAACACTTCGTTGATTTCAGCGTCACCGTCATACCAGTCAAGGAACAAGCGATCGGCAATCGGATAATGGCTCGCCAAACTTTTGTACGCTGCTGCATAACGCTCCTCACTGAACTGCTCAGCATCTTCAATAAAGCTCAGAAGACTGGAGGAATTCGGTGTGTACGTGGTCATACCCACCCCGGTTGCATCACGATAATCCGCCAGCGCAAACGGTTTGTACTGCTTAGTAAGAAAATTGTATAGGGACGCGGATGTTGGAACAATGCCTTTTGAAGGCGAACGGAGGTCTGCAAACACCTGCTCAATAAATTTTAACTGTTCCTGACAGTGGTCAATTTGATAGAGCTTTGGTTTAAACCACTTGCGCATTAAACGTTGGATCATACAGATTCCTTTATAGACTAGGTTCACTACCCTAATAATGTAGGTTTGAAAAATTATGGACACTCCAGAAAAACCCGTAGAAGTCATCGCCACCAATCAGGAAGCGCTGGCTAAACCCCCGAAGTTCACGGAAGCGCAACTGTTGGACCCGGCCTTTGACCAATTGGATCTGGTAGGGGCTGAAGTCGATGAAGCGCTGATGTCTATCGTGCAAGCGATGGTGCGTAATGAAGAAGACGTTGAACAGGTAAGCCTGGCTGACTCCCTTCAGAAACACCGTGCCTTGTTGTTGAAATTTGCCACCTTGGCGTACATGAAGAAACCCAGCTCTGCCATGCTGCTGAGTTCGATCACGTCACTTGTGGGTGCCATGGAGAAAGCGATCCGTGACGACCGTAAAGAACGTGCCAAGAAAGAAGAGAACGCGAGCAATCAGTTTAGCTTTTCACAGATTGTCGAATCCCTTAATGCAATTGCTGCCGGGGCTGTGGTTACACCCACCTTTGAACTCACTAGTTTTATTCTGGACCCTACTAAATCTCTTATGGACATTGCTGACGGGTTTAAGCCTATCAAGCCAGAAGAGCTAGTCCAGGGTAATACACTGGTCGATATCGACGGCAACGTGATGTAAAAAAACTATATAATAGTAAGCGGCTCGCGCCGCTTACTATTAGGTTACATGTGGTCATACGCGCTGTGCGGCATTGGTTTGATGCCAATTTGATTCACTAACGTCAACGCAAAGGCTTCGATCACTTCTGCCGGTTTCCCCGTGATATACTCCTGGCTCTTGATAAACAAATCAGGAACAAAGAACACCACATCTGGAATCGGCTCTTTAAGCAAGTTGTCCATGAACGGTTTGTTGTCGCGCACAAAGATGTCATACTTAAAGACGTAGGAGAAACTGCGATAGAAGCTCGGGGTGGCTTTACGATCATCCAGGTGAATCAGGGTGATCTCATGCTTACCACGAAAACGCTTGCGCAGAGAATCCAACAAGATCTCTTTAATATCTTCCGTTAACACATACGGGAAGGTATTGACCACAAAGCTGAATGAGCGGATGTTAGCCAACAACTCATATTCAGTCTCGGTAGCCAAGATCTGCGTCATGATCAGCTTGCTGATATTGCTCGGTGTATAGAACGCGAAGTCATCCAGGCTACGCTCAGCGTAAGCCGCTTCGAACTTCTCATGAGTGAGGCCGATTTCTGGGCACTCAAACAGATCCATACGGCGTTCATCATAACGCTTGGCCAAATACTGGTCCCACTTCTTTGCGGCGTCCACAAGGCGTGTAGCGACGTCCTGAGAGGGGTCGGTAATGATCTTACAGATTAACCCCTGACGATAGTCAAACAGTGAGTCCAACGGCAGATAGACTTTGATGTCCTTGTTCATTATTTACCTTCTGCAGCATTTTCAGTTGGAGGTAACTCTGGAACAAACAGATCCAACTGATCGACGTAATAACGCAGGGCAAAGAACACGCAAGCGAAATAATCTTTTTCAGTGATGCGATGTGACAACGTGGCGTTGTTGGGCATGCCGCTAATCACCGACTTGTATTCCGCCAGCAACTTCTTGAAGTAGGCTTCAGGAAACACCAGCTCACTGACAACCGCCATAACGAAAAGCAGGGCATCGTTATAGAACGTCGAGCTACCCCCAATCACCGTTGAGAAGTTGGCTAACTCATCGGAGAACTTGGTCATCGGCGTTTCATAAAAGCGCAGGGAAACTTCTTTGATGAAGTCTTGCTTTTCTTCGCGACTTTGCAGGAACAGATAATGCTTGACCAGCACTTCTCCCAGGATTTGGAGATCCGGTTCACCAATAGGGGATTTGAACCCAGGAAGGATATTACTCATAGCGCTTCCCTTTACCCGTTACGTGAATGCAGGTTGTTCTCGATGAGACGACCACGCAGTAAGAAGTGTGCCAGGCTTAGCACTTTAGCGCCGTCACCGCGACGTAAGCTGGCGTTAACACTGGCTTGACCTTCTTCAATAAGAGAAGCACGGTAAGCCTTTAACGCGCCTACGTCACCGCCTTTAACGGTATAGAGTTCGTTGACCGAGTTAACCAGACCCAGAGAACCACCGAATACGTGGACTTCAGGAATACTTAAACCGGTTGCACGTGACTCCATCATCACCTGACCTGTTAAGTCATCAACACGTTTATCATCTTTCGCCGCGCTGATCTTCTTGACCCACATCTGGCTCTGCTTCATGAGTTCCGCAGTACCCACAAAGTGTTTAGCCGGTGTCATGACCTTTAAGCCGGTATCGATGTCGTAGCTTACAATGCGCTGCCATACAGGGCGACCTAAACGCTCACAGCGCTCAACGATGTCATCAAAGTCAACGTCATCACCGCGATTGGTATTACTTAACCAGATAGCCAACTCATTGCCCGCTTCAAGCCACGCAACGTAATCGTCAAACTCCTGATCATTCATCCGCCCGAAAAACTCTTTATAGATGGCACCATTACCCCCATTGGGGGTAACAGATGTCATTTCGTCGATAAGGAATTTTTCTGCTTTCTTTCGATTAGCAGTAGTCATTTAACCTTCCTGTTGTAGCCGTAAGTAAACAACGGCTTGTTCAATTCGGTGGCGGCTTGACGCGCTCCGTTAAGGAACATATCGTCAGCCAGTCTGATGATTAATATCTCATCAAATAGTCCAACGTTGTTTTCCAGGGATTGAATGAACTGCGTTTTGTTTTTGGTGTCTAACTCAATTTCAGTGACAGTGGGATCGATATCGCAAATCCCACGATTACCACAAACAGAAACCAAAGAGACGTCACGGCATTTACTTTTTGCCATGTTCTCTTTTAAACGCGCCACGTAGGCTGTCGCGTCATCGCATTGATTACCGAAAATACCATCAGTAATAACTAAAGTTACAACAGTTTCTCTTTGTTCTGTGGTCATGATACTGCCTTAGAATTTGGGGTCGCCTTCGCCAACGGCGATACGCATAAGTTCAAAAGTCGAAAGCGTTGTTTTCTTGATGTCATCATTGATGAACCAGTAGTCAACGGTTTCGTTCAAAATCCATTCCCAATCCATGAGCTTGCCGATCTTCTCGTAGAAGTCTTCGATCGTCATGCGGTACTTCTGATCGAGCGTCAGATCGTACTTCATTTTGTTCATGTATTGGTAAGTAATACAAAGAGCACGACGCAGACAGAGATCTTCATTGATCTGTCCGCGAATCGTTGTACGGCCAAGACGGCTACCTGGGTAGATCACCAGTGAGTGACCACGTGGGTTGTCGCTGTCATAACCGAAGAATTTGTGCTTCTTCAAGTTGTGGTAAGCAGTCAGGTCTTCCTGAATACCTAAGTGCTGAGAACCGATGAAGGACGTGTGACCACCAGAGATCCCGTTCTTATTACGGTATGGAGAAACGAAGTACTCCATAAGGTCTGGTGACGCTTTACCGTCGGCATCAAAGAATTCATCTTTACCATACGGGTCAGGATAAAGCCATTCCTGTCCGTTCTTCAATGGCGCGCCACGAATGATCTCGACACCCAGTGCCGGAAGCTTCTTCATGGACTTCGGACCAGAGATCTTCTTGCCCTGACGCAGGAACGTAGTTTGCTTTTCCAGCGGCTGACCGGTCATGTTGATGATATCTTCAACCTGTGCAGTCCACACCTGATACATGCCAACTTCAGCACCCAGGCTATCTGCATCGGTATGAACGATACGACGAAGGTTACCGATGACCATATCACGGGTTTTCTTCGCACCGCCTTCATCTACATCACCTTCCTGGAAATCTTTCATGGCTTTCGAGAAGCCCATTTCCGTACCGGAGTCGATCATTGGGATCAACGGTGGGAACATCTTAACCGCTGATACACCATCGTTAGCCAGGAAAGGCGTATCGATTTTGAGGTTCTTGTTCTTCTTCGCTTCTTCTTTGATCATGGCATTCTTCTCTTTAAAGAAGTTATGCACATCGGTACCGTCATACTCATTACCTGACAGGTAGAAGAAACGCTGATCCAGAATATGATGTTTGAAGTAATCGTTGTCGCCGATCTCGCGGTTAATCGCATCCGCAACGCGGCTTACAGCAAAGGTTTTCTCAATATCGAATAAGAAGCCCGCACTTGGTTTGATACGCGCCAGAACACGCGACATCATTAATGCCAGCTTACCGGATTTCTGGGTGTTACTACCACCAACTACCGCATTGTTTGGGGTCATGCCGCCATTTAAATAATAACGACCATCGACACCTTTTACGTCTTCACCATTTAACTGATCGAAAATATACGAATAGTTGATGAATGGGGTGGTTACTTCGGATGATTTCATACCTGAAAGGAAACCATAAGGGGAAGACATAGTGAACCTCGATTCTATGAAAAGTTAGGTAATAATTCTTAATCTATATATAAGGGTTCCAGTAATGAATTACAATTTTGTATCCCATGTAAAAAACCCTGTTACCCTTCACGTAGCAGGGATCGAGGATTTAGGTTTCGGTGAGGCTCTGAATCTGTTTTTTAAAGAGTTCTTTACAGAGACGGACCGTAAGCTGGCGCAATTTAAGTCAAGTTTACATACTATTAATTGGCAGCCAGTTGAACAAGATTTATCTAAACGCAAGGTGCTGTTTGTAAACAATGCCAATGTGCGTTTGCCGGTGCCAACCTACTTCAATGGCGGTGAAGGCGAAATGGCATACTACGTCGATAATATTGTCGGCGCGGTAATTGTGGTGGAAGGTTTCAAAACTGAGATCCAACGTTTCTACGAGTGGATGAAGAAAGTTGTGAAACTGGGTCGCATCGAAAGTGCCTACAAATGGACCGTGACGGGCTATGATTCACACGTCGGTAAAGTCAGCGCGTTCATCAAAGAACTGGAAGAAGGCCCTAAGACTGCCAAGACCGGTGAAGTGTATATCAACTTCCAGGAAGCGTTTGGTCTGATGAACCGTTACAACCAGGCGTGTAAAGGCATTGGTGCTCGTGACGCAGAAGTCATGGCGCGTGATCTCAAGAATGTCTACGAAGTAGGCAACCTGCTGGTCAGCAAGATCAAGAACGGCGATATCATCGTTGACGCTTACGTGATCAAAGGCGTCCAGGAGAAGGTTAGCATGTTTAATGAACTGACTTCTATTGTGGGTGGCTGCCTGGGTCTGATGAACGAACTGAACGCGGTGTTTGATAGCCAGCTGGAAGAGTTCAAGAAGTTTAAGTAACAAAAAAATAAGGAACTATAACTCCTACCCGCAAGGGTAGGAGTTATATATTCATTTCGGTAAGTTTTCTTTGATCCAGTTCGCTGTTGCGTTACGGTATTTCATTTCTGCCTCCATCATTTTAACTTCATCCATGATGGAAAGAAGGCGGCTCGCGATCAACGCTCTTTTTTCATCAACGTTATCAGTTGAGAATTTGATATCAGCTAGGTCTAAACGGAGTTCACCGAGTTGCTTCTTCAAAGAATCACTTCTAGTAAGTAATTCATCCATGATGTGGTTGATCCGATTATACCGTTCCAGTTCATCAATGCGTGACATTAATAGAGTCCTCCACTATGACGTGTCATCCCCCGCCACTGGCGCGTCCCTTTCTTTCCTTCATCTGTCCACTGAGAAGTCCGGGGAATAGGTTCATGCCCACTACCAAAACAACCTGGGTTCATTGAAGACATTTTTTCAAATACTTCTTTAGGAACCTTGATCTCGCTGTAGGTGAATTTGTGGTACATAGTTTCAAAGGCTGTGTCATCAAACGTCCTGTATACGTTCCCACAAAGCAATGAAGTGTGTGGGTGAGTAGAATAGAAAGGCAACCCATCTTCATTTACTAACAGCGTTCGATAGAATTTCTGTAGCTCGGTACCCTTAGTAAGATAGTAATTGAGAGTATCCTCGTCCAACTGAACCGGGGACTTATAACGCCTGACCTGATCGACATTGTTAAAATCAATCGGGTAAATTACGTTCCCTGTTTGTGCCTTATACTGGGGGTCTTGTACCAGCTCTTTACACTGCTCACGCAAGCGAAAATCAGACACAGCAAAATATGGAGAATACCAACGAAAAAGATCTTCCACATTTATATCCTTACGACCAGCTTTAACCTTGGCTCTTTCATTAAGCAACAAAAACGTAACAAAAGAACAAATAGAACTCTTACGAACATTAGTGCCAAAAATATCTTTGTACATAACTAACTCCTAGACTAACTGATTAATTAAGTTGACTTATCTACCCAGATAATGTAGGTCTAAGAAAAAATATATTATAAAACACAAGGAGCCGAAGCTCCCTGTGCTTATATATTAAGAAAATCTGGTAAAGCTAACGTGGACAACACGGTCACCCTGTTGCAATAACCCGCTTTCAGAGATCACAGGACTGTCATCATCACGAATGAAGTCCAACCACATGTCGAACCAACTGTGCATTGACCTCGCACTCAACCCAGAAATCCCACAAGGTTTATCGAGGACAACGAACTGAGGAACGTTAACAGGTCCCGGTGGAACTCTGATCATTTCTTCACCTCTTTGTTCTTAGGCGGTTCTTTGCCCAGTTCTTTGAGATTCAGTACACGCAGATTTGCAACAGCCGACATCTGAATGTAAACCCATTCACCCGCATCCACGACGCAGAAATAACGAATCCCGTTCGGGTTCGACACATCATAACCCAACCACACCTTAACGTTTTCTTCCGTACAGCTGTTGAAGTTGTTACGGTCAGGCATGTCATACCCAATCGACAAAATCAACGGCACTGGCTTAACGGCTTTCGGATGCTCAACGGTAACCGTAAAGGTTGAGGTGTTCTGCTTGAACTCAGGATCCAGTTTGCGTTTGATCACACCCTTCTTGTTCTCCTCATCTTGATAGATCAAGTGAGTGATGTCCTTGAAGTGTGTATGACCAGACGAGTTGTTGGCATCACGACGCATAAACAAGTCGAACAGGTGATGAACCTTCTCGATGTTGTTACGGACCTGATAGCTCATAACCGGAGGATCAATCAATTCAACCAGCGTCGGTTCTTCCTTTCCTGCTGACTCAAACGGAATGTTAACGTTCTTGCCATCACGAATGCCTGGATAAGTGTCCACGATACGAGCAACATCTTTCGACGTTACATTGCTCAGGATACCTGCTGACAGATATTCGTTGGGATTAGGAACCAGCTTGCGAGAATAGTTGAAGATCTTGTCCAGCAACTGAATCGGGGTCTTGCAGTACAGATTACCAAAGGTTACGTCCGGGGTGAGCTTTCCGTAATACTTTTTATCCGGTTCAACTTGTCCAAAGTTGTACGCTCGATAACCGTGGTAGTCGTCGTAGAAGTTGGTGCCGTCTCCGGTATTGAAGTACCAGCGACCGCCGCACACAATCTTGTTAAAATCTGTTTCAGGCGATTCATACTCTTTCTTACTCATGACTTCAAAGAAAACACGTTTCTTGCCGCCAGGAACCGTTTCAATTTTACCCAAGCCGGATTGCTTGCTGGCGAGCTTCATGCCAGGACCGCCCTCTACTGCGGCGTCAGTATTAAAGATAACTTTGTTACCTTTGGCTAACCAGTCAGCATAACCAGCCTGAATGGATTTAAGATCAGACACTTCTCCCGGGGACAGCTCGTGCTTCGCGAAGACCCAGTTCGCTTCTTCCAACTTCTTCATGTCCAACTTCACCAGCTTTTCTACCAGCGCGAGTTTGGAAATGATACAGATGTTCTTGTAAGCGTCTTTGGATTCTTCTTTATACAGATGTTGGAACAACTCTTTCAACAACGCCAGTACCGGTTCAATGACATTTCTGCCGTTGCTGACGGTGCCCAGTAGGTAGTCTTCAATGGCGACAACGGTACCCGCATTGCGTGTATTGCCGACATAATAGCCTAAAGTGGTTGGCGTCCCTTTCTGGAGTTTCTTTTTGCCTTCTTTGTCCATCAGATAAGTATAACCGTGCGCGCCCGCAATATACCGTGGGGAACGGTTAATCATTAACTCATCGACCAACAAATACAGAACGATGTTCTTCATGTTCTCTATCATGGGTTATATAACCTTACTATAGGAGGGACATTACATCCCTCTTATAGTTAATTTTAAAAAAAATCAATGTGACGCGGGTTTCGCTTGAGGATTGCGGCATAAAAAGAGATCGCGCTGCAAAGTAGAGTTCTCTGTATACAGATTATCCACTTTATCAACGAGTTCACTGTTTGTTGCGCGCAGTTCAGCTGAAATCTTTTCCAGACCGCCTAAACGATCATTGACCTGGAAAAAAACATCACTGTGTTTAAGGTAGCTAACGTTCAGTTCCGTGTAATCCTGTTTTAATACCGAATAATCCATGTACTGCATAACGGACTGAAAGCAGATGACAATAACCACTACCAATAAAAGAATTACCATTCCACAAGCGTGGCGGGCGATATCTAATATGGCAGTTTCACGTTCATCATAGTTTTTTGCCACCGATTCTATGAACCTGTCAAATAGCTCGACCCAACCCTTGAGCATATGATTTCCCCCTCTTTTGTAAGGCCCAAACAATGACAACAACGTATCTTTCTTTTGCTGAAATAGCAAAGTTGCACAACAGTAAGGCGGTGTCACCCATCGGTGAATTGTCGGTACGTGCCCGCACCTTTGAGGTCGACCCTGATGTGTTTTCTTTAGATAGTTCAACCGAAGTTGTCTTGTACAACTTTGCTGCGATCAAAGACAATGCACCTACAACGCTACCCAAAGACCTCGCCACTCGACAGTTGAACATTGCCGATTGGCTGTATCAACAGGCGCTTGCTGGTAACTTAACACAAAGCCGAGGCGATTGCCTTGCACTGTTAAAAGCCACCTTTACCCAGGCCATCGAATTTACCGCAGTAGGGGATATGGTAACCAACGGCAGCATTTGGTTACCGAGTGTAGTAAAAGGCAACCACCTCGTATCCGTTAACGGTGGCGCTTCAACAGACCCACAAGCTTTCGCTCTCTGGTTTGCAGATGCGTACTTCCAGGACCAGTATCCAACAGCTACTTACTTCATTGTTCACCCTGTGCCGCTAACCGAAATCGATTCGCTGTATGAGATGAACTATCAACAGTTGGCTGCGCGTCTCGCTTTAGAGACACCAACAGTAATTGCAGATCGCGAGCATGAGATCGCTGATAATTCGCCGTATACACTGCGTAGTGTTTCGGCTTACAACGTCTACGATTTGCTTAACACACCAAGCTTCGTTGAAGCGTACTGGCGTGTGCTAACCCGCGGCAATTATGTCGAGGACTCGGTCATGGAGCAAATTCGCCAAGAAATCTTGGCTCACTCCAAGTACACCGAAGAGCAGTGGGGAGAAAAGGTTCCTGATTTGTTTAACCCGAACGAGTTCTACGGGATTATCCGTTTCGACCGTTTAGGGTTGTTAAATAAAACCAATAGTACTTCCACGCTGTCACCGATTGTTGATCATGAAACAGAATTTAAATTTGTTGACGTCTATTTGACGCCTAATATGTCAACTGATCATGTCATAAAATCGACCCAGAGCATTCCGACCCTTTATAAGTCCATGCAATACAGCATGACGGCTAAAGTAAACAACCGGGATGGCTTCCAAAAGATGTCCGATGTTCTGCCAGATTACCAGTTAATCGAGAGCACCAGTCCTGACTTTGGTTTGATCTCTGCTGACACCCGTAAGTACCTGTTGGATATGGAAAACCTGTTGGCCGCAGCAGAAGTGGTCACCGAGTTCTCTCTTCCTCCTCAGGGTATCACAACAGTTAAACGTTTCGGCAAGCTGTGGGTGACCAAGAAAATCAACAAGGTCAAATACCTGATCTTGACCCGTTATCAGATGGTTCAGGATAAACAGATTACTCAGTAAGGTAATAAGGCATGTCTGATACAAATGTTATCCCGTCCTATTTTGCGGCGGGGAGTTACACCGCCAACAATCCGTTTGACATGGTGGTCAAGCCGGAGAAGTATTACAAGGTAGAGGCGCTTCGCTCAGTAAATGAAATGCTGGGTGATAATCAAAACATGTTTAAACTGATCTTCGAACCAGCAGGTGTTACTGCTACTGATTATCAGAACATGTTGGACGATGTCACCAAACAGCAGGGTGCTATTCTGGTTTTAATCGCCAGTGACGGTAGCCGTGTTTATGTTCCCACAACTTACCTGAAATCATTTCCACTGACAGATGGTGTGAGTTATGAACGCCTGTGTTTGGTCATTGACCTCGGTGCTGTCCCGCCCGATCTCAAGAACAACATCGAAGACGTCAAGGATCACTTTGCTAATTATGCCGAAGCTCATATCGGGGTGAAAGCAAACGTCCAGGTTGGTACCATGCCGACCATTGGTTACGTGTCTGCTGAACAACACAAGGCTAATGAAACCACGCGCTTGAACAAAATCGCGGGTTCAATGAATGACGTGGTTACAGTTGCGACGCAAGAAGAAACTATTGCCAAGCAAGCCGCCTACATCGTTCAGTTGGAAACGGCACTGAAAGCTGCACAACAAGCCAAGTAATAAAAGAAGTAATACTCCTACCCGCAAGGGTAGGAGTATTATTATTTGTTCGTTAAAACGAAATCGATAACAGCAGAAGGAACACGTAACACAGCTTCAGCAGAATCGATCAACTCCGCTTTAACTAAATGCTGCGCGGTCATCGCCTGAGGATCTGACCAGGTGGTGTGGGTAAGACCAAACAGCTCAACCATTTTCGCCGGGAACTGCATACCAGCATAATTGGTGGTAAGCAGGTATGGGAACCATTGACCTTCATAACGCAAGAAGCAAACTACTTCTTTACCTTCTTGTTCGTCAAAGAAGATCGGAGTAAGCAACTGCTTACCGTTCAGACACCCACTGCACTCCCAGCCTTCAGGTGTTTCCGGTAACAGAGTGTAGTCATTATCGATGGGTTCATACTTTTCGATATTGCGCTGATGAATAAAGGTTACTGCGGCTTCTTTCGCCAGAACATCATTAATCGCGATCGCCTCAATAAAGAGTTGATAGAGCGCGCCGCGCATACCGATTAAGGAAAAGACTTCATCGTTGTTCTTTTTGGGACGAGGGGCAAGTGCCATAATAAAGCTCCTGAATAAACTGAGGGGTCGCACCCTCAGTTTAGTTAACGGTTAATTAGAAACGTTCGGTACGAACTTCGCCAACTTTATGCTCAGCAATTTCTGCCGGATCAGTGATCACACGCTTGGTGCTGAACGGACGCAGCAGCGAGTGGCCAGAGGTCAGCAGTTTGGTGTACATCAGTTGGACGAACTCCTGACGATACTTCGCGTGCAGAGACGGAGAGAAGTCTTTCAGCAGAGTTGGTTCATCCGCGTTGGTGTAGTCGTACGCTTTCCAGCTGTTGAGATCAAGACCTGGCTTGCCGTCGAGTTCGATGACTTCTTTCATCAGCTCTTCGTTAGCCACATCCACTTCTGCATCCAGCGCGTGCAGGTCCATGCCGTAAACCATTTCAGACGATTTCATCACGCGGTTCCATGCGCCGGCGAACAGACGTTTGATGGTGAACGTGCGCAGTTCGTGGTCTGCATCGCTCATCTGGAAATGCTGATCGATATAGGTGTTGAAACCATTGAACACGGTGTCCAGTCGAATCAGTGCGGTGCGTGAAGCTTCGCTGGTGAAGGTCGCTTCCCAATCTTTCGGGTCAAGCTTAGCAGGCACGATACCAAAGTCAGCATCGTTGTCGCCAGACAGTTTCCAGCCGAAGCGGCTCAGAGACGCATAGACCTTGTGGTTCTCGAAATCAATGAAGTTCGAGTAGTGCAGCAGGTGATCACGTTTGATCTCTTTGTCTGCGTGCAGCACCATCAGGTTACGCTTAACCAGGTGGAACGCGTCGTTCAGCATTTGACCGGCTTTGTGGAAGCGAGTTTCCAGCGCTTCGATATCGCCGTTGGTGAATGTTTCAGAACCTTTGAACTGCATTTCAGCCAACAGCACGCTTACCGGCCAGTCCAGACCCAGATCCTGCATGACCATCTGTTGTGCATAGAACTGGTTGTTAGGCAGCTTTTCCAGGAACAGTTGTTCGCGCGGATCTTCTTCGCCTTTAGCGAATTCATAACCCAGCTGATCTTGGACGTAAGCCATTTTCTTCAGCAGAGAGATGACCTTTTCCCACTTGGAAGCTGGGATACGGTAGGTGTGGTATTTCTCGTTGCTCATGACATAGTTGATGTCATACGCCGGGATACGGTCAACGGTTTTCTGCATCGGTTCGACGCGACCATCTTCGGTCTGACGCTGACCGGCTTGAACTTGTTTGATCGAGGAGTCAGTCACGATCACATCTACCAGCTGACGTTCGTCACCGGTACCAATGCAACGATTGAAGAAATCGAACAAAATGGTGGTGGTGATCTTAGAGTTTGCAGCTTGTAACATAAGAAATATCCTTTTGGATTATTGTAAATAACGTCAATGAACAATAAGTTAATGACATAGTGAAAAAGTATTTGAGTATCTACCTAAATCATATAGGTCTGAAAAATTAACAGGACGAGGATATGTTTGATTATTTGTTCGATCCCAAGATAGAGGAAAAGGGTGACTATTACGTTATCCGAGGTGTCCCGTTCTATCAGTTGTCTATGGACTTCCAATCGGCTTATGGAACAAGCTACATTACCAAAGCGATGTTGGTGAAAATCAACAACTACAGCTTCAGGGTTCACAAGTTCTTTATGGTAGAGTTTCATTACACGTTAATGAAAGTCATCCATGCCAAACGCCTGCGTACACCACTGGATAAGTTAATCAAACTCCAGTACGTCGTCGAGAACGAAACCTGGTTTGCTGAAACTATCACACCTAAGATCTTTGATAACTTCGATAAGTTCAAGGGTGAGTTTCACAGCGCACCTGATTACAACCAAGAGAAGTTTCTTCGTGAATACGGGACCATCACCAACGCCTACTTTTTGAAGGGGTTGTTGTTGGATGCCAAGGCTGGATCCGGTAAAACATTTACTACCTTGTTCTGGTCACGCATGACCGGTAATAAACAAACGGTGATCATCTGCCCCGATGGCATTATCGACAGCATCTGGAAAGCCGAGATTGCTAAGCACTTCAAGAAGAAACCCACCGTATGGACAACCATTGACGGCACAGAGATTAATGATGAAGCCGACTACATCATCATTCACTATTCTGCGCTGACCTCGAGCTGGGCGCCTAAGTTAGAGAAATGGTTGTTGGATCGCGCTAAAAGAACCAAGATGGCATTTAACCTGATTATCGATGAGTGTCATAACTTCAACGATGAAACGGCTAAGCGCTCTCAATTGGTTACGGCCTGGTCTGACATGGGTTTGTTTAATCAAGTGGTGCCGATGTCAGGCACACCATTGAAGGCGATGGGTCGTGAGTGTTATACCGTCTTCACGTTAATCGATAAACTGTTTGCCGGTAATGCCCGTAAAGAGTTCCTGGCGTTGTACGGTCGGAGTCGTGAAAACCTCAACGAACTGCTGCGTCACCGTATTGGTCGTGCGAAGTTCACCATCCCCTCTATTAACGGTATGGGTCCTAAGCCACCGGTTGTCACCATCCCGGTTGATATCCCCAATGCAGAACGCTACACCCTGAAGAATGTGCGTTCGGAAATGATGATCTATATTGAGGAAAGGGTTAAGTTCTACTATACCCATCTCGATGCGTACAACCGTTTCTTCTGGGAATGCGTCAATGACTTTGGTGAGGCGACCCGCGGCAATCCTTCTGATGAAGCGGACTATAATCGTTACGTTGCGATTGTTAAACGCTTTAAACTCAAAGGCTTCCGTAGCTTTGATGCTGTGGATATTCGCGACAATACTTTCTGTAAGAAGTATGAAGAAGAGTTGATGCAATGGCTCCCTCGTGACAAGGTCAAGCTCTTTAAGAATATACGCTCTGCGGTGAAGTACCTGGGCTTGAAAATCCGTGGTGAGGCGTTGGGCAACGTATTAGGGAAAATGCGTGAGGAAGCGGCTACGGCGCTTATACGCTATGCTGGATTACCCGACCTGGTTCGCAGTGCCAAGAAGAAAACGTTGATCTTCTCGAGCTATGTGAATTCCGTGGTTTATTGCGCGGAATACATGAAAGGTGAAGGCTTTACGCCTATTGCGGTTTATGGCGAAACCAACCATGATCGTGATGACAACCTCAAGCTCATGGAGACTAATCCCCTTCTCAATCCAGGAGTGGCGTCGTATGACTCCTTGAAAGAAGGCTATCACTGCATATGGGCTAACCAGATTATCATGCTTAATCCACCGTGGCGTGATTATATCCTGGAACAGGTCACAGCACGTGTGTGGCGTAAAGGTCAAGACACGGAATGTTGGTTCTGGTTACTGGATCTCAACACTGGGGATGATCTCAATATCTCCAGTCGTTCTATTGACATCTTGAAGTGGTCAGCAGAACAGGTAGACCAGTTGATGAGTAAAGCCGCGGGCTATGGTGGTAACGCGGAGTTCTCTGGTGTCATGGGTGCTGAGGTTTATAAGGCTCCGTGGATCATTGAAGAAGAGGCAACTCAACCGTTGTATTTCAACAGTAATCCTTTCTCTATATTTTAAAAAACAACATAAAGACTACTCTACTCCCGCAAGGGAGTAGAGTAGGAGTCAGCTAACCGTGATTACATGGTTGCGTCGTAGGTGCTGTCATCCAGGTTGCCGTAATCGGTCGCTGGGATGGTCAGAACGCTGGCGCCAACAGGAGCGAAGTAAACCGCATCAGCGATGAAGTTATCTTCGAACTGATAGGTGCTGCCAACCAGGGTAACTTTCTTGTCCGCAGAGTTGAAAGTGTAAAGCAGAGCTGGATCCAGGATCGCTTCGATGTTCGCGATGGTTGCAGCCGGTTTATCAGCGTCGGCAGTGCCATCAGCAATCGGGGCGTGGATAACCAGCAGCGCAGTTTTACCGTTCAGCTCAGGAACAGCAACCTGATAAACGCCGGCGGTATCGATGTGCTGGATTGCATCCAGGAACGACGCCTGATCGGTCACGTTGTCCAGGGTTTTGGTGGTGAAGGTGGTGACTTTCGGGTTGTTCAACTTAGCACGTTTGAAAGTCTGAGTATCTTTTTCAGATTTCCAGGCGCGGGTTGCAGAACTTACCGTGGCGCTGACGATACCGGTCGAAGAGTCAACGGCCAGATCGGCGATAGTGACATCAGCTTCGGTCAGGTTAGCAAAGCGAGCTGCGATAGCGGGATCCGCTGCATAACGGGTTTGGTTGTACACACTCAGCGCATTGATGAAAAGCGCAACGGACTTCTTAGCGGCCATAACAATTTATTCCTTTTCGAAAATTAATGTCGACATATGTATGATGAAGCATAAAATGTCAAATAAGATAGAACAGTGATGCCCCAAAAGGTACGACCCAAAAAAGGTCTATGTCAACAACTTTTCCACCTAAAAGAATCTTGGAAAGGGAATAAGTCGCGACGAAGCAGAACATAAAAATTATGTAAATTGCAAAGAATAAAAGGACATCGGTTAGGTGAGCAAGTTTGTTTTCGCTGAATAAGCAAATGCCGCTTATCACAACTGAGAACAGAACAAGCAGGAGATGTCCGAGACATCCCAGTTTACACCTGGTATGGTATTTGAACAAATCAGTCATTCTTTCCTCCTAGGATCTGGAAATGGATTGAATGCTGTGTGTTTTTTAATTCCCCATAGATTTGTCGACAAAAAATAACAAAAAAATAACAGGGGAGACAATCCGTCTCTCCCCTGTAGGCCGTTAGGCTAATTAAAGCAGAATCAGTAAACCCAGCTCAGGATGCAAACGACAACTACAACGTTGTGAGAGCATGCCCATAAACATAATTGAATCATAGAAAGAAGGGATCTTTAATTCCTTTTGTTGCTGGGGACCATTACTTGGTTTTTCAGCTTGACGCTGCGATGCGGTTTCCTTTTCAGGGGAAGTCGCTTTATCAAGCGCTGCGATGATATCAGATTGAAGATCTTTACGCAGGTTACCGAGTAACTCACGCAGAAGATCTTTTGTCTCTTTCTCTTGATCTTCCGCAATCAATCCCATGTAACGTTCGAGGTATTTCTTTTTACGCTCTTTTACCGTACCGGCAACATCTTGCAGGATACGCAAAGCAACGCCATCCTCACCCTGGATAATGTCGAAGCGATACAAGACGTCGTCAATCGAAAAGTCAGGAAGACGTTCGTGGATAACATAACCCACTGGCGACTCTGCCAACATTTTCCGATAGTGCTCTGCGTCACGCCATTTATAATTGGCATCACGAGAAACCTGCGGGCCGGTCAGCGACCTGATTTTGTAAACCAGCATCTCAAGATGCCGACCAGAACTATGGGTGATTTCAGCGAGGCGGCGATCGTCCAACGCGTCGGGGTAGAACCCTCTATTTAAAAGTTCTTCCAGATTGAAGAATAAGGTGGGTGATTTCTTTTCCTGGAACTGGAAGTTAGTTTCGTCTTGATTGATACTCATGATAATATTTCCTTAGTAAAAGAGGTTGATTAACCGCGATGTTTGCCGCGATTAACTTCGATAACTTTCTTTGTCTCTTTCTTGCGACGACGCGGAGACATCTTCGACGCCTCATTTTTAGAGAGAGGTCTGAGGCGACGTTTAACAACTTTTACTTTGGTGACGCGACAATCAAGTTCATCACCCAGTTTTTTCACAACCATATCGACTTCGGCGCGGTCTTCTGAGCAAAACTTTAACGGGTCGATAGTGATCAAATGATCCACTTCGTTTTGCAGACTGTTACCAGAGTGGAACACAGACTTACTTAGGTTTGTCGCAGCCCCCTGAATATGAATGTGGTCGCGAACTAACCCCTTGTGCGGGATCCTAAGTTCGGCATTCAACACCACGGGAAGTTTATCTGGAAAACACTGCGCTTTCTCCGGATCCCACTCGCCGGTTTCCAGCGCATTCAATAACGAGAATAAACCTTTACGTGATTCCGGGGTTTGGAAATCCTGGTGGTGTTTGAGATTACACAGTGTGCGATACATGCTCGCCGCTTCCTGTGACATCACATGACCTGCTTCGAGTGCATAAGTCTCGTCACCCGCTTCGTCTTCCAGTTGACGTTTTTGGTTTTGATATAAACGATCGCTTGACATCCGCCCTATTGACTGATCGCATCTGCCAGTCGGATCGAAAGCACTATGGCTTTCCATATTCGGGAAGCCATCTGGTAAAGCAAAGTTACCGGACAAGATGTGGGGGAGTTCTTTGTCTAACTCATCTTTTTCTTCTTGAGTTAACGCTGAACCTTTCAGTGCGGCAGCCATGTCGTAGGCCGCCTGCGCCGGAGAAATTAGATCATCTTTTGGTTGACGGAGTGACTCTTCATAAGCCTCATTATCGAGATGATAGGTGAGGTTGTTAGCATCACCCAATATTGCCTGGACTTCTTCAGGGGTCAATTTGGTCCCGCAGGCACGTCCGTCGGCTAAAACCTTATTGAGTTTGGCATAATGAATCTCGGTAGGATCGCCACGTTTGATTGCATCTTCCAGTCTTTTTGAAGCTTCAAAAGAGGAGGCGGCTAAACCTTCCTCTTGGACGTTATTACTGCAACGATCTTCTTCACCTACGACCGGAAAGAACTTGTTGTCATTGATGGCGAAAGGATGAGTTGATTCACGCGTTGGCTTAGGGATGCTAACCACACGCTTTTCTTTCCAGAAAAGATTAAGGATAAGGCGTTTAATAGCTTTGAACATGATAATTCTCCCGAAGATAAAAGAACAGGCCAAGGTTCCCCCCAGCCTGTTGGATTATTGTTATTTGCCGTCGAAGTGGATAGCGCCTGCGCGGTTACCCATGATGATAGAACTGGTGTTCGCCAAGATCTTCGCTGTGGTCATGCCGCCTTTGAGTGCAGTGATAGAAGCATAGGCCGTGTCATACACACCCAGGTCTTCAGGTGTCCCAACTTCCCCTGTAGCCAGGTTGGTGATAATGCGGTCACCACCCAACATCACGAGATCATCACCACCCATTTCATCCAGCGCTGCTGCTGTTGTAGCGCCTGTGAGATGCGCCCACTGTTTAAAACACAGTGCAACGAGATCTTCCAGGATAACATCATCAGGTCTGTCGATTGGGGTCTGGTGCTCTTCCCACAGTCGTACACCTGCATCACGTAACGCCATACCACAACCCGGCAACATACCGTTGGCTAATGCAGACTTGATCGCCAACTGCACATCTTCAAAGCGGTCTTTACGCTCTTTGATATCGCTGTACGTTTCACCACCCACATACACCGTAACCACTTGACCTTTCAGTAACTGGATACGCTTTTCAGTTGCCTGACCCAGTGGACTGAACCGTGCACTTGAGTTCATCTCCCCCAGGGTGCGTTCGACTTCAGCAACGCGTTCATTGATGCGTGCTTGTGTCTCTTCGCCCACGGTTTCCATGATACTGAAGTTGAGGTTAGCGATCAGACGTTCCGGACACCCTTTCAGGTCAATGTTCTTGAGGTCTTCGATTGCGGATACCAGTGACGCATTCAGTATCGACGCAATGTCCCCCATGATCAAGCCGCCCAGTGTACCCGACACGTTGGTGGAGAACACCACGAACTCTGTGCCCGCGCCGTGCTCTTTCAACATCTTGTTCAGACCCAACACGGTGCTACAGAACGCAGTACTTGCCTGAGTCACCACCAAGCCGATTTTGCTCCCCGGATAACGTTGGTCCAGATCTTTCGCCACGTCTACCAGCAAAGCAGTATTGATGACGCTCCCCCCGAAGCCCTGATTCATTACGGCAAAGGTCATGCCTTCAAACGTAGTCTGTTGACCGTTACGATTGGCTGTAAACGCCGAGTCCGCCAACTGCATACGCAGACGTAAGCCATTGCTCTTACTGACTTTGTCTTCGTAGCTGTTACCTTCCTGCAAGTCAAACACCGGCGCGTCATAGCTATTATACACGCCCAGGACCGTATCCACGATGCTCTTATCCTGGTTAGCGGTAATGGTCGCTACTGCACGCAGTTCGTCTGAACCGATTGTCGGCAGAATAGATGCTTGCTGCAGGTAACCAATCAAACGACCGGTGTGCTCTTCGATACGCTTACGGTTGATAAAGCCGGGATACTTACGGAACAGATCATAATACAGTTTGGTTAAGAAGATAGTGGTCGTGGTACCGTCACCGCACTCCATCTCTGTTTTACGTGCAGACTCAGCCATGATCTGGTTGATCTTGTCCTGATGCTGGTTAGAGAACTCCAAGCTCCGTGCCACGGTTGCACCATCTTTCGTGGTCTTTACCGCAGTGCCGTCCTGAATCACCACGACTTGACCATCAGGACCCATAGTGGAACACACGACCTCGTATACATGATTAACCGTGTCTTCGACCAGTGCCGGAGTTTCATCTTTATTGGTGAATTTATCTTCAGGATTACGAAACATATTACTACCCCTTATTGACTTATTGATTGAAATTGGTTACTACGCTACCTAGATAATATAGATTTATAATTAAATAGCGCTAGGACTTCTCGATCGCCACATCCAGTAGTGTACAGAGGGCGTGTGTGTCGTAACCGATAAACCCATCGCACCGCCTTTTGACCATGGGATAATCTTCGTTGAAGAACAAAAAGCTATGTTTAAGTGATCCGTCCTTATAAAAGCTGATAAAGCATTTTCCTTCGTGAACGATAACCCTGATGTCCACCCCATACACAATGGCAAGGTAACTTTGATTAAGTTCGTCCTGACACTCAAAACGATCTAACTTAGGGAACGGATGAGTGATGCGATGCTGGAGCCAACGCATGTTGTTGACGGCTTGGTTTTGTTTCATGGAACGGAAGTGATCTTCCAGGGAAATGTCGCGGAGAGCAGTATTACGTTTTCTCTTCTTTTGTTTATAAATGTTTAACCACTGCTTAAGAATCTTTTTCATATAAACCCCCTACCCCAAATTCGACAATAGATAGTTTCCACAGTTAAATTAAAATTCCCCACCGGAGCAGGGAATTTCATCCATTAATTAATCGTGATGCGATGTTCCTGCCATTTGAAATCTTCCAGATTACGATCTACCAATTCCACTGTCCAGTCCTTATGGAAAGCTTCAATGTTATTCATAATGCGAATCAACAAGAATTCTGCTTGGTCACTCAACTCTTTGCTTTCTTTTACTAACTGATGCAACTCATCCATAAACACAGAAAGCTGGGTATAATGATGAGGGATTCGATCGTTGTTGAGTTTTTCGATTCCACCAATGTCAGATAACGTCACGCCTTCCTTGGGAGCCAGTCTCCACAATCGATCACAGTCCGTAGACGTTTGACCGTATGTGGCTTGTGGGTACTGGTTGTTGAATGTGAAAGGCTCAAACAGTGATTGTTCGGCATGGCCGGTATAACCCGTTGCCTTGCGATCATCACACCAGTCGATAGGTACTTCGTGTTCTTTATCCACTACCACAGGTACGATGCGAAAACGCACGTCTCCAATATTCAAACTGTGCAACATCAGTTCGATAACCAGACTGGAAACACTGCTGAACTGACGGAAACCACGATCAGCATCAATCGTGTATAAACCAATAACAGGAACAACTTGTTTTTCAGTGTAACGTTTCATACTAATCTCCAACAAAAAATAAAGGAAAGCCGGTAAGGGGAAATCCCCTTACTCGGCCGTGTGTTTAGAAAGACGCCGTTAAACCGTTTCGCCTAACGGGCAAAGATGTTGCAACAGTGTTGCCAACGCGCCATCGAAATCTTTGGCGCTGTGCAGACGGGTGATTGGTGCATCGTTTTCCAATGTTTTATAATCTTCCGCAAAGTCGATGTTGAAACCTTCGGCTTGATTATAGAAAATCTGGAAACAGCCGTTGTCAGTATGACCTTTCAGATAAGCCGTACCGAAAACGTAGAACAGATGGAAAGAGATATCGCGAGTAACGCGTTTCTCAGGTGTGTCGTGAATCAGCACGCCGTTGACATTGCCTTTGCGATAGCACTGCGGGTCAAAGATGTGATCAGGGTTGGTAATATAACGCAACTCACGTTCCAGTGCACAGACTGTATCGATGTAACTGGATTTATCGCCATCCGCTGTTTTCAGCGTGACACCCAACGGGTTAATCTTTTTACCCGGCGTGTCATGTGGCAGTTCATCAGCAGGTAAGGGTTCGAGTTTATTAATCTCAACCGCAGCACCTTCGAGTTGCTCAGTGAGCGCTTCTGCTGTACTACCTACCATGTATAAACGAGAAGGACAACATGGTTTCATGGGTTCACCACCCAATGGAGATGTCAGTATTTCATCTAGAGGATGGGATTGCCTGACAATCGGTAAAACAGAAACCGCATTGGTTTCGTCAGCTTTCGTCAATTTGAAACGATTTACATCTGCATCTTTGTTAGCCATCTTACTTCTCCCGAATTCTTAATGTGTAATGTACTGCTCCAACTCTTTCTTAGAGATGAACCCAGTGACTTCCAATGCTTTCAAATCAGCCAAACGCACAACGATTGACATTGGCCAATTAAAATCAGTACCCGCTTTTTCACGCAGGTATTCGACCAGGTATTCGACGTAATCTTTAGCACACAAAAACTGATTACGCAGTTTGGTTCCGTCTCCAACGAGTCGCCTAACTTCTTCAGCGCGATCAGCCGTTGGCGGCTTAATCTGTTCTGGAGAAATATAAAAATGATCTTCCTCGACGAGAGGAGAGGATGCACTTAAAGCATTCAAGTCAAGACCGGACAAATATGACATTAAAACCACCTACTTGTTTAAGACAGCCTGAACACCACGGCTATCTTTGCAATGCTTAGCAAAACTTTTAACACCAGCAATAATACAAACAACAGCAATAGGCGCTAAGAAAGCAATAACGATAGCCATGGTAATTCTCCTGAATAAGTAATTAAAAAGTTTTTATACTAACGAGATTGTGATAACAACTGTTCCATCGTTTCCCGCTTAAGGACCTTCTGGACTTTTGGATCATAAATAGCACGATCGATTTCCATCTTGACGAGTTCTATCCCGCCTTTGTATGAAATGCTCATGCTGAAATCCATGCCGATCGCTTTCATGGTCTGAGTCAGACGCTGAAGAGTAATCGATTTCAACTTCATGTTTTTGATGCCCAGCAGAGTGTTGTAAGCAACACCTGAATCGATGGCCAGAGACTTTACTGTGTCGTGCTGTGCATGACGCTCAATAAATGAACTGGTTTGGGCATAAGCAAACACACGTACTTTCTCTAACATACCTTCGCGAACGATACTCATAACTAGTGCTCCTGATTGAGGTAATACAGATTGTAACTAAAGTTGTCGCTCCACACAGCGGCGAAGCGATATGTTGAACCATCGGACATCAACGCGATTCCACGATAAACATCATCGCTGGTTTTAACCACGTCAATGACTTTAACACAGTGAGTCGTTCGATTATTCTCAGACTCAATGTTATCAATACTGCGACAATACGCCTTCTTGTGAGCAGGGATATTGATTGATTCACTTGCAATAACCCACTGACCGACACCGCCTAATGCAAGCACGGCGCCGATCGCGAGTAGCACTTTTTTAAATCTTTGCACAACCACTCCTTAAATCATATAAACCCAAATCACAGAAATAATAAAGGCAACAATCAAAATCCATTCTGCGGTATCTGGTTTAAAATCATTTCGTGGAACTACCATGGTAAAGCCCCTAGTGTAATAAGTTTAAATGCTGAATTATAAATCTTCTTGTGACAGCGTTGTCTTCACTGGCTATAGAAATCTTCAACAGTGCTGTCAGAAACTGATTCTTAAAGATCAGCTACTTCAGCAACTAACGCGTTGAATTCTTTTTCTACAGCAGTGTTAGTGTTGTACACACCGGTAACAGCCCACAGCCATTCGATACCACGAGCGGTAATGAACGCGCGGTATTCTGCCCACAGGCTTTTCATGTCGTTGGCTTTTGCTTTTACAACTGACATGTTGTTTTTGATCCAGGTATAAACACTAGCATAACGGTCAAAGCTAGATTCGGTGTTGTTGATGATATCGATAGCGCGGTCAACGTCTGATTCAAAGACGGTGATTTCGTTGGCTTTCGGGTTAGAGAAAATAAAGCGACGTTCAGCGATACGGATGATAGTTGCTTTAGGTGCAGTGATGTTCATGCGAACTAATTCAATGAACTCTTTAGATAATACCCAAGTCAGTTTCATATTAAATACCTTATATAAGTTAGTAGAAAAACATTATTGTTTTCTATTCACCCAGGTTATATAGGTCTGAAACCAACTGTATTCTAATATTTGACGTATATAGAGGGAATGGTATGAGGGGCATTATTTCATTGTATTTACTTAACCCCTTAGCCCCTCATTACCCCATGAGAGGAATTACCATGCCTGTTATCAATCCCAGCGTTATCGGTTCCTGGTCTGAATTAGCGAAAGTTAAACCTTCAGGTGCAGGAGACATCATCGAACTTCAGTCGTATTACGCAGGTAATATGTACGGTGGTGGTTCATTTGTAGCGCGGGTAGGCAGCCCAGTAGATGACGGCGGAACCATCTGTCGTGTCACTGACGCTAACTTCTATTGGGAGCGTATTATCCATGATGCCAACAAACTCGATGTCACACACTTCGGTGCAGTGCGCGATGGCAAAACGGATAGTGCAACGGCATGTTTAAGGATGATTGCCTGGTGCGATAAGAAAGGCGCACCGTTCAGCAACATCGGGTGTCAATTCCCGGCCGGTAACTTTTCTATCGGTAATATTGATTTGAGTGCCAAGGAACGCGGAATGTTCCGGTTTGTAGGCGCCCCGGTAGTGTTTGGGTATTTCGGCACTACGCGCCTCTACTTAGACGGCACAAAAGTCGTTGATGAAAAGACGGGTGAAATGGTCCCCGCCTTGCTGGTTAATGCGCGTAAGACAGAGATTGCGCATTTCATCATTGACGGCCGTAACGACAAAACCCCTAATAAACGTGGCTTCTTCAAGAACGTTACCCAGGGCGGCGAATACATCCATGCGTCTTATTGGCGTGCGGATTGCGTCGGTGGTATTCTGTTTGATGTTTTAGATACACTGGATACGCGGTTCGAAGAGTGGTACGCCTCTAAGTGTGCAGACACCCTGATTCGTAACCGTTGGTCAAATGCGACCTGGGGTTCATGGTACCACACTACTGCTGTGGAACTGTCTAACTTCAACATCCAGGGACAGACCGGTCCTAACCCGGCTATCGACATGCCTAAGTGTACCCAGTCGTTTATTAAGAACGGTTGGATTGAACACTGTAATAACCCAGGTGCGTTGATTGACGGACAGTGGCTGATCGATGGTTTAAGTATTGAAGGTTGTACACTGCCGTTTGACCTCACGCATAACCGCACCATCATGCGTGGTATTAACTTGCAGTCAGGTTCCTGGATTCAGTACAGTAACCCAGACGTAGGTGACTCGCAGCCATATGAGCGTGGTCGCTTGCAGCAGGAAAACTACGGTACGCGTCAGTACGGTAGCATGGCGTATAACTACTTGCATTCCAACATTCGCTTCAAGAACGACACGGATCAGCCAGTGTGGATCTGTGTGGGTAACTGGCAGTGCGTTGACCCTAACGACATGACCAAGTTCCGTGTAATGGGTGCAGGTGGTACAGTAGGTGGTGAGGGTGCACTCTCTCCTTACGGTTCTGATAACTTCGGTGGTGGCGAACTCGAAATGAGTCTGCGTCGCAATCCGGTTAAAGATCGTCGTCAAGAAGGTGCGGTTACAGTACGCGGTAAGTCACCTGTTCTGGATATCGCGGTTACGCGTGCCTGGGACAATGACATCACCGTTTACATTCAACTGCCGGCGAATTGCGGTTGGGTGAACTGTTACCTGGAAACCAGCGGTCACTCTCGCTTCACCAACGGCACGCCGTTCCACTGGACTTATAAAGGCGACATCGTTTCTGATGCTGACTTTAAGAAACTGGGAACAGCGCGTCCGCGCAATGCAACAGCGCTGGGAACCTTGACTCACGGCCTCGCTATTATGGAAGATGGCGTACTGAACCTGCAAACTCGCGAACTCACCAGTGACGGTAAATTAGTGCTGAATCTCAACGGCACCTACTACACTGTTCCTGTTGAGAAAGCAGCCTACTACAGCGATTGCTTCATGCGTAACGCACCTCTGTCTGGTCGTGTGCTTGACAATGGCTTAGGTGGGATGTTCGAAACCAAATGGGGTAACTGGGGTGTCAACGGCGGAGCAAACACCAACAACGGTGTGCTGAGCCTGATCCAGAAATCCAAATGTGCGGCTGGTATGGACACGACGTTAACAGATCTGGAAGTGCAGTTCAAACTGCTGACCGGGCCGGCTAACGTAACAGATGTGTTGTCCACCTCGTTTGAATTCCGTCGCAGTAACTGGAATGCAGATACCGCTGCCTATGTGTTAAGCTTCCTCGGCAAAGACAGTGATGGCTTCAACAAGCTGGCGCTGTTCCGTCGTGATGTGAATGCAGACAAAACCTTTACCCTGACCAAGCTGAACACCAACGACATGCGTTGTTCAGACAATCAGGTTCTGAAGGTGAATGTCAAAGGTGGCGTGATTCGTCTGTTTGCCGATACCGCTCTGTTAACCAGCGTAGAAGATACCATCATTAACAAAGGCACGTATGTGGCGTTTGGTATGTGGGATAACAACCGCGGCATGACAGTAACGGACTTCAAAGTCAGTCAGGCGTAAAAAAATAAGTGGTATTAATACTCCTACCCGCAAGGGTAGGAGTATTATTTATGCTTGCTTTGTTACTTTAGCAGTAATATAAAAGCCGATTTTGATATCTTTTAAATCACATGCCCGAACAATAAACCCACAAGGTGTTTTAAAAGTTTCTCGCAGTTCGATTGCTCGTCCCGTGTTAAGCGGGCCTTGACTGACCTTTAAGCGGTTGGTTTTAGGATCGAAGTTAACGGCATGATGGAACTGTCCAATCCCCTCACCCCCGATCATTAGCTCGCTGTCACTGATCTCACCAAAGATGCAAATAGGCAAGTCATGGTGAGTGGCGGTGAACTCAAAGTTACCGACAACCAACGAGTCAGGATCTATCTGATCTTCCGCACTAAACGGGATTTGTCCCGGCACTTCACAGAACGCCAAGAAGTTATCCAGAATGATCGGGAAGTTCAAGGCACCGATAGTGTGACGCGGGCGCTTATAAGGATCGTCCTCACCTGGACTCCATGACATTTCAACAGTACCTTTTACAAACAGGCGTTGAGTGTCCGGTCTAATCACTGGCGAGATTCGTGTACTGCGTGTTTTCATTTATTACCCTTATAGGTAGCGACCATGTTCCATCCATTCATGATAAGCTGGATTCCCTTCCAGAGCCTCCAGGAACGGTTTAGGGATGAGCTTAACACAAGCCTGAAAACCCTTTGTGTCAGAAGTACAGAGGTCGTAGAGAGTATCTGGGTGCTTAATATGCCATACCTTATCGATATGGCTGTTTTGATAGTGATCGACCACAGCAAAGAACGTCGTTTTGTCAGTAACGATCATGTACTCGCCTTCACCATCCTGCCCATAGAACAACCCCGGGACTGTTTTGATTTCGTGAACGTCAACGTAATCCCAACGGAAGTTACTGTCAAACTCCAGCGCCTTCCAAAGTTTCCGTGAATCGATTTCGAACACCCCTAACAGTTGAGCCGCCTGATCACGAATAGAGAACTGGAGCCCGTTTTCTTTCACTACTAAATCCACCGTTTGGCCGGGCGCAATGCGCTGGGTCCATTCCCGTGGAAGCAGCAATGGAATCGACTCCAGGATCTTACAGACTTCCAAGCTGGCTGCGATTGCAAAAGGTCCTTCATCGGTTAAGTGGGTGGGGTTGATGTTTTCCAACATCACCGACACGCCGTTTTTACCTTCGATCTTAACCTCTAACTTTTTAGTGACTTTAACCGTACCCATAATTATTATTCTTCCTCTTCTTCGTAAACCCCACGGATCATTAACGGTAAATTAGAAATAACTTTCCGCCAGTTCTCTTCCGTACTAGTTACAGCATCGGTGATAGTGAAGGGTTCTTTGTTAATGAACACGCTTTCAATGCCGTTGTCACCTACCAGAATGATGTACTCTTTTCGGTCAGTGATTAAAACCGTGCCCGCAATGTTGATGTCTTTGATAAAGCTACCTGACACAACTCCCTCAGCTAAAGGGCCCTCATTAGTGAATTCGTCGGTGTGGTAGAAACTTTTGATTTCGTCAGAAGACGTTTCAAATTCCACAGAACCTTGTTTGTTCTTTATAACAAAGAAGATGTGACCAAACACATTGCGACGAATGAAACAACCAGTGCACCAAGGCATGTGCTGGTACCATTCAATCGGTAGGGGGAGAGTTGCTGACTCTTCGAACTCCGCTTGTTCCAGCAACAGAATTAAACGGAACACAGACATAGAGGAGTCGTTAATCTCTATGTTGCGCAGATAAAAGAAATCCAGGTTTTCATTTTGAATTTCAATATCAATCGTGCTTTTTACTGTTTTGATCGGCATTTGTATTTGTCCCTTTACCTAGGTTGATAAGTGTTATAATCTTTCTAATGCGGTATTCAAAAGACCTGATCGATGATATTACATCCATCCCCTTAGCTGATTGGTTTCACTCTTTCTTTATGTAAAAGCTCGAGTTCATCCTCAGTGATAACGCGGACCTTGACTAGCGTTCTTCCCTGGAGAATAGCGCTGCAAAGACGATGATAACCATCGAGTACAACCCAACGGCGTGGAATGGTCTGTTCTGTAACAATCAACGGGTACACAGTTTTAGCACGACCAATGCGCCCCGCGTCTAATTCAGACATGCCCCCGATAATCCAATCCAGCTGTGCTATCTTCATTTCACGCATGGGTTTGTTTTCTGTGGCGTCCAGTAAATCATCTACAAAGAAATCACGTCCTTCATGATGAACATAACTGTTTGCGCCTTCACGGTACTTCATCTTCTCTTCTTGCACGGTCTTCCCCTGCGGCGTGATGAACACACTGCGTGTTTAGGTGGGATATTTTTAGGTTGGTAACCCCAATGATTGTAGTAATAAGTATCTCGCTGTTTAATGCAGATAGTGCGATATACATTATAGGTTTCCTTTAAATGGGAGCCGATAACCCTCCCCATGTCTGGAAATCCTACAAACACGACCTCGATAGCAGCTTGCACATCTGGATCGAGTTCTTCATCAAGACAAACTACTTCATCATCCATAGCAACTCTCAATAATAATGTGTGAAAGGAAGCGCGCCTGCGTTAATATGTCTGTGTTTGACAAACAGTGGAGTCGACACATACTTAGCACTTTTACGCCGATGCCAACGCTTTAAACGCTTACGCACACTAGCGCTCTTCACGACGTGCTGAACGACACAAACTGCATCAGGGACAATCTCTGTAGCCTCAATACCCCAACGCGCTAAGAACGCTTTGTAGAAGCCCTGGAAGTCATACCCCTGAGGAACGTACCCGTTACCACCGTAATCACCGATTTCCATTTCATCCAGGTTGTATCCGAGTTCATGTAACTTCCACACTGTCACCACTGAAGTCTGATAACCCTGTGGATACAGCGTGTCATAGGCGATCCCGTCAACCTCTAGCCACGCATGTAAACAGTGTGAGTACAGGCGGGGTTTAAGTTGATAAACCTGCTTCAGTACTTGACCGGCTAAATGCGCTACAACATAGCACTGTCCGGTGTTAAGTATCTTAACGGTTTTACAAAGATCAGGGATGTCGAAATAACGTTGGTAGAACAACACGATATCGTTCATCACCAACTCAACGATTTTCTTCTTGTTCACTCAGTAACCTCGCCGGGAGTTATTGGTTTTGCGGAAGTGAGTATCGTTAACTTGCACACCGCCTTTACGATGAGCGGCGAACTTCCGGTTCTTCACTTTACGCGGCCTACCCTTGGGATAATAAGCGACCAGACTTCCACAAGCACCATATACCCATTTACTGTCAATCTCCGGGTGGAACCTGTCAAAGTCCGCTTTCGCCTGCAACATGAATTCAATTTCCAGCGCACGATTGTAGTCCCATGAAACACGATCGATCTCACCAGTGACATTAACCTCACCGATTTTAACCACTTCAAATTTGGCGATGTTATTTTTGAATTCAGCCGTGATAATAGAACCGGTATCCCGGACTTCTTTTTTCAGGAACTCAGCGAACTGATCTTTTTGATAACCGTGCCGGGCCATAAGGCCCAGCAAAGCTCCCATCACTTGATCTTCCATAGTCACCTTTAAGAACAGTAAAGTTTATAAACTTGTTCGATCGCTTGAGTTAACCGGATGCGGTCATCAACAGTGCGACAGATTTCGTGAATCAGGTTCTGGTTAATCTGCCAGCCAATACCTGGGTAAGATTTCCACATGTAGCCGTCAGTGCCACATTTCTCCTGCATGTGTTCAAACACTTCCTGTAACATCTGTTCAACATCCGGTGTCTTGCCTTCAGCTTGACGGAACACAATACAGCGACGAATCATTTCGTTGAGGTTAGGCTCACCGCGATCGGCCAGTGCGACGTAATCACTCTGGTAGGAGGTGCGAGGTTTATCCCAGCTCGCTCGGTGTTCCAAGCAGGTATTTGCGATTACTAATGCATCTACCTCGTCAAACATATCCGTGGCAAATTCGTTCAGCATCTTAAATGCCAGACCGAAAGAAATCACGTGGTGGTGTTCGCGGTTATAACGACACCCCAGGTCATGCATCAAACAACCTGCCAAAATAATGGAACGGTCATGGGAGCTGACGTTACCCTGAGTCAACTGCAGACCGTAACGACAAACGTTGAAAACGTGATCCACATTATGCGCGGGATCATTATGGAGAATACTTTCGTAACACGCCTTGATCAGTGCCTTCGGCAACAGTTTTTCCAACGCGGTGTAATACATTTCCAATGAAATATTTTTCATACTACTTTCCTTTATGAGGTTGGTTACTGCCTAGATAATATAGAGTTAAAAAATAATCGACTAGAAGATAAGGTGTTCAGTTAAAAGACATGGATAACTAACTACCTGCCGCAAGGCAGGTAGTTAGAGGTTATAAAAGCTTACGAAGCGGCCGGAGTAGATTCACCACCGGTTGAACCACCTGCGTCACTACCGGTTCCAGTATCGGTGTCAGAACCGCCTTCACTGGGGGTGGGAGTTTCTACCGGATCCAATACCGTAGACGGCCAACCGTTATCCAGCATGGTGATATCAAACGCATCCGCGTCAATCAGTTCACGGATATCTTTTTCGTGAGCATAACACGCCAAAGTATATTCCATGACTTTATTGAACAACGCCTTCATCTCTTCCAACGTCAACTGGACATAACTGCCGTCTTGGAGTTTGAAGTCAGTGGATGCTGGCGCGTATTGAATGAGTGCCATCAGCGCCATACGAGCACGATCATCTGTGTCGTAAACCTTGCCGCCCCACGTTACACCCATTTCTTCGCGCGCCAGGCGATTGACTTCAACCTGCGCAATATAACGTGCGCGATTCAACACCCACGCGTATTGCCCGAAGTTCCAGTCCCACAGCGAAGAGTATTCGTCGGGCTTTTTGGTGCACTCCGCGTAACCCCATGGTGACATATTGTCCGCGCTGGGCGTATAATCGGATCCGTCATAACGAATCCAGTAACGCATGCTATCGTCCATCTTTACTCCCTTGTCAATGATACTTATAAGAACTGGTAAGCCAGTTTGTAATTGCCCGCTGTCACTGTTTTGAAACTCAACACACCCACACCGCGCGCAATTTCAACTTCCGCAGGTGTTTGCAACTTCCAGTTAGAACGGAGGTCACCTGTCACACTCGCGAAACTGAAAACGGATGCAGTCACTGCCGCGCCGTTTACCAACACACCCACAAAACCCAGATTGTCAACTTTGTCGTTATACAACAATGCCAAGTTAGCCGCCGTTAACGCATTCAATACCGTACGCTTGTTGCCTTTACTTAACAAGGTAGCGGTGTCAGTAGGAATGTCACCTGTTAATGCTAAGGTGTCCCATGACGTGCCGTTCCAGGTGAAGTAATCAGTGCCGTTGCGCGTGACCGCCAAATAAAGCTCACCACCCGTTTGCGCATTGAAACTGAACGTTAAAGCCGAAAGCTTTTGGTAATTACTAATGGCAAAAGGTGCTTTGGTTTTAAAGAATCCGTTCACAGGCGTTACGGTTAATTTCACAGGCGATGCACCGGTGGAAACAACGTCCAGTGGTAACAGACTCGCGACCGAGGCAGTAGTCTTCGTCGGCAAACTAGAAAAGCCAGCACCTGATACGACGCCTGATGCGGCAATGGTTGTTAACGCATTGCTTGCATTTAACGTGTAATAGACACCGTTTTTATCGCGTAAGAAAAGGTTCTTCTCAACAGCGAAGGTAAATGTCAGTTCATCAACACGCAACCAGCTAGCGGTACTGTCCGCTTTCGTGATTAACATGCGATAGCTTTTGTATGCTTTGTTCGCCGTTAAGGTGAAATCCATCCGGGCCGTGCGGGACGGAGTGTAGTTGGTTTTGGTGTCCAGATCTGTCCAGGTGTTGTCATCATTACGCCCTTGGATTTTCCAGCTGGATGGGGCGTTACCGTCACCATTTAAAGAGGTTAAAGAATAACCAATCGGAATGTTGTTCCAAGTTGAAGGCGGGGTAATCATCAACCACTGAGGGTTTGCATCGGTGGGAGCCCCGGTGCCACTTTGACTACACCAGTAACTTCCACTTCCCGTGGTGCCGTTAAAGGCTCTGAACACATCATACCCCACACTATAAATCGATGAACCAGAAACCGTAATACCGTTTTCTGAATTCGAAGAAACCAGATACGGTAACGTTGCACCCTGGGTAGAGTCGAGTTTGAAGTCACTACCGTTGAGCTTTAACCCCGCACGGTATAGAGATCCTTCTTTACTCATCGTCAAGGTTTCGCCGATATACAAGCTCAGACCATTGTTAAAAACCAGGTTCGGAGTTTGGTCGTAATTGCCGGCGTTGCCCACTGGGAACGTTTCGATTGGGGTAATCTGTCCGGTTGCGCCTGCGATTTCTTTTAGTGCGTAAGCAGCAAAAGAGTACGAGCCATTTTCCTGGAACCCGAAATTGTGCGTTTGCCCTGCGATGGCATTTTGACGATCAGCCACAATAAATGCAGCTAAAGGTGTTCCGCCGTTTAACAGGTCAATCGTTACTTTCTTGGTGTTGGGGTCAGTGGTTAAAGAGATACCACGCCCTGGAACCAGGTTCTTAGAAGACGATTGTGATAACGCATCGGCTAGCAGGTTAACGTCAGTGATCTCGTGTTTATGGACTTTAGCTGCCGCCCCCAGATCATCAGGAACCAAAGTAAGGTTGCCTGCACCCAACAGCGACTTGCCCGCTAACGTAAGCAGATTAGTACCGCTAACCAGTTTATCCTGCTTGGCCGACCATCCTGCTTTTTCGGTAGGAGAAGTAAAGACACGGGTCGCGGTTTCAGTGATTTGATCAGCAGTGTAATCTCCTGACTGAGCCGTGATATTACCTGTGCGATTGAAAACACGACTTACGCCAGAAACTGTAGCGGCCTGGCCCTGTACCCAATTACCCGCAACGGCGGGATCCAAATTACCATTCAGGTAGAACAAAGTATCGATGTCTACCTGAGCTGCAATGGTTAAGTTAGACGTTTTAGGTAAAGCCAAACGAGCTGCCTGATTTGCCACTGCAACGTAGCTGCTTTGAATCAGATCCAGGTACATCGACGGGATCTTTCCAGACGCATCTAACAATACGGCGCCGTTGGGTAAATTAGCACCCTGTAATTGCAGATAACGCCCGTCACCATCTGCAGCTTTTAAATACTGAGGATGAGCGTCGGGATCCACCGAGTGCTGAGAGATCTTGTTAGCCGCATCACCTTTAGGGTCGGCACCTACATCAGCTGGACCGAGCTGGTTAATTTTTTCGTTAAGGAATTTGGTACGGTTAGCTAAAGCAATCCCTTGTTTGTTAGCCGCACCATTCAGACCACCCAAGACCGATTCACCCACCTCGATAAGGGGAACCGTGTCAAAAGTGCTTTTATCAACAATATCTGTCATAGTGCTTTCCTGGTTTAATATTTATGGTGTACATAGGATTTTGTAAGGTGGAGGGGTCCCCACCTTATAGGTTAAGGAATCTGGTAACCCAGAATATAATCGCCCGCGGCTATTGTTTTAAAAGTCAAACCAGCACGGTTCCAACGGATCTCTACTTCTGCCGGTGTCTGTAACTTATAGACGTTGACATTGTCGACATTCACCGCCGCACTGTTAAGTGTTACTGTGTCAGTCAAGGTTGGTTTAAGCAGACCAAATGCAAAGCCTAAGTAATCTGGCATCCCACCCATATCAGCATAGAAGCTCGCCCACTGTGCTTTGGTAATCGCATTGATTTGAGCAAGAGTCATTCCGTTGCTTTGCATCAAGTTAGCGCCCGCCTGATCAAAGGTTAGTGTTACCTTGACCCACGCACCACTGCCGTCGAGGTAGAAGTAGTCAGTGAGGTTACGTGTTAACATCCCTTTGATGACACCGTTGTTGGTCACAGAACCCGTTACCGTCATGCTGTTAATAACCTGCCACTGTGTGCCGGCAATCAACGACTTCATGGTCATCAATCTACTCAGATACAGTGAACGTGTCGTGATGGTTTGTTGAGACAAAGAAACGATCTGAGTAATGCCGGCGGCTGCCAAGTCAGATTGTTTAATGGCGCCTGAGCTACCAAATGCATTGCTGTTAAACAGAGCATCTGTGCTGGCATCAACCTGTGTCAATGTACCATTAACCGCTTTATAGAACGTGCTCTTGTCGGTAGTTGAGAGCAATCCCGTTTTGCTGGTAAAGATCTGCATACGGCGAATGTAGACAAATTTACTGTTGCCCACGCCCGCTGACGCATACACCAAAATGCGATAACTGGAATACGGCGTCTGATCCACAACAGGAATCTTGACTACCGCACCGGCATTAACATTGCTGTTGGTTTGTTCAGCATCAATGTTGACCCACGTTGTCCCGTCGTTAGAACCCTGGAACTGGAATGACGACGGTGTAGCCATGTCACCATTCATGCGGTTCTGGAAAGAGTAGGCGTTGATCTTAACCGCCTTGTCCATCTTGATGCCAAGCCATTGAGGTGCTGATCGTGTCGGGACACTTGCAGAAGCCCAACCTTCTTCACCACTGCTCCCCGTCGCCATGTCAGAAAACGCATGCCATTGGGGGAAGCTGATGCCAGTATTCCAGGCGCTTGAAGCGATAGCCTGGAATGCCGCGTTACCGGTGTTCGAAGTTAAGACTGGAACATAACCTGAACTGTCGAAATCGATAACAATCTTGTCACCTGCCAAAGGAATACCGGTGGTATAAAAACGAGTGTTGTCGTAGTTTAAGGCCACTGTGTATAAGTTTTCCAGGTTAACACCGCTACTGGTGAACTGAACCCCACCCATGATGTTGTAACGTCCCACGGCTGCAGCGTTAAACACGTCCAGTGTTAAGTTCTGATTCGCGGCTCCCGCTTCTTTTTTCAAGGCGTAAGCCTGGTACTTGTACGAGTTAATTGCTTGGGTAACAAAAGAAAACGTCTGTCCCGCCACTGCGCCGTTGCGTTCAAAGGTCAGAAAGTCGTTGGCACCCGGCATGTCCGCCAACTGCTTAGCCGCAATCAGAATCTGATTCTTAGCCGGATCATAACCAATCGTAACACCTGCACCCGGTTTAATAATCTTGGTCATTAAGTCACTGACGTGAGGATCCAAATCGGTGACATCTGCTGAGACGTGTAAATGAGCCGCCTTAGCTGCTCCAATTTTGTCCGGCGTTGTATTTGCAATATCGGTCGCGTTTTTCTCTGCGGCTGCTTTTAAGAACTGTGTGCGGTTAGCTAAAGCAATAGCTTGCTTGTTTGCCGCGCCATCAGCGCCACCTTTCACCTGATCGCCGACATCGATCAATGGAACATCATCGAAAGTGCCGGTAGGTGTGATATTTGTTGCCATGATGTTCTTTCCTCAATGCTTAGTAAGTCATGGTGCCGTCGTATTTGTAAGTTCCGTCATAAAGAAACTCAGTGATAGCGGACTGTAAGATTTTGATGGTGTCGACAAATGTTTTGGCTGCGACTAAAACTTCAGCGCCGTTGTTCAATTTGGTAAACGTCGCGTCGGTTAAATCAAACAAACACGCCGCCTTAATAACAGCAATGCCGTCGTCGTAAAGACTGGTAGGTGCGCGTACAACAACTGCACAAGCAACACGTGCCGGCGAAAAGTTCGTGTCATTATAGAAGTAAAGACCCGTCTTGTTTTTGCTTGTCAGATCCGCTTCATTAACAGGTGTAGCATCTGCTGGCTTTGAAACCAGTGGACTGGCAAAATCCAGGGTGTAATACTTTTGAGCATGGGCGACGAGTTTCTTTGTTACATCCATGTCAACGGTTTGCTGAACGGGACCATCGGCGATTTGAGTCGACTGCCAGTTAGAAAAGGTGATATCGGACAGGGAGAGGTTATTCAGAATGTTGAGAGAGAAGGGGTCGTTCTTATAACGCTCTTTGTTGATCAACAGGAAACGATCCAAGAAAAGCTGAAGGGGATTACCGCTCATGTGAACCTCTTGTGTGTATAAATAAAGGAGACTAAGACATAAAATTCAGGACATGAAAGAAATAACCCCGAGGTTTCCCCCAGGGCTATTTTTAAAAGTTAACCTTCTATATCCAACACGTAAATCGGCCAGAACGCTCGCGCACCACCGTTTGATATCGTCGCCACCGATAAATCATAAGCGCGGAAAATACAAAGAAAATTTGTCGTATCCGCGCCATTGATAACAGCGGTTGCCGTATGGGCATAGTTGTTAAAATAACTTATGTCCAATAACTCGTTGTCCGACATTTGCGGCAAGAACGGGAAGTAGGATTGTGCCGGGTAATACTGGTTAGAGTTCCAGAAGATCGACAACAGCGCCGCAAATTCAGAAGTGAAAAATGAATCCGGGTAAGAAGTCAATCGATTACTGGTAAATGCCAACGATCCGTCTGCTGCTTTACTGCCGCGGTCATCCATAAAGGGTGGGCGAATAAAGTAACTAAAATCCCCCTTGGTCATCCGTAACAGTTCTTTGTCCGGCTGATCGATCTGCGGAAGGACCTTTTGGGCGCGCAGCTGATTGACGGTAAAGACACTGGTTGTTAATGGACAACCTGGAATGAAAATAATCTTTCCATTGGCAATGAATTTGTGTAGCTTCTTGTTTGCAACGGTGGAGGCAGAAGCGGTTCCAAACCCAGTCTTAGTGCCAATATCAGAAAAAGACGGTAGTTCACCTAACGCTACTTCTCCGAAATACCCAAGACCCCAATCCCCTCGTAATAACTTCTGGCCACCAGGACCTGTTTTTTCAAAGCTTGCTAACGGATTTTCCACAGATGCGGTTTTGTCATCACCTATGTAAGCAATCGTACTGTACCAATAAACCCGGTTAACATCAGCGGCAGTATCTTCATAAGCCAATGCTGTCGGTGCAACGGTAGCAAGGAGGGTTTTGTCTCCCCCTCGCTTTTCAGCACGATATACTTCGATCTTCGTCAGCTCGCTTTGATTGGGGTTTAACCAATCGAAAACTATTGACATGATCTAATCCTTACAGAACAAGTTCCAGCACCGGCCAAATGCGCAGGGTATTACCTGAAATAGATGATACGCTACCGTTGGCCTGAATAACCTGAATCGCAGAGGTGTTAGCAGAATCAGTTGCGCCTACAGGAACATAAGCCGCAAACGTGTTAACGTCTAACAAACGCATGCGTGTGGTATTTTGAGCGTTGGTGTCGATCGTGCTGTTCACCAGGGCGGGATTGTTCGCACCCATTGAATAACTGAACATCGAGATCATCATCCCCGCTTCGCTGCTCTGGAAGTCGTCCTTGGTTGTGTCTGGCGTAAATGCAGTTAAGTATTTGCTGTCATCCAGAGAAGCGTGAGGAATGCGGTAACGGTACTGCCATCCGCCATTTTCTAACAGCCAACTGTCTTTCACCGTCATGGCGATGCCGTTAGCAGGAAGAATGGCGGAAGTAACTGCTTGCCCCTGGTAAGTGATATAACGATCGGGGATAAAGATAATTTTCCCGTTGACAATGAACTTATGCCACACCGTTAATGCAGTGGTCAGTGCATTACCTGTCGCACCCTTGGCCGTCAACCAACCTTGGATTTGAGCGCTGGTAAAGAGGTCGGTTGGCGCAACTTCACCAAAGTAACCAAAGCTCCAGTCACCGCGCAACAACTTGGTAGGGCCCACTCCCGTTTCAGGGAAATAACCCACGGCAAATGGTTCACCAAAGGTTTCCACGCCATCGGTATCAACGCTGGAGATAGAGAACCAGTAAGTCACGTTACGCACGGCGTCGTCGTACGTTTTGCTCAGTACATCCTTGCTAACTTCCGTCATATCAGTAGGCAGGGTTGCATTAGTAAAACGCTTAGTGCCGCGATAAATGCGGTATTTTGCCGCGCCATCCGCGGCTTTCCAGTTTACTGTTAAAGACATTTATTAACCCTCGATCAGTTCTAATACAGGCCAGAACATCATGCTACTGGTTTTGTTCAGCAAGCGCGCGGCGCTCAAAGTAAGGCGGCTGTTACTGCCGTTACCGCGTGCCAAAGAGTAAGTGCCGTCAGCACTTTGCTCCGCCACCATAACCTGCGGGTAGCTGTTCATGTTCAGCTGACTGTAGGACTGGTTTAACAGAGTAGGCAGACGCTGACCAATCGGGGTGAAAGAAAACAACGGGTACATTAGGTCGTTAAATTCATTGACGTAACCCAATGTATCCATGTCGGTGTTCAAAGAAGTGGGGAGCGCCACGGAAGTGTCGTCATTCCAACCTTTTGGTAAACGCAGCTTATATTTATTACCTTTTAAGGTAAGAGGTAAACCGGCGGCGTTGGCTACTGCACTTGACAGGATATTTGTCCCCGACATGTTCATGAGCAGGGGTTTATTGGGAACATACAGGATTTTCCCGTTACGGATATATTTGTACCAGAAAGTGGGTGCCGCATTCGTCCCCGCAATGCCGGTGGCCGTGATGAGGTCTGCTGCTCCAATCAGGTCATCCATTGGGAAGAAGCCCATGAAGCCCAGGTTGGCATCACCTACCAGAATTTTACTTGCACCCGCGCCGCGCGTCTCTGTAGCCTGTAAATAGAAGTTACGGCTCAGTTGACGGTCTTTAGTGCCGATGGTTTCAAACACGTAGTAATAAAACTTATCCTGGATGGCCGTAGGATCGGGAACAACGATAGGATCACCTGTAACCTGACTGAGTGTTAACAGAGGTGTTGGGAGGTTTTCACGATCGATCTCGGTATCGCTACGGTAGATTTTCATATCTACCGCACTGGTGTTGTTGTTTTTGAGTAAAAGGCGAATAGCCATAAAAGTTTCCTTATTTACCTAATTCAGAATAATTGGTAGCGGGGACGATGACAGTGGCTGGGCGAGGAGCCGACGTTAATGCCCGAGGCGATGACAGCGCGCCAGTAACCACTCTCATACTGATTGGGTTACCTGAATAATCAATGGAAACAGACGGCAAAGGTGCTCGCACCACAGGTTTAATGGTTGGTGCGCCCAGAGTCTTAATCGTGTTCGTGTAAGCAAAGCTACTAAACGCTGGTGTTGCCAAGCGCGGAGTAACAACACGAACAGGCCGCACAGCATCACTTATCTCACTCGAGAAGCCTACCGGAGAAACACCTACGACGTCAATTATCGGGGTAACATATAACCCTTTAATCAAGTTTCCGTATGAGGTCGTTGCGGGAACTTGAGGTGTCAAGAACCGTGTATCGACTTTACGAACGGGGGTAACTGCGCCAGAAGCCACTACAGGGCCGGGAACTACCTTACCAGTGTAATAACGCGGAACTGGTGGTGAGTACAAGCCTTTGATCAGATCACCGTAACGATACCCATCACCCATTGGTGCCGGCTGGTAGTTACCGAAGTCTAATCCCATCACGCGAGTGATAGTATCGGAAATCACTGTGTCGTGATACAACGGTGCTGGTACTTTCTCATCTTTCGCAACCTGGAACGTGTAGATCCCGCTTACCGCTTCAATTGACGCATAATCAAACTCTGGCGGAAGAACACTTTGTGAAAGCACCGCGCGTTTAATAGGGTGAGCGTCAGTTACTCCATACGTGTTAGAATCAACAGGCTCTAAGCGCTTTGGTTCAGGCTGGAACCATGTAGGCTCCACAACGATCCCATTGGCGCCCTGCATGATCAACACAGGTCGGAAACCACGGTTCAGGGTAACAAGAGTTAATAAGCTGGTGGTTTTAGACAGCACACCTGTATTCGCCCCTTGCCCACCGCGTATTACCGTGGATTGTAGAGTTAAATCAGAACGATAAATCCAGTTCCATTCCCCTTTATTTCGGGCGCCGGAACTTGCAGTGTACCCCATCCCCAACTCATTGTCAGAGAACTGCTCCCAGAATACTTTATCCGGGTCGCTGGCACTGACGTGATACAACAGATCTTCCCACTCATTAGTGCCATCAGCTTTGCTGTCTGACCTTGGTATGCGGACATTATAGTTGTCCCCACCGATTTCAATAACACGATCACCTTTAACCAGACTTAAGTCAGCCAGGTCATTATAGGAAAGCATGTTTGCTGTCGGCTTCTGGGCAATCATCACGATTTTGCCGTTGTAGGAAAACTTCAACCACAAGTTATCACCGGTATACAGGATCTTGTCGTTGGAGATGCCCAGCAAAGAAGTGACTGCTTCAGGTGACATGAAGTCACGCGGGAGAACTTGCCCGTAATAGCCTTTTAACCATGTTCCGGCTTTTAACGAATAGGGATCACTACAAACCAGATAAAACTCACCATAAATGGTATCACCGTTTACCAACATGCGGTAAAGGTTATTGGAGAGCTGATCCTTAACGGTAATTTCGCTGGCTTTTAATTTGTACTTCGATTGTGCATTGAGGTCGTCTAATGCGGCCTTCAAAATAACGCTGGTGTCGGTACTGATTAACGGAATAACTTGCACAGCCGTAGGAATCTTTTCTCCTATGGTTTTAAAACGATACAGTCCTCTAGATTTTGTTAATGAAATGTCTTCAAGTGTAGCGTAGAGCGTTTTATCACTAAAGTTCAACACCCGGTCACCACCGATTGGAGCACACTCCCAGGATTGTTCCTCGGCCTCAATCTGCAGCGACGACGATGCCAAGTTCGCGACACGGCCCATGATCGGGTTGTTAGGATCAGTGGCAATGGTTTCGAATTGCATGGTGTCGACGGTGACTTTACCTAATCGATCGGTATAGTCAGGGTATCGCGCTTTGTTTACAGTGACAAATTTCTCTAGCATGATTTCGCGAGAATCTAACGCCATTGAAATGATCTCTCTGTAGCAAAAAAGCATAAAATTAAAAAGGCAAAAAAAGACGCATACATATGACAAACCCAGGGTTGTTACCCCCAGGTTCGTGATGTGTGGTTTGTGTTTAGGTTTTTATTGTTGTGAACAGGTTGATTTGTAACCCACTGGTTTTTATTTTCGGTGATAAACCATTGAGACTGCTACACTCAATGTTTTGTTAACTTTGTTTACCACTCCTATATAATACAAACTTTCAGTGAAAAAAAAATAAGTTAAAGTAACCACCTGACCGAAGTCAGGCAGTTGGGTGGTATTAAAAGTGATCACGTGCAATCAGCAGCAGTTCTTCTTTGTCGACAATGAATGGCTGTTTACCATCCACGCTCAACTTAAAGCTGTGACGATTGATTGACTCATCGTAGGTTGCGAGAAAGTTGGTTTCTCCCACAGTGCCTTCGATAAACCCAGAGCCTTTGACATAAGTTGTCTTGATCTCGGCTTCTTTGTCGAAAACAATCCCGGTTTCTGTAAAATGTCCACTGCGACCTGGTTCTTTAAAATCACCAGACGCCAACAAGAAGTCAATAGCTGACACCAAAATGTTAGTGACCATAGGGTTTCCTCTTTTTTACTAACGATAGGTACGATAACTCCCGTCAAGAATCTCCTCATGGCTAACCAGACGCATGCCTGTCGCCTCAAGAGAGACATTGATATAGCGCTTGTCGGGAATAATGATCTCGTGCAGATGCCCGTGGATATTTAAACGTCCACGCAAGTGATCAGCATGCACGGGAATGTGAGTGATCCAATATGGATGGTTCTTCCAGCGATACCCGCCTTGAATATCATCCACAACCCCCAGCAAGTCATTCCAACGAATTCCTTTTTCAAAATCATGGTTACCCACAATCAGGCGTTTCCTACAGGGAAGCTTCTTGAACTCCTCGAGCATATGTTTTCCGACGATGCAGTCACCGACCATTTCCAATTCATCATTGGGTTTCAGTCCACTTAACAAATCCATAATGAATTCATCGTGGTAGCCTAAAGTCGGGAACTGGGTGCGGTACTTAATAATGCTCTTATCGCCAGCGTGTAAGTCTGCTACAAAGTACTTCATTACTACCCCAAGAAAAGTGTTGTAAGATACATATAACACGCTTGGAGTTTAAATTCATTTCGGCTGAACAGGCTTTATGTCGTAATCTTTCAGGGGAGGAGCAGGAATGTCCAAGTTCTCCACAATCAAGATTTCGCAGTTGTCGCGATCTACTCGTCGCTTGTCTGTTATAACGTCGAAATGGTCGAAGCCTTGGAGTCGGGTATAACGGACCTGCTGGTCGCTACCTTTGTCGCAAAGGGCTTCTAGGTGATAGCCTGGTTTTGCTACGTATTTAAAACTAAAGAAAGGTAGAGGTACAGCTTTGATATTGACCGATTGATACTTCCAGTTATACCAGGTGACGTAGCAGTCAACGGTTAACGAAGAAGCACCGTATAAGGCCAATACCCCCACAAGACCCACGGAAAGAGAACGGATTAGTCCCTTCATTGCTTATAACCTCAAAAAATTAAAGAATCGAGAGAGTTGTCCCGAAGGACAACAGCTCTCATAAGATTAATGCATTTTCGCCCGAATATCGTTTAACACTGAACGCGCATCTTCAACTAAGCTGTTCAGCTCGTTGATGCGTTCAGGTAACGTGGCGTCTTTTAATTGCTGTTGGAAGTGATGCAGGTAACGCGAGTACGTTTCGAACTTAGCCTGTAGCCATTCCTGGTCAATGTCCCGCTGTTCTTTCTTTTGCGTGAATTGACGATGTACCTGAGCATTGCTTTCAGGTAAGTTATTGTGAGCAAAATAAACGCCACCGATATTCATAAACTACCTCATGATGTTAAACAATAAGTGAAGAGATCGTTACAGTTAAAAAGCTTTTCGATAGCTTCCTGTTTCTCAATGCCTTCGTCGTGACTTAACCAACCCGGAGTAGAACCGCCGTGTTCTTCCATTTCTAAAACTTGATCCAGTGCGTGGAAACTGCTATACCACTCACCTTCGTAATTCTCAAAAACAGGATCACTGACGGCGTATAACTTATCCCACCCTGTACGATCCGTAAGGGAAAAAGGAATATCATGTTTGACTTTCAGATATCCACCAAGGATGCCGACATAAGTCAGCGCCGAGACATAATCAATTTCAGGTCCGTCTTGAACGTCACCAAACACCGTTTTAACCACAGCAGGCACTGCTGCAGGGTCAAAGGAAAGAGTCGGTAAAGATTCGCGCGCAAAACTTACTTGTTTGTCTTTATCGTACTGCTCCCATTTAACACTAAAGAAAAACTCTGGAACAGATAAAAGCTCTTCCCCTTTTTCAGTGTAAGAAAGATCTTTGTTAATCAATCCTTCTTTCCAGCAGGCGTATTTAAACAGCTCCAATCCACCCGGAAGACGATGGTAGTCTTTACCAAATGCGAGATCGGCGAATTGCGCAAAGAAGAAACTTGTAGCTTCATCAGGACGACCACATCCGCATCCCCAGGCATTCTCGCAAAGAACACTATTAAGAAAGTCGAGGACACCTTCTAATTCACACCCATCATAATGAAGGACGCCCTCATGGTTCCTGAGTTTGTTTTTATCAAACGGCTTGCAATGTAGCTGCAATAAAGATTGGGTCATAACGATTCCTCAAAGTTAATTGACTATATATCTACCCAAGTAATATAGGTCCAAAAAAGAATGTATACTAACTCCTACCCATCTGGGTAGGAGTTAGGGCTATCGCTTAGAGTGTAATCATTTCTGCACGAGGATTTTCGGGCGTCACATCGAAGCACACCAGATCGGTAATGTGCTGGTAAGTGATCTCACCTTCAGTAGTAGACTGTTGGTGCGGCAACGTCAGACTACGAATACCAAAGTACGGTGTTCCGCCGTTATTGATAAACTTTTTAAGCGCTTGAGAAGGCTTAACAACGCCTTTGACGGTGACGACGTGCACCTTACCGTCTTCACTGGCAGGTGAATCAACCAGCTCATAATGCAACAGCGTACCGGCTTCGTTTTCTTCTACCACCGTCATAATTCGTTTTAACGAATCTTTAGCATTGTCGCATGCGGCCAGTGAAGGAAAAAACATTTCACCTACAGTTTTGCCAACCAGCTGACTCATGCGCTTTTCAATCAAACTGCGATCCAGGATAAAGATCTGATTGAGACGGTTAATCTGCCCAAAGACGCCCAACGTTGTTTCGATGTAATCGGTGCCTTCGGTGGCGATCTTGTGCTGGTGGGTAAACTTTTGTGCGAATTCGCTGAGGGGTCGACTATACCAGTTATCAGGATCACTTTCATCCCCGCCTTCACGACAGTAGATAACAGTGGGAACAAATCCATCTTTGTCACTGTTTTTGTTAGAGATCCCTAGAACGATGTACGGTTCGCCTTTGTGGTGAACAACGCGCTCACCTCGTTTAAAGCTTACTTCTGACATTGTACTTCTCCCGATAGTGAAAGTAATTAAACGGCCGCAGCGGTGTTGTCTTCTAACCAACCTTTCAGGTAGGCAATAGATGCATCAGACAGACCGGTGGAGTTTTCAATCCAGTCGGTTACTTCCTTGACAGTGAAGTCTTGTTCTTTAACATAGGCCGTTCCCATCATCAGACCACGACGATCTTTAATGTCACCCCACGACGCGGCAACGCATTCAGTAAGCGACCAACCCTGACCATTGGCGATACGCGTCAGTGTTTTGAAGATAGAGTAGAGTTCTTCTTTCTTCTCCAACAGCTCTTCTGCGCTGCACGGTACTGAGTTAGTAGCGAAGACAGCATGGTCGAACAATGTCAGTTCAGTTTTCAGTTCACGCGCACGCAGTCGCGAGTGAATCGCTTCGGTAGAAGGATGATTGATGGCACCGACATTTAACAGGCGGAAATCGATCACGTCTTCGATTTTCAGACCGTGGCAGGCGTAGGCGTTGGTCAGGCAAACGATAACGTCACCCACATCATCTTTCAGTCTGGCAAGACGAGCACCTGCTGCATTGCTGCAGAGTTCACCTGCTTCACCCTGTGCTTTCAAGAACTGGCCTTCGAAGTCAGATTGGGAAATGATGTTGCGGTCAGTTGCCCAGCCACGGATAAGGTCAAACAGTTCGTTCATGGTAAACATTTTTATTCTCTTATAAAGGATGGTACGTTAAAGGGGGAAGTCGTTTTTCTTGATCTTGACCATATCGCCGGTAGTTGGGTTATGCCAAACAATACCTTCGATACTTCTTTCTTTCAGATACGCCCGCACACTGTGGTAGTCAGTTGGGCAATCATCTAAAACATCCACACCATGTTTGATCAGAACATGATGCTCCAGGTTCTCTGGGTTAGCACCATGACGCGTACCAATCTTTGGACCACACAGTTCATAGGTACCGTCTTCAGGCATGCCATCAGGGAAACGCGTTAAAGCTTCCTTGACATATTTATCCTGACCCTTACCAGGCTTAACCCAACCCGGCCAGTGCAACGAAACGGGATCGGGCTGGGGTTGGGCAGGGATAAAGTCTTCAGGCGGTGTACGACCTTTCTTGGCGTCATAGCGCAGATAGATCTGACCATCTTTGATCAGTACTGCCTGACCATCCCATTTACGGGTAGCGACACCTTCGCCTTCTTGCACCCACTCTGCACCTTTGGTAACTTCGTTATAGACCTTACGATCATTCTCGAAACTACGCATAAACAAAGACTTGATCTTTTTCATTTTGTTAGCTCTTTAGTCCCAGTAGATCCAGGTTAAAACATGGGTGTTAAAATCAGTGCTGTCGATGCACGACATTAAACGATCCTCCCATATTTTCTTTTCTTCAGGACACTTCCAGTTTTCATCACCATTCATGGTAGTGATAACACGCAAAATGTCATGGACAGAAAGAGCGTGAAAAACACCTTCGCTTAACTCACCCAGAGCCTTAAAGAAATAGACGATAAGGTTGGTGCCGTTACGAAAGTTCTTGATGTCTTTGTAATCCACCTTATCAGTGGCTGCATCGAAATCAATGGTTTTTCCATCCATAGTAAGCTCTTCAAACTTTTCAGTTGTCCAGCGACTAATATCAAACTGTAAACTCATGATACACCTTTGTTACGCTTTGGCAGATGCTTCGTTGTCGTAGAAACGACCCCAGCCAATAAGACAGTAAATGCCGTTTCGAAGTTCAATACCTTCCAAGCGATCAGTCTCTTTGTAGTGAAGGTAAATGGCTTCATTAAAAGTATAAGCCGATTTCTTTTCTATCATTTGAGCGGGATAGCTTTCACCGGTCGCCTGATACCACGGAATCCAGATTTCGAATTCTTTCTTGGCCAACTTGAAATCCATCAGGAACTCAAGGACAGGGCAAGAGCGAATGTCGGTTTTATCACCGAGACGGTAAATCACGGTGACTTTGTTTGGATCTTCTTCAGCCAGTTCTTTATTTGAAACCCCCAGGATAACGCCAGACACGTCATCTTTGCCGACGAACGCATTGCCTAAGCGAAAGAAATCTTCCAGGGTGGTTTTGTAACCGTCTTCGGTAGTTAAGTTATCGAACATGTCAACACCTATTAATCGGTATGAATACCTTATACGCTGAATGGATAAACGATTGGATCGTGATGACGATAGCCAAGCAGTTCCACGTGATCCGTGGTCATGATGTTCACGACGTCATCCCAGGTTTTGATTTCGTGACTAATTACTAATGAAGGAGGGAGTTTTGGTTCGCGATCCAGCTGACCTTTCTCCATCAACACCGGATACTGGTTGTCGTAAATGTGGGCGTTCACGATCTTGAGGTTGGCTTTACACGCACGCTTGCCGGTGATATGTGCCATGAGTTGCAGGAAGAACGCAACCTGCACAATGTTCGCCGCACCACCCAGTAAGATATCCTGACTACGCTGGAATGAATTTAAATACAGATCATTGCCCAACAGTGAAAATTGATGTGTGTGCATACACGGACGAAGACACCCTAACTCAAACTCACCCGGGTTCCAGAAGGTTACGATTTCACCGCGGTTATCTTTACCCGCTTTGAGATCTTCATACACCTGACGGAACAGGTTGATAGAAGTGCCATCGTGTTTCGGCCAATCAGCTGCAACAGCACCGTACACTTTGCCCATGTGGTCAGGACCGATACGATTCGCGTTCTTTAACCACGCTTCGTTTTCATTGGCATTAGCGTCCCAGGTCTTGGCACCCAACGCACGGAAAGCACCGGCATTGGTAAAGGCCTTGTAATACCCCAGGGATTCAGCGATAGCCATCTTCCAGTTGAACTTACGGGTAGTTGGTACAGGGAAGTCACCGCGACGCAGATCGATGTCGATGTCGGCATTGATTACGGTCAGACATTCTGTTCCAGTGCGTGGGTTATCTACCCAGACACCTTCATCAACGGTACGCTGGATTAAATCAAGATATTGACGTTCGGTAGTTTTCATTATTTGTCCGCTAATTTAGCCCATTCATTGATCATGGCTTTAACACCTTCGCCACGACCGTTAAATACTTCATCATCACTCACAGTGATCTCATGAGTCACCGGTGCTAACGCATCGAAATACGGCGTCATTTCTTGCCGCTTATCGGGGTTTCTTTCCACCCAATCAAAGATGCCCTTGAGTTCTTTGTTCAACCCCATGTTAATGCCTTTGTTTTCGGCATCGATCTGGATATCAAAACCCGCTTTACAAAAAGCGAACATCGTAAAGAGATCGGGATAATGACGAAACAGAATTTCCAGACTGCGGAAAAGAGCAGGGCGGAGTTCATTTTGAACCGCGTCGACCATCTGTTCTTCATTAAGGTATGTTTCCCCAAGCAACTTTTCAGAAGCGAACTTAAAGCGTTGCGCGATCGCCTGCTTTACGTTTTCTACATCTTTATTCGTCATCGTAGTCAAACCTCGTTTGATAATCGACATAGGAAGGTGAAGTGGGAATAGCTATCTCGGTGACAACATCACACCAAGCCGGATCAACTACCTTCTCTTTGTGAATAGCTTTTGCCTCTTCTTCAGAAAACGCATACACCATTTCAACCTTTTCACCCACCGCCACCGGAATGAATAGGAAGAGCTTCAACTGCTGAACCGTAGTGGGGATCTGTATGGTCGCTATATCGCTTGGAGCAGGCTTAATCTCCATTCGCGATAGCACCGCTTGTGCGTGTGCGCGCACCGCCGGTGTATTTTCCACGTGTTGGGATGTGAAATTAATAGTTTCAGAAGAATCCCATTTCCTGTTATGCGCAATGGTGACGTTAACCACCTCGTCATTCACGATGGTGACAACTAACAACTTCTTACTACCTGCCGCACAATACTTAACATCCTTGGGGTCGATCAGAGGAAGCTTACCCAAGCCGCGTCGACTTTCATTGATGCAGTTGTCGTAACCATCAATAAACATGACTCCGTCAGCTTTTTGGCTAGGATGATTACCTGACAAAATCAGCTCTACATCTTTACGCATTTCTGCTTTTAACTCATCTAATGTTTTCTCTGACATGGTGACTTCCTGAAGGTTTTAATAAAGATGCTTTCTTCCAGACACCACTGTTCGCCGGCTTTGGCGTCTTTGGTGTCCACGAGGTTAGTATACATCACAAAACGAGAAGTGCAGTTCAAGCCATAGCGCATGAAGTCAATTAGCATGAACGGTAACCCAGAAGAACTCAGATAGACCTCACCGATCTCTGGTTCGTAGATCTGTGTTTCAACAGTTGCGCGCGGCATACTTCGGACCCTCGTGTTTACGAAACGCCATAACAGTAGCACGAAAGACTTTCAGCTTGAGTTTAATCTCAACCGGCAGATCATTGAAATCCATGATGTGTGGATGAGTTTTTGCTTCACGGTCCTTCTCGCCCAGCACCCAACCCTGATGCACTCTTGCCTTTACCCAACGGTTATGCATGGTCCGGCAACTTGGTGCTGTTTTGAGGATCTGTTCTACCTGATTAACGATTGACGCTTTATACCAATCACTGCATAGATCCCACTGGCCCAGCTTAGGCAGGTTAAACGCTTCACACACCGCCTGCATAGCGCCATGACCGGCCTTGGCCGCTAACTCTACTTCTTCTTCGGTGAACGTGGTATAGATAGGACTGGTTGGTCGACTTTCATTATCTGTCATAAATAAACCCTAAATAAATTAACCGCCAAAAGAGTGAGAGCTGCTGCTAAAGCTGCGCGCTACAGAACCACCAAAGCCGCCACGGGTTGTTGTCTTTGTGGTTGCCGGGGTAACACGTGAAGACGTTGAGCGTGCGATATACGGCGTTCCATTGGACTTGGTAAAACCCTTGTTCATAGGAGCACGGTAGAGAGCGTTAGCATGACCAGTTTCATTGCTGTAAGAAAAATACCGAGGCTGACTATAATAGAAGAAATGACCACCCGAACTATAACTCTGACAATTGTTCTGAGGGTCGTCTCGGAGACAGTCTTCGCGGCTCTTAAAACGGCGGCCGTTGTTCTGGGCATCTCGGTAACTCTCTTGTTGTAAACGATTACATTGCTCCTTGCTAAAGCTCCCTCTTTGATAACAGTCATTCACGGTGTTATAGGGTGTTTCGCTGTAGCCTTTTCCGTCACAGCCTGACAGCAACAACATCACGGACACCATTCCCGTTGCTATCAGTGGTTTATAATGGAACTTACGGACCTTACGGAAGCGGTCGTAGTTCATGACTTTTGTTCTTTTCATTTGTTTAAAGGATACTCCCCCGAACAATAATTGCGTTTAATTAGTTTGTGGTGCGCATAGTTAAAGCGCTTAAGCAAATCACATACTTGTTTGAAGAGGTGCCAGTTGTCACGATAAGACCACCCTGCATGATCTGCAAAGTAAATAAGAGTCTTACGTACATCTAACCCAGGTGGCATCCCCACGATGTGTCTCGCAGTGAATTCCACCGTGCTGCAAATCTGGTGTTGTTCGGACAGTTCTCTGATCGGTAGTGACTCTAATACAATCGCCACCGCGATGGTTGGAATGTCTCGTAAGTTCAAACCCCTGAGAGCCATGTCATCAGCTACTCTTTTTGTAAAGTCTTTCTCTGCCGGAAAGCTCACACGCATGTTGCGCGCATAATCAATGAATTTAAAACGAAAAGCGTGCTTAATGCTCATGCACGTAGGTCCTTTTAACACAACAGTTTAATGCGTTAGTTAACGACAAAAGAGTTGATTGAGAAATTGTTTTCACTTAGCCACGAAAGAATGTCAATCTTTTCTATTTTCACGGGTGTGATACGTTTTTGGGTTTTGTATTCATTTTGCAATGAATTCACCGCGTTATCAACCTTTGACCAATCTTTGTTGAATTTACACGTGTAAAGGTAAACGTTAAACGTTTTTAATTCACCAACTTTATTTTCGAAACCGAGGTCGATAGACTTTTCTTTATAGTGACATGCTACTGCACCGAATAGTTTTTCAACACCGCTGAAAAATCCCAATAACAATGCCTGTTCTCTATTGAGGGTGGCGTAGAGAAAAGTATTGTCTTCTGTTTCATCCCATTCAACTAAGACTTTCGAGAAATCAAACCCAGGTCTGAGTAGCTTGGTGTGATACATCGAGCCATGATACAAAAAAATAGACATAGCGAGTATTCCTAAAAAATTAAGGGAAGAACACTCCCTTAATTTAGTTTACAGTTATTAGTTATTATTTCACGTTATGTGGCATATTCCACAGAGCAATTTCACTCTGATCTAAACGTGGCCACCAACGCGGTAATTGCATCGAGAAGCGATACCCTGAAGCTTTAGCGTAATACCAACCTTCATAGTCGATACGACAAATCACAAAGACACATTTACGAAGAGTAGACGTCTGGTTCATCGCCTGCAATGCCGTACTCACTACTTGCGTAGCCGCATTACGTGTCAAACGAAGAATACCGCTTGTTACCGGGACATGAGGACCTAATGGATCTACATGACGGTCCAGCTTGAAACGTAACATTGCCAAGTCTGGATCAAACTGCACAACAGCAATCGTGTTAGGATTAATACCCTGAGAAATAAAGAAGCTGTTCACAATAGATACCTGACCAGACACGTTAACGGTTAAGTGTGGTAACAGGTATTGCTTGTCACGTGCTTTTGGTGTCTTGGTGATGTTGTGGAATTTGCCCGCAGTATGACCATAACCCAGTTGCGCACGTTCTGTTTTTGGAAACATTTACTCCCCCTTGACTGCACGCACATAACGAGCGTATTCGGTATCCAGGAAACGATCGAGATCACCATTCACCGGACAGGTCACTTCGACGTTTTCATATTTAGCCAGACGAGTACGAGCAACCAGTAACAGTTTCAACACCTGCACCAATGCACGACTCATCCACCGTATACGTTCTTTGCCGGCAGTAATGATAGTGATACGAGAATACTTCCGTGTATAGTCATCACCCCACATAAACACCGCATTAGCTAGAGTATCATCAGGTAAATGGCCCAACGCCGTTTGTGCACGCTGCTGAGCATACAGTTTGGCGTGTGGGTCTTCTTCTTGATTCGCCAACCACGTTGCCGGTGGCGTCTGCACACAGAGGAAACCGCGTTCGGTTAACAGATAACGCAGGATAACTTCTTTCTCTTCTGCGCTCATGTTATCAAGCTGGGTTGCTACTTCATCGGCGCCTTTAGCGGTTAACAGCTTCTCACGGATTTCGTCACTGATGTTCATTTTCCACTCCCTATTGAACGTGCATGAACAGCGGAGCCGTCATACATGTGTAATTGGTAAAGTTCATCTTTTGAAAGGTGTTTGTAAAGAGCATGGTTGAAACGTTGAATCTTCTCGAGATAAGCTCCATGATCTTTAACGCGATACTGAAAACCAAATTCCCACACCGGGTAGGCATTAAACGGTTTCTTCTCGCCGATAGGAGCACCCTCGTCATCGAAAGAAAAGTTCAGCACTTTTGCTTGGAGATAAAAACCATCAAAGCCACTTCGCAACATTAAATCGCTAAGGAACTTCATAAAGGGTTCACTTTCACGACCTGCGGCAAAGATGAAATAGAAATCTTCAACAAGTGGTGCACGGAGGTTATCTAAACGGTATTGAAGTTTTTGGGCTTCTTCCAACTTAAGTTTGTCTACGGCTTTCTTGATTGCTGCTTCAAGTTGGCGAGTTCTTTTAGTGAGGAATTCAACCGGGGTGTGGCCGGAACAACTCCATATGGTTTGCACTCCCTTGGTTTCCGCTAATAACATTAGGGTAATTTTAATACGTTCGTCCATTCCCTGGTACTGGAGTTGCTCAGCAATAATTTCGTTACGTTTCCGCAGAATATTAAATTTCTTGTCACTTACGGTATGGAACATGATAACCTCTGATTATTTAATAAAACGTTAAATACTTACTATCGTTTATTTGTATTAACTTTTATCCGAGATAGAGGAAATCTTCCCTCCCACCAATTTACCCCGGATAAGCGATTCGCCAATCACTTCCAGCTGATAAACTCCCTTGTACTCGTAGGGATAATCATCCGGTTTGTTTTTCATCATGGCGCGGATAAAGCGCGCACCAATATCAGGACCGATACGGAAGTTCCCTTTGCCCATCCAACGATCACCTGTGCCGATTGTCATCTGAAAGCTTAATCCATCTTCACTGGGTTTAAACCCGACAGTCCCGGTGTGTGGGAAACCATTGCGTTTGAGAAAGTTGTAGGGGATATAGACAAAACCATTTCCCCGCACAGTTCCATGTATGAAGTTAGCCTTACTCATCTCTGTTGTCCCGCCACTCTTTTTTAGCCATGGTGCGTGCAACCGCTTTGCAGTGTCCCTTCTTGATAAAGTCTCGCGTCTTGCTAGCGATGAAGAGTGCTTTATCTTCTTTGATCTCACCGCTGCGTGGTGGGACGTGCGCTTGTGCCGCATGTAAAGCTAGTGCTGTTACCGCAAGTTGATTGGTCAAATGGTGTCTGTCTTTCATCTTTTAAAATCCTATGATACTAAAACAATATGAAGGGGTATTTATCGTGTTGAATAAGTTCTTGGGGGGATTTTTTAAACGGACACTGGACCCGTTTACTTACCCTGACATGCCAATGCAGTTTTTGGTAAAAGAAGACAAATTCCAGTTCACTGAGGATTACGTCACGCCAGAGATAACGATCCCGAAAGGTTTCATTACTGACGGTGCAAGTACTCCACGTTGGTTAAAAGGTCTGTACCCGGGTTACTACAAGTATTTCCCGGCCGCAGCGGTGCATGACTATCTTTACGGACAAGGTGCCGTATCACGTAAAGATTGTGACGCGCTTTTACGAGACATCATTCGCACACGCCTTAACATGAGCTGGCGTTACTGGTTCGTAATGTGGGTGGCTGTTCGTGCAGGTGGAACGTCTCACTATTCTAAACGCGTTATCGAAGGTAATACAGTAGAACCAGTGAAATAAGGATACTTTAAATGGCTGATGAAATTGACCACATTGTTGAAACACCCGGCACTTATCCTGAAACAATCACTCTGATTAAAGAGAGTGATCCTGTGAAAGGAGGAGTGGAAGGTATAGCCAATAAACAGGGAACTGAGTTGGCAAACCGGACGGGTTATTTGTATGTCGCACTGATGCAAATAATGAAGATCGTTTCACACTATATGCCGCAAGGTATAAGTGCCGATCTTAATTTCCCGGGTGCTTTCTTAGGATTAACTATCCAAGAACTTAACCTGCAAGTAAATGCGGAAAGCGTGTCAGGGACCACCGTCAACGTTTCTCTTTCCTCGCTATCTGGGGTATTAGAGGATGTAGATGTCCGGGTCATGGGAAATTTTGGTGATGATAACACCGGGTTTGCCAAAGTGTTAAACGGTCAGACGGTGACCAATGAAAAACTATTTTTGTTTGATGCCGTAGAGATTTCCAAGCTACCGTTTATTAAAGTGGTTATCACTTATCAAACGAAGTGGTGGGAATTTGTGGTCAACGTCAGTCACACTAACGGCGATAAAACGTACTGCACGTTAGAGCCTAAATCAATGCCAACCATTACATAAAGAGGAGACGCATTTTGTCTGGCGACGACAATATCATTGTTGAAGCAGAAGTGGGACAAGAACTTTATCCTGAGTCTGTTAAACAGATTGCGATTTCCGACGCAGTTAAAGGCGGCCCGGACGGTGCCTGTAACTTGCAAGCGAAGCAATTAGCACTACGCACACAGTTCTTGAAAGCCAAAGCAGATGCAGACGGTAAACGCATCGACGAGGTTGAAAGGCAACTGGAATGGTTTACTCCTCGGGCACAGATCATGGACATGAGTGCAACAGGCACGCTATTCCAGTTTAGTATCCCGGAGATCAATTTCTGCGTAACACTGAACAAGACCAGCACTTCTAACATTAGTTTGGGTGTTTCCAGTATAACGGATACGGTTACTGCTGATATCAAGAAACTGGCTTTCTATGACAACGGGATTGACAATGCAGCGTTTGATGGATTGTCACTCACTACCGATGTTAAAGTTATTGACGGTACCATTTACCTGGCCACGCGCGATAACCCGCAACTGGAAGTCTGGGTCGGTACACAATGTTGGAAGGTCAACGTCATGATATCGGGTAGCAGTGCGGAACGTGTTCGCATCTTTGCTTTTCCTATCACAGGAATTCCTGCAACAGCATAAAAAAATAATACTACATCGGGTTTTCCCCGATGTAGTATTTATGTCACCTTAATGCGTTTCTACTGCATCAGTGGGTCGCTCTACTTGATCATTACCGTCTGGACTATCGCGGGTAATAATCAATGGTAGCCATGCGCCGGTTTTGGTTTTATACAGACACTGGTTCAACATCCAGTCTTGCTTAGTGACGGTATTGTACGAGAACTGATAATAACGACACACAGTAGTGCGCCACAACGGCTTTACCAACACCATTGTAATCACCAGCAGACCTACCCCCCAACCAATGAGCACGACCTTACGACGATCTCCAAACCATTCCAGCGCGTCTGACAACAGTGGGTCTTTACGACTCTTAAAACCAAAGTACCACCCGTAGCCATAGACGAGGGTGAATACCACTAACGCTAAATAATAGAACTCCATTACCCTACCTTATTTTCCACTAACTTCTTTTCAATCCCGCGTTTAACAATATCACGGATTGACTGATTGCCGACAACCGCAGTGTTGTACTCGATGTAAACCGTTTGGCCCTGATGTTCAACTTCGATCACCAGGTGGGTTTTATAACGAGGTGCAACCAATGCAGAATGGATACGGTAAACAAATACCGGGGATTCGTTTTCGCCGCATGGACAATAAATACCGTCTTCACGTCGAGCAAACGCACCTAAGCCAGAACACACCAACAACCAAATGTCATCTTCGATGTCTTTGTCGTTAATGAAGGTCGGGGGTATTGTGGTGAGTAGTACACTCTCCTTTTGCTTATACCGTTTACTGATCTCATCGATAATATTGCGCAACACATAATCGTCGAGGGATTCAGCAATATCAGTACTGGTTCGAGGGAGATCACGAATAAACTTACGGATCTGGTTCTTGGCGGTTGCCACGTTTGATCTGATACCGGATTGCGCCCACAGCTGTACTACCGCCACCGGTATTTCAAACCGATGACTAAAGGTTCTGAACTTAATCGTGAACACGGCTTTATATCGCATGATTATTCCTTTTTGACCATCTTAGTGGTTAAGGCGTTTCGGTTAGAGATAGAGAACTTATCTTTCCCAAGTGACATCAAGGTTTTCTCTTCGGTGATAGCAACAACGTGAGGCTGAATCTTTTCCAAGTCCTGAGTGATCTTCAGGAAGCTTTCGCTGAGCTGATCCTCTACCGATGCGATATTAAGGTCTTCGCCGTGGGTCATGTAGTAACCGTAGAATGCCAGCGTGTCTTCGTTATACGCGTCGTTGGTTTTGAACAGCGCTTCCCGCATCTCTTTCAGCAGGAATTCGCCGTCGCGACCCATAATGCCCAGGGTGGCGTCTTGGATCACCAGAGAGGTAGGGATAACCTCGATGCCTTCTTCTGTTTTGAAGTAGTGCATGGCGACCATGGTCCACGGACGTTTATGAATGCATAACCAATCGAAAGCGTAGTCTTGCGCAATGCGGAGATCGCTCCCTTTAAGGTGTTGCGATAACTCAGCAAAGTGGAATGCGGTGGGGAGGTGGTTCATATCACCAATCACATGGAACTTGCCCAGGACAACGCGCAGGACACTGATGATGTGAGCAGCAATACGTTTAGATTGGGGTTTGACAGCTTTACGGGGTTTCTTGTTACCAGCCATTATAATAATCCTTATGTGGAATAGACATACATAAATAACTAACTAGGAAATTCCCTAGTTAGTTAAAAGTTATGCGGAATAAATGTGTTTATCGAGCACAGGCTCAATGATGTGACGCAGGCAGTTTTCCACCGTGCGGTAATTCAAAGAATGCTTTTTACAGTGCTCATCCAACGCCTGATACAACTGCTGTGTATCAATCAGTGCATCGAGTTTGTCTTTGTGTGCTTCAAAGAACTCAGCGATATACTGCGCAGGATTATTGCGGATGCTTGTCATACGAATAGCGTCAAGCATCAACGGGTTCCTTCGCGGCTTTCTCTGCTTCTACCTTGGCCTTGTCCTTCAACACTTCTTGTATAAAGAGGTTGAACTGGGCGCGGTTATTAACCTTGGCCGGACGGGTGTACAGAACGTTGTCAGCTTTATCAATGACAAGCACGGCAATTACCGCAGGCAGATTTGCATCCAGGTGAGAAGCACGAGTAATGCGCTGCACGCCTTCAACACGGATCGGGTTAGTAGAACTAACAAACTTGCCTTCCTCCGTCACAAACACTACGTGTGTGATAGGGTCCTGAATGCACGGCAGCTTATGGTGCTCTTTCTTACGGTATTTTAAAGTATTCATGACTGAGTCTCTTATTGGTGATCACAACATAACATGGTGGATTAACCCGCCATGATTCTGAACGTGATATAACCAAAAATAAATAAGCCACCCAGTACTACGCAAGCCACTGTCATGGCGATGGAATTTATTCTTTCCTTGCGTTTCCTGGCTTCTTCGCGAAGCTGGAACTTAACCACTGTTTCATCGAGTGATGTCAACAGCGCCTGAGAACGATCACACAGTTTTTCAATGCGGTTGATTTCTTCCATCAACTCATTGGCCGTCGGGAGCATGTTTCGGCGGTTGTTTAAACAGGTAGCGAAATCATCAAGAACTGCCTGCTGATCATCGATCAGGCAAGAAACTTTGTGGATATAAGTCCACGCATCAATCAAGCCTTTGACCTTGTTGGCGAACTGTTCAGAGATTTCAGTGAAAACTGAATCGCACTCTTGCAATTTTCTTTCAGGTGTAAACAGTGGCATAACTACCTCGTAAACAAATAGACGAAGAAACCGATCACACTCATGAATGCAATAAGTCCCAAACACGCATTAGAGAAAGTCCGCAACGTCTGGGTTTCAGCCTTCGATCTCACTTGATGCAACGAACGAAGTTTGGTGGACTCTATTTGCAGTTCACCGCGCAATTGAATAATGCTATCAACAGAAGCTGTAACCAGAGACATCATACGACGGTCGAGTTCGCTACGGTCGGCAGTGTCTTTTGCAGTGTCGTACGCGCGGCGTGCGATTGAAACTGTCTTCAAATGCTCACTGGCGGGATCCACATATTTAAGAACATTCGGCACGATGGGTCGTTTCAAGTTACCGCAGTAATTGCTAAACTCGGTAGCCTCTGTTGCTAGCAAGTTAGACTGCTCGAAGAACATCTTCAGTGCAGTTCGTATTTCTATATTTTCAATGTCAGATGTCGTTTCGCTCATTAAGCACCTCAGACTGCTTGATTATAAAAAATAGTTTCTTAACCCAAATAAAAACTTCAGCAATTAAACCAATACCCAAAAGAACTGCAAATAACCATAATAATTTTTGTTCACCTGACATCGACTGCCTGTTCTCCTACTTTGTGAAGTCCAACCTGAAATAGTGGACGTTTTCAATAACAAGTCTGCCTCGATCTGAAGCATCGGGCACAAACTTACCGTCTCCAACCAGCGTAGAGATGACAGGAAAACCATCTTTTATCATCTGGTTGAAGATCTTTTTCTTCGGCCCGCCCGCCATCAATAAACCGTAAATCACATCACCTTGCACCTTGGTTTTAATCACGGTTGCGCAGCGATTGGTTAATGTGGAATGGTTGGACAAAGAAGGGGACGTTACAATCGGAATAAGGCCAGCGGCAATTAATCGATTGATATGCGTGTGCGTAATAATGTGGAGATCTACTGCAACCAGGTCAACCAGGGGGACCCAGTGCAATAGTTTCCCGTTGTGTAACGCCCAGGTAAGATCACCTTTGATTTGGGTATTCATTAATCCCCCACGGGCTTTTTCAATCTTCTTCGTTTTCATCGGTTAGTTTATAGTTCACGTCGCTTTCCTTGTAACCACGAGCTTGTTTAGCAATGGCCTGCCGCTCAAAAATACGATAGCGCAAGCCGGCATTAATCGCCTCGGGGCGTTGCAGGAACTGAGCAATCGTGATGTTGTGTTTCTTTAAATCCGCTTCGATCATTGCGGCAAAAGATTTATCCCAATCATTACCGTCATTGAAGAACAGTGTTTTGTTGGTTGGGAGTTTAACAAACCCATTTAGTTTGCCGAATTCACTCCGGACGTAAAAGGGAATGTTGTTTTTGCCTATGCAAACAAACTGCATTTTACCTTCACCATTATCACCTTGAAAGATGAAGCCGTGTGCAATTTGCTTTTTGTATTGAACAACACTTTCGTTAAAGTCGTGATAGTAAACTGAATGAGGTTTCAGAATATCCATCGAGACAATATGGTCATTGTCTAATATAATCATCGTGCTTTCCTGATGAGTGTAAGAGAACTTGCAGAAATCTTCTGGTAGTCAGTGGTGACCATGAAGTTATCAACAAAGACCATAGCCTTATAGATTTCTTCCGCAGTTAATTTCAACGAATCGTAGAAGCGGTAGGAACCGTTGGGTGACACGTAAATATCATCTTTGCAGTCCCGGAAGCCAAAGGATTTATTGTCGTAGATGACCGTATAGAAACTACGTCGCGTCATCAATACTAACTTGAATTCCTCATCGAACTCCAGCACTGGATCATCTTCTTTTAACTTGCCCGACTCATAACGACGGATATAAAGAAGAATGGGAGCGAGCACCTTTTCGGCCACATCATTATCGAAGACGTAAGCGATATCGTTCTCGGGTGTAACCTTTAACTTTCCTTCTGGCACTTCCCGATATTTAGCGATACCTGCCACTTTGCTTTTATAAACCACAAGACGGTCAGCAACCAATTCACCGTCACGATAAACGATCAAAGTCATAATACCTCCAAGTGGAGAGCCGAAGCCCTCCACCGGTTAGATTAGCGTTGCGGGAAACGACCAGCCATGCTGGCTTTAGACGGGTTTGACTTAACCGGTGCCGCTTGCTCCGGCTTAGACGCTACTTTAACGGCTTCGCCACCAGGTTGATCTGACAGGACACCTTCGTGATAATAGAGCTTGTCACCGGTATCCAGAGCCGCATAGGTTGCAGCATCGACATTCAGACGCAGCAGGGAATCCTGGAAGCCGACAAACAGTTCATTACCGCCTGCTTTACCGGTAACAACCAGTGTGGTGCCGAAACGAACTTTACCGTGCTGCTTTTCAGTGATCTTGATTGATACAGACATGATGTCTCCTTAATAATGACGAGTATCCAACAGTTGTCGGATTCTTTCTTTAATGATGGCAGGTTCATATTCAGTCCCGAGCCATCCCAATTTACTAAATACAACAGTCGCGGTTCCGTTACGATTGAAGAAGATGTTTTTAATCTTAACCTCAACTTCACGATTTTCACGCCGTACTTTGAATTCCAAGCCTGGGATAGAAAACACCATTAGCTCAATAATTTCACGCCACTGTGACGATAGTTGGGTATACGGTACCGTGACGACCAAGCAGGATGTATCACCAACGTTCAACATATTCTATCTCTCTTGTCACCCAGTTAACGTGGAGGGTGTAATCGATTTGATAATAAATATGGTCATGATCGACATTCACCGTCAATGTGTTGGTTTTCTTTTTGTCGTTGTAGCGAATATCAACAACATGACCAATAACTTCATCTTTGCGCTTACTGCGGTGGTAACGACCTTCTCGGATTTCTAATCCTTCCGAAGAATTGATCTTTGCCCGGATCTTGTTTTTAAGTTCTCTCGTCAACTTATTGCCATTCAGTGACAGAACACCTTTTTGAAAGCCCATGTCTTTAACCCCTATAGAAAGTTTTATTGTCGGAATACATATAAGTAATATAGGTTTCAGATTAATTTAAAAAGCCAAAAAAGCCCTGCTGGGTTTCCCCAACAAGGCTTGTTATTAATTGCAGGTGCTATGCGGCGAGCCTTACTTCTTTAATTTCTTTTATGATGTCCATCACGCTCTGTTGCTGCTGAGTGGAGAGTTCCTTAAAGGACTTCTTCATTACCAGCTCCAGTGCACGTGTTAGCTCTATTTCTAGATGATCCGGGGTGGCTTTCAACGTTTGTACTGCCACCAACAATTCTTGCAAGAGATGTTTGGTAAACTGGTCTACTTCGTTTCCGTATTTATCTTGTTTATCCTGTAAGTTCTCGAAATAGATTTCCAACGCTCTTAACAACTCTGTTTGGTGGCGTTGAAGGCATTGGTGTAATTCGTGACTCAGTTCTTTTCGAAACCGCTTGCTTGAGTAGCGAGGAAAGAGCACGTGCTTGACGCAATCCCAAACTACAACTGCTGCTAGCATCGCTAGAAACCCTTTTACAAATTCCATATGCTACCCCCTCGGTAACGGTCTAACCAATCAAATAAAGAAATGACGAAACAAGAAACCGAAGATGATAGCAACCAGCACCCAAACGAGAATGGTGAAAGTCATTTCAAAGGTTCCTATTATAAGCTGAGGTATACAGCATAGTATTTAGTGCACTGTACCGCGAGGGGCGGTATAGGTATGAAAGGCATAACGAGCATAATCTGAAAACGGATAGACGTCAATCTCTACGCCATTTATTCTTACCGTGATAAAGGAATTAAAGTATACACCGTACATGCGCAACCCGACAAAAAAATAAAAAGAAGTAAGGTGGAGGCCGAAGCCCCCATCTTGTTAAAGTATGACCACTGCTTTGCGCGGCTTGTAGCTAACGTTAAGAACCCGGAAGACGTTGCCTTCTTTATCTACCGTGTGGCAGAGTTTGAATTCCATCTCTTCCTTCTTATCGATAGCATCACGCAGCTCGCGATACTTAGGACCGAAAGGACGAATCACCGCAGTGACCTGACCTTGTTTCCCATCAGTGCTTCCACCCATATGGATCTTGACCTCATCGATCTTGAAACCCGTGGCTGGGAAGGGCACTTCATGGAACTGGCAGTATTCCACATCGGCATTCACACCAGGCTGAGTGCCGTGGTTGGTGCTGACGTAACCGCTGCGCAGAATACGCGTAAAGGTTTGACGAAGATCAGTGGCGAGCTTAACGCCGTGATCCTTGCCGCCTTTGCGGTTGTCGAACAGAACCACGCGGAAACCTTTCTCGCTATCGCTTACTGCTACTTCTTCGTTGATCTTCATGAACATGGTAAAGCCTCTTGACTAGTTAATAAGAATATCTAAAAAAGAACCCCCTACAATAAAGGAGGCGAACCTAAGAGGCGGTTCTCAGGGGTTTTGTCCTGTTCTTATCTAGATACTCTCTAAGTAATTGGCGGAGCAGTAAAATACCACTCCGCCGCGTTTTATTACAGGTAAGCCGCCAGCTCAGCAGTTGGTGCTGGGATCGCGCTTGGGGTAGTGATGGTGATAGTTTCGCCGTCGTTCTCAACAGTTACGTTGTCGATGAAGCGAGTCTGTACCAGCTCACCCAACATCACACCACCCAAACCCAGTGCAGTACCCGCAGATGCCGCCAGGCCAGTTTTCACCAGCTCGGGCAGTTTGTGGATCGCTTCAACTTTAGTGAACAGGTATTCTGCACCGAAGTAAGAAACAGCTGCACCACCCAGACCACCGGTGATTGCGCCAATGTTGTATTTGTTGTTTGCGACAACATTGAAACCGGCTGCAGCCAGTGCGGTACCGGCTGCGATGAACTTAGGCTGCAACCAACCTTTGTTCGCTTCTTCCAGACCGATCAGAGATTGTTCGATCTCTTTGGTCATGGCTTCCTGTACCTGAGCTACTGCTTCAGCCGGTGCTTTACCACTGGCGATCGCAGCTTCATACGTTTTGACCTGCTGACGAGAAATGTTTAATGCAGTCATTTCATCTGCGGTCAGATCTTCACCGCGCTTAACACGCGCATCCAGCTGTTCAGCCTGACGACGTGCGATTTCGATTGGACCGGTAACACCAACGTCTTTCAACACTGGGGTATTCAGGTCGTACTCTTTCAGCGCTTTCACCGTGTAATGCAGGCCGGTGTTTTTGTTGACGATTGCGACGAAGTCACCGTACTGCTTTGGCTCAACCATGTTCTGCAGTTCGTGCGCATACAGATGACGGATGTAATCTTCGTGCGCTTGTTCTTCACGCAGGTTCTTCACAGTCTCGATGAAAGAGTGTGCAGCGATCATGCTTGGAGAACGGTTCTCAACGATTTCGTGAGCAGCGGTGTTGTTGTTGTCAGCAGTGTTTTTGTTAGTCATGGTATATACTCTCTCAAAGTTTATATTAGGTTAAAGGATGTAAAAACATTTCCTATGTTTATACACCCAAGTAATGTAGACTTGAGAAAAACTGTAATCTAAATATAAGACAAAAAAAGAAGCAGTATTATTAACCCTATCCTTTGCGGGATAGGGTTAATAGATTACCTGATCAGGGTTTGGAAGCGGGTAAAGAGAATGCGGAAGTACAGTTCGCTAGGAACGTCATCCTGTGCGCCTAACGAGAAAGCATCGTTCACTTCAACCAATGACCACTTACCACCGATCTTACCGACATCAAAACTTCCGCACGGATAACCGAACTCCGTAAGCAGATTAATGATCTCCCGGTTCATAATGATCAGTGACGGATCCTTTACCTTACAATGAATGTCAAACAGTTCACGCTTTTCATCCACGAAGTAGTAGACCCGGTGTTCATCCGTGATCTCTACAGGATCGCAAACATGAATCGGGGTATTCTGCGAAACGCCCTGTAAACGGAAATCATCAAAGTCACGGCAAACAAAACCTGGGAAGCGTTTTACTTCCCGGGATGGTTTGATAAACTTCGGTAAGTCCGCCGGCTTTAAATCTTTGAGTTCCATCTGCTCTACACGCCGGCGCAGATAACCCAACACACAATACGGGTAGTCATAAGGCAAGGGAAGATCGCGATCGTATTTACGCATCACTTCACGCATAAAGCCAATCGACCCAGAGGCGAACACAAAGCCATCGGGTAACGGAAGTTTCTTAACCTGTTTCTTACCCACTGGAACAATAACGATCCCGGTCTTGAAATGAGATTCCAGGAAGTTTTTGATCAGTTCTTCCTCAGGTCCGTAAACGCCGGTACCTTTCTGTTCTAACCAAAAGACATGATTCACAGTGTTTCTCCTCTACGAATCTTTTTCAGCACCTCTGCCCCGTCGATAGGTTTAACAAATTCGCCACGGGGTGACCGGATATGGTGTTCCGTTCTTGTTTGTATTTCGCCCTTTGAATTCGAAACTGATACCGTTAATACGGCGCCGTAACGATGGTGATATTTTTCCAGTGTGGCAACAGTATGGAAGTCACCGATCATGGCACAGTGTTCAAACCGACCATTAGAGAAGCACACTTTACTTTTATATGTCCGGTAATCTTCTTCTTCATCGCCATATTCCTGAAGATGAATTTGAACACCCAGTGACTTCAGTGTGGATTCAATAGCGCGGTACAAAGAAAGGTGTTCGAAGTTGTTCTCATCGTAAGGCAGTGCCAACAACGCCATTTGTTTAAAGATATCAGCCAGGGACACTAATCCGCCGTCGTACGATTGGTTGGTGATGGTAAATACTGTTTCACCCATAGACACCGAACTAAGTCCAGACGACTCACCCACATGAAAAATGAATGGATGACTTAAGTTGTCTGTTTTAATTTCCCACTTACCGCGGTGTATTTCAGTAATGATCATGATGATTCCTCAAAGTTGCGTGCATAAACCTTACGCCTGTTGAGGGGCGTAAGGGTGTTGTTATTGCAAATCGCGAACGGTTTCGTTGGAGAAGGTCAGTGTTTTACCCAACCACTCTTCCATGCCGGTTTCAACAATCGGTAACGTGTAGTTATCCGGGTTGTAAACCAGTGACATGTGTAACATCGCATTGCCGTAGGAGTGTTGGTAACCAGCCTCCACCAAACGCTTGAATTCGCGATGTAAGCCGATAGAGTGCAGTTCCATGACAATGGCTTTGCCCAGGGGTTTAAAACCGATTACAGTGGCTTCAAACGTGATGTCTGGGTTAATGACGCAGCGGGGTTCTTCGCACTCGCGTTCGTCATACATCATTGTGACATGGAATGGGAATTCAGATACCGGTTTTAAACCGAGTTCCGCAATCTCTTTACTGATAACACGTTCTTGGTCTTTAACCAGGTTAACAGAGATATAACCGAGTTTCGCCATGTTGGTTCCTTAATTGATTAATGAATCGTTTCATAGCATCCCTACGTCGATTCATTTCACGGTACTTTGTTTTACGCCTTAGGAATTTGCGTAAACCGACCGGGATCGAAATACCATAAGGCTCTAATAAATACTCGACCCATATTGCGCGATCTCGACCATTAAAGAAATACCCGTTTAAATTGACAACAGAGGGACACGGACCGCCCTGATAAAAGGGAGGTTCGTCATCACCCATGTCATTAAGTTGTAAAGCCTTTACCCCTTTACGGTTAATACCTTCAGGGAAATAAGCATCAAAAATAAAACCATTTTCTTCTACCCACACATGCCAACCACCGCCATAAATAGTGGGGGATAATCCGTGAGCTTTGGCGATATAATAAACAAGAAAAGCCATAACGTAGCAATCACCATTGTTAATCTTTGTTGCCAATGAGAGCTTGCTGTTAGGCTCTTGTTTTTGATACAATGCCTGAAAATGCGGCAGGAGACTACGGATAATGTCTCCATACTGTTTACGCTTGTTGATCATTCGCGACATATCCAACATCATGTTCCGTGGGATTCTTGAGCGCGGCGGTAGCGGCTTCATCTGCCATGTCATTATACTTATCTCCAGAATGTCCCTTGACCTTGAAGAACCGCACTTTGTTCTCTTTCAACAAAGCATGGAGTTCCTGCCACA